CTATAAAAGGAAATTTCCTGTATCTTTCTTTTCAACTACTTCAGGATTATCAATAACTGTGTTAGATTGTTGTGCGTTGTTATTTCTTATTTTATTCTTTGATAGTTCACTTTCAAATTTATCTGCAATCAGCTCTTTTCCCAATCCACTAAAAGATGTTGAATACATAAGAGCGTATTTCAACAATTCCATTTGACGTTCACTATCTTTGCTGAAAGTGACTCCCTGTGTGATGTACTTTCCTTTAGACTTCCTCTTCATTTCTTCAATCATTGCCTCAGCTTCTTCTTCAGATCTAAGATATCCCATATGCCGACCTCCCAGAGTTATACATCCCAATAGCATTACACATTTTCGGATTATCCATCACTTCCGCATTAGGAAAGAATTCTTTAACGTAAGTAACTAATTGAACATCCAATGCTCCTCCTCCAAGAAGATATACTTTGTCATGTTTACCCCACATTTTAGAAACCATTCCACATACATAGTCAGCCAACCCTTTAGGACTGTAGTTACCGTCTAATGCTTCAAGTCCTTTTCCAAAGTACGTATCACTTTCTGTATCGATAAAACGAATAATATCATCTTCTTTTAAGGTTGTAGCTACACCAACGGTACGTGATCCAAAATCAATATACCTAGTTTTACCATTTGGTTCGTTAATGAAAAAGGCAGACGCAGTTTCAGGTGCAACTTTTACATCATTGATGGAAAAAGTTTTAGATACTCCATTTATCGTGATTGTATGTGAACCTTTTAAGCGTTGCAATCGACCATCTCTTTCTTGTGTTGAGTAGCTCTTAATAGGAACAGAAACAACAAGATTATTTGCTAAGTAACCGTATTGATGAATTGCAATTAAAACGGACAAGTCATAAAAGTCATGTTGTTTTGACTTCGTATGCATTTGTAAAGGCATTGTGCAATCAAACTTAGCCAACGTTCCACAAACGTATTTTTGACCTTTATAATCAACAATAAAATCATGCTTATGTCTTATTTCAGTTAGGTTTCTTTTACCGTAATAACCTTTTACACTAGGGAAGCTTTCTTTAATATCCTTAGTCACTACGCAAGTTGAATTGCCTCCGTCATCGATAGCGATCACGCCTACGATAGTATTATTCAATAAAATCCCCTTTCGCTCAATTTGTTGATGTTAATGTAGCTTATGACTAAGATTTATAAAAATGAGTAAAATTTTAAAGTTATTTGACTTATTTTAAATTATTTTGATTTACGAAACCCTTGTAAACATTGGGTTTTAAGGACTTTAAAATTAGATAATATGGGGATTTTATTAAAAGTAATTAATTTAGAAGGGGATTGAGACAACAAAAACCATCAAACGTCACTTATAGTAATGGAACGCAGATGGTCATACTTTTATTTATTTTCATTTTCAAGGAAGTCAATTAGCGCTTTTCTCGCATATGCCCCGAATGAAGTAGACCTCATTAACACATTCTTTAGCAATTCTAATTGTTGGGGACTATCTTTTTTAAATAAAACGCTTTGAGTGATGTATTTTCCGTTTCCTTTTTTCAGTAGTTCTTCAATTATACGTTCAGCTTCTTCCTCTGATCTGATTATCGCCAAGACATACCACTCCCTCCATATTTATTATTTATGTCATATGAGGAGAGTATATGTTTGAATTATTTAAAATTATTTTTAATTATTTGTAATTATTTTTAACATGCCTACATAAATTACGATTAAGTTCAAAATAATTTAAAACAAAAAACACATTACAATAATGTCAATGTGGTAGAGTCAGGATAACAGATAAAAACTCAAAACTGTTTTTAAAAGTTAAGGTATATTTTTAATTTATTTTAGATAATATGGCATTAACCATATAAGAAAATTTGTCTTACCTAATTATCAAATAATCAAATTATCAGCGATAATTAGCATTTTATCATGTGAAATTAATACATCAGTTTCGATAATAACAAGAAATCATTCTTCAGAAGTTGCCTTTTCAAATACTCCAAACTCATGTAGTACTTCTAATATTTCTTCCACCTGTCTTTTCTCCATTTTCAATACACGGAATACACTTGTATCACATTGTTCTAAATTAACTTTCCAATCTGGTTCAGGTTCATGTAACCAATCGTAAAACGATCTAATCATAGAAGTAATCTCCTGTCTGGTTTTTATTCTTAATCTGCCCAACCGAAATGATTTTATACAAAAGGGGGAATAATCGTGAGTGGAATTGTTGTTTTAATAGGTCAAGTTGGAATTGCATTAACTGGATTTGTAGGAATGGCAAAGGTGATGAATTGGTATCATGGAGGAGGGAAAAAGAGTGACAAAAACAATAATAAGTTTCAATTATAATGATGGGATTCGCACAATGAGTATTAATGGGGTAAAGTCATCTAAATATTCTAGCAAGGAGGATTCTTTCTCTTTTATGGAATCATTAATAGAGGAGGTGAACATTCATCCAAAGAAAACACAACTAAAGATAATGAAATCATTACAGATGATATCCATTTCATTAATCCCTTTGCTACATACAAATCAGAATGCAAGTGCGTCAATACTTCAACCCCTCTTAGACTCATCAAAAACAATAGAAATACTTCCCCCAGAGATAATAGATATTCTGATGCAATTAATTTTAGCTTGCGGAACAATAGCAGTCGCATTAGCTATGATTCTAATGTCTGTTGCAGGGATATATTGGATGTTAGGAAACAAAGTGAAATCAAAACAGTGGACAGAAGACATAATAAAAGGATTCGGTCAAGTGTTATTAGCTCCTGTAATAATCCTAATATTAGCAAGCCTTACCGTTCTACTATTCAAAAACGTCCATGGATTAGAAGCGTTCTTTTAATGTGCGCTGTTCCATTTTCAGTTTTATCATTCAAGCAAATGGAAGTATCTGCAAAATGGTATGATAAATTTAATCCAGTGTCAGAAGAATCTAAGCAAGATTTAAACAACGTAATAAAAGACATAACAGATACCATAAATTGGTTCAAAAATATAAAGCAAAATCTTATTGAAATATCATCAGATTTAATTATTTGGGTATTTGAAACATTATCTAAAGTTATTCTTCATACTCCTTCATTTTTGTTCAGTTCAGTTTGGTTTAAAAGTAATGTAGTTACATTCGGTGGATTAAGTATTGCCATGGTAATTTTGATTTGTATGTATGAAGGGTTTCAACGAATGTCTGGTGACTTAATTAAAAATAAAGATCTTTCAGATATGAAGCGAATAGTTAAGCGTTTCCCTTTAGTAGTAATAGGTTCAGCGTTAGCACCTAGTATATTTTACTATGGATTTAAAGGTCTGAATAAACTAACTGATATAATATTAAACTTTGGCAAACATCAAATGGATAAGGGGATTAGTCAAATTGCATTAGATGATGTCACTTTCCTACAAGTTATCGGTTTAATTGGATTTGATATTGCGTTGATTTCTATGTTGATTCCGATACTTTTACAAAATTTTCGTCGTTGGTTTGATCTATTGGCGTTAGGTGCTATGACTCCATTAGCATTAGCTTGTTGGGTATTTAAGGCGCATGAAAACTTATTTTATACTTGGTGGGAGTATATTAAGAAATGTGCATCAACCCAATTGGTATACGCTGTGTTTCTATTATTAATTGGCACATTGTTATTTGCTACTAAGTTACCTAACAGTGGATGGGATATCATGATTCAGATGGGCATTATTATAGGTGGCTTATGGAGAATGAATACTCCTCCTAATATTATTTCTAGACATGTAGATAAAGGAGCTAATATCAAGAGCATGTGGGAAGGGGTGTACACGGTTGTAAGACCATTGAGAATGATCACTAAGAAGAAACCAAAGGTGATGAGAAAATGATACTGAATAGATTGATTACTCCTAGTGTCATCAAGAATGATAAGTATGTTGATTATTTTTTAAGCTCGTTAACTATTGATCAATCAAAAGAAATCGTGTCATCATTTATGGATGGCGTATTTGGAGTAGAAGCTTTAAGGGTATTTAACCAGCAGTCGATCACTTTCTTTTCTCAACCTAATTATGAATGTAAATTAACAACAATTAAGAATAACTCAGCACAGTACTTAAACTCAAACTCTGAGAATACTACATTTGCACAATTACACTTGTTTAAGCCTTCAATGTTTCCTATTGAAATGAATACTTCTTCGACGTTCTTTGAATTAATTAATTCAATTATTCCTTCGCACATTAACTATAAATATCAGTTGCTTCTTGTATACAGACAAGATAACTGGAGAGATAAAATTGTAGAACAGTATAATGACTATTTAAACGGAGTTCAGAATCCTTCTGATAATGGTTTATTTAGAAAAATACAAAGAAATTTTACTGAGAAAATGGATGGATTTTTAAAATGGGAGCAAAAACACTCTGAAATTAAAGAGGTTAGACAGAAATTAGAGGAAAATGGATTTAGATTTAATATTAGATTGGCTTTAATTGGAGGCACTAAGTTAGAAAGAGAGTATTCGATATCGAAGATTAAATGTGAAGTAAATAAATATTCATATACAAATGAATGGTTAATTGATTGCAAAATGGATTTTAAATATGGATCAGAAATGTTTAATAAAAGGATATTAGATTATCAATCTAAAAATCATACATTGTCAGAGTCAGAAATACTCCCATTTATGGTTCTTGAAAACATGACACAAGTTGTTGAAAATGTAGTCCGCATTGATAAAAAAGAGATTGAAGTAATCAAGTCAGAATCAAACAATTTAATTAAATTACTACCTAGAGGAAAAGGTATTGAACAATTCGATGGTAGTAATTTAGCTGATAAATTTATCTTTGCATTAAAGGAATTGAAGTCGTTCAAAGGATCTTTGGAAATGATAAAATATCGATCAGGTTCAACTATTATGAAAATCACATTCAAGTTACCTAAACAATTAAAATTTTCTGAGTTAAATAAGCCTAATGTAATAAGTGACATCCAAATAAAAATGGGAGTTAAACAATTACAAATTAAACAAGGGGTAGATGTAGGGGAAATTGACGTAATACTACCTTTAGAAAAAAGACAGAAGGTATTCTTAAGGGATTACATTGATAATGAAGAATTTAAAGAATTCGCAAACAATCATTCATTACCTTTCCTTGTAGGAGTAGATGAGGATGGTAATCCTGTTTATAGTTGTATGAGTAGAATCAAACACTTACTGGTTGCAGGATCAACAGGTTCAGGGAAAAGTGTCTGGTTGAATCAACTAATTTTAACACTACTTATAATTAAGAATCCTTCTGAATTGCAACTGTTCATGATAGACATTAAACAAGTAGAATTAGTTCATTTCTCTTCATTTGATCATGTTCAATCGGTTATTACAGAAGCAAATGATGCTATAAAGCTATTGAATCAATTAATTGCCGAAATGAATAGACGTTATGAATTATTTAAGAATGCAGGAGTTAAAAATATTGGCTTATACAATAAAAAATCTAAAAATAAACTCCCATACATTTTGTGCATTATTGACGAATATGCAGAACTGACTAGTAGAAATAGTGATATTCATACTTATATTCAATCATTAACTCAACTCTCTCGTGCTTGTGGAATTCATATAATAATAGCAACGCAACGACCAAGTGTTGATGTGATAAACGGAACAATAAAGTCTAATTTACCTAGCAAGATTGGATTTAGGTGTGCAAATAAACGAAGTTATTTAACATTCCTAAATACTTCGCCAAAATTCGAATTAATAGGTAATGGTGATGGAGTAATGGATTTTGAAGGTCAATCTGAAGAGCATATAAGGTTTCAAGGTGCTTTAATTGTGGATGATCCATATGATGATGGTTTGGAGAGTAAGCTAATAAATAAAATAGCAAATCAAATTAAACATGAAAAAGTGCTTGTGGAGTTACCTGAAGTAGAGGAATTTAAAGAAGAAAGTGATTTGGATAAATTGAAGAAGATAATAACTAATACAGGTGAAACAAGGATTTCTCCTTTGCGTAATCATATGAAAATAAATATAAATAAATTGAATGATTTAATGCGAGATTTAGTAGAAGAGGGGTGGTTGGAGTCTCCAAAAACTAAACAGTCTGGATACAAGTTGATTGTAAGTGAAGAGGAAAAGGGAAAGTGGAAAAGTTGAAAGGTGTATATGTGTTAAGATATTTTATAAATCCCTATACAGAGGTGAATTTCTGATAGGGATTTATAAAATGATGTTAATTTGACTTTTTATAATATGTATTTGATTTAAATGCCAATGTCGTTGCGTGCTAACATGAGTAATTATTACTACATTTTAAACTTCTTAGTATTAAATGAGTCCATATTATGAAGCAATGTAGATACTTGTTCACGAGTTACGTAATTCTGTGGGTTCGAACCATCTGTAATACCATTGGACTTAAACCATTTCCAATCTTCTTTATGGCAATCTAAAGGCTCTCTAGCATTTTGTTTATCAAGTTTATTTTCTAGTTGTTTCTTTAGATTAACATTTTCTGTTTGTAAGTCAGTGATCATTTTCTTTAATTCATTGTACTGTTGCATAGTGAGATCCTCTCCATTTTCTTTTATTTTATCGAATTTATCAGTTCCATAACCTTTATATTCATACTGTAGGTGAGGAGCATCCCAACCCCAATCACGACCACTTTCAAATCCTAATTTTTTTGCGTAATTGATTACTTTATCCGCATTTGGAGTTTTGTAAGCATTCCACATTGCATTTCCATTAGAATCAACAAGAACCCAATCTAACGCCTGACCAACTATATGATATGACTTCATAGTTTGAGAAGCTCCATTAGCAACGTTTACTTTTTGTTGCTCAATTGTACGAATAGTTTCGTAGATTAATATTTGAATGCTATTATCAATACAATATTGGTACAATTTCAATGTTAAAAGCTTTGTATTATCTGCTAAATTTGAAATGTTGTTTCGATTTCTAGCATCGTATCTCATTGTAAATGCCACAATGTTCACTTCCTTTCTTTTCTTGAGCTAATCTTCAATAAGTAATAAAAGATACAAAATAAAACTAATCCTATAAAAGATTTATTTCTTAATATTACTTTTGGCTTGTAGTCGACTCATTACCAAAGCACTGTCTCCAATACCTTTAGTCGTAAAGTCAATCACGGCTACATAAACAAATGCTCCTAAATTAATAAAAGTGTAAGGGTTCTTTAATGCGTCAAAAATTAAACTGCCTAATTTACTCCAACTTGTCACTTCCTCGAATGTTACTCCTGCCATTGCAAAAAGATTTGTAAAAAACACAATACCGATAGCAATCCAAAAGTGGAAGTTTGTTACACGAATTTTCCAGTTGATTTTCATATGTATCATTTCCTTTCTTATAGCCCAAATTTATAAAGCATCCAAGCACCTATAATTAGCGTTGGCAATAAAATCCACCACATAAGATATTTAGATAAGATTTCATTAAATTTAATTGACCCTTTGTCAGATTCAACCTTTAAGTCTTCTTCGATCCCATCAACACGTTTACCGATAGTTTTAACATTGTTTTGTAATTCATCTTGAGACATATTTAGTTTAGTCAAATTGATATTAATGTTGTTGAATGTTTCATTCATCTTGTTAACTTGTATTTGTTGATTTTCATCCATTTTGTTTAATTGTATTTGCTGATTTTTATTCATTTCTTGTTGCTGTTCAGATACAACTGTCAATCGATAAAGTAACTCATTATTTCCTTCTAATTTTGAAACTCGATTGTCTTGATTTTTTAATTCTGTTTCAACACTAGCCAGTCTCTCACCGACTAATCTTTCATTATCCAATTTAATCACCGACTTTTATTAAAATAATAAAAGAGTAGGGGAGAATTAACTCGCACCTACTCTAAACTGAATTTCCTGATTCACTTTTAATTTAATTGTATATTCATTCGATAATGGTCTATTTATACAACGTTTATACAATATTTTTGTATGAATATACTATGTATTTTAGATAATATGTGTATTTTATTAAATTATAATTTCATCATCTTTACTGAATGTATCTGGTTTAGCACGTAGATTAGTCATAATTTTTTCAATGCGTTTCTCAATTGTTTCCGCATACGCTTCGGCGATAGTTTGTGTTTTATCACCAAATTCAGCAGAACTGAAACTACGTGAGAAAGGAATATCAAAAGGGAATACTTTATACTTTGAACCTAGACGTAATAACACTTCTTCTTTTTCAGTATGTACTGTAACATCATTATATGTAGGATTATCATTAGCGTCTAAAACTGGTTTATTATCTGCATCCACAATAGAAACTTTTGTAATAATATTTTCAATTGTAGTTTTAACAATATCACCTGCAATATCTAATTTTTGAGGTTCTGCATCTTTAATTAGTTCCTTTTCTGTTTCATCCAACACTACAGACTTCACATCTACAGAATAAATACCTTTTTCTAAATCACGTACTATGTTTAATTTCATAAATGAATTCCTCTTTTCTAATTTTTATTATGTATTTTATTGATTTAACACTTAGAAACACTAGCAACGTCTTCAATCATTATTTCTTTAACCATTCTTTGTAAGAGTCGTATATATTCAAGCATTTCCTTTTGAGAATATCGCTTTGTAATAGTGTTACTTAGACGTTCATCATGTAAAGCAATTTCAACATAACGTTCAATCTCAATTTGTCCATTTGTCTCAACTTTCTTCACAATAGGGGTAATTACTTGAAATACATCTTTCTCGATTGGAACTTTAGCTGATTGAATTGTTTCATTATAATCTATGTATTGTACTTCTACTGACATCTACTCACCTCCTTCAATTAGTCTTCAATTAAATCTATTTCTTCGAAGATCTCACAGAATCTATCATATAAAACAGCTTTTTGACCAGTAAACTCTAAATTACAATTTAAAATTATATTCTGTAAAGTTTTAAGCATTTCAATTTTATCAACCGTTTCTTCAATAATAAAATCCTCATTCATCATCAACATAATTTGGATTTGTGCTTCTTTTTCTGCCTCAATAGAAGGGAATACAACAATATGTTGCTCTTTATCATTTATCACTTTAGTTTCTGTTTTAATATCACCTTCATCATCTTTAGAAGCATAATCGTTAATTAATAATTGTCTTTCTTTTTCTATTAGCTCTACTTGATTATCTAACAAACTAATAAAACGTGTTCGCATTCTGGATTCCTTACCTTTTAAAATTAAATTGAATAGAAATGATTGTAACTCTCCAATTTCATAATTTTTCATCATCATAATTATCTTTCTCCTTTTCTTACATAATAAATGCATATCCAGTTACTTTACCGTTCACCGTAATTATTGTAGGGATATTATCAACTGTTGAAATTCTAGGCTCAATTAATACTAATACATCTGTCTTATCTCTAATCGGAATAACAATATCAGCATAAATAAATGGCTTAGAAATAGTAATTTTCGATGATAATTGACTAACTGTATCAATATTGATTTCAGCATGAATTTGACTTGTGGCATTTGAAGTAATCTCAACATAGACATCGTCATTAAAAGCAACAAAAATTTCAGTCTTTAATTCTATGTCCTCATGAACTCTGACCTCTATTTCAGCTTCAATACTTGGCTTAGAGGCACAAATTTCTATCGGAATGTCACTTTTGATATTAGCCTCAATCTCAACCCATATGTCGCTAGAAAAAGGTATATCAATTTCAACTGATATATCTGGCTTACTAATAGATATCTCTGAATATAAATCTTTATCAAGTCTGACCCTTGGTGTAATCTCAGTAATAATTGATTCACGACTCAAATTAATTTCTGTTGGAATTTCATTAGAATGAACATCATTAGCTTCTATCTCAACATATACATCACTGGAATCCTTTATTGGAACAGTAATTTCAACCACAATATCAGGTTTGCTAATAGAAATTATAGATAACAATTCAGATTGATCTTTTCTTGTACAAGATATTTCTGCTAATGTATCTGGTCTACTTACTGTGATTTCAGATATAACACTATCGTCTTTACCTTGTAATCTAACACTGATAGATGAAATTATTTCGCTCTTATCAGGAATTGCTACTGTTAATTCAGTAGCAACGAATTCTTTAGTAACAGTGATTTCTGTAGGCACATCCTCATCTAAAGGAACTTCTTTTCTATGCACATAAATAATTGCTTCTTTATTAGAGGATTCATATGTAGAGCCAACTATAATTTCAGTTTTCTTATCTGAATTACCATTTTTATAAACAAATAATTCTGCTATTATATCACTTCTACCAGTGCTAAATATTCTTGAATCAAAATAATCAACAATTAGTTCAGGAGGTAGTGTTGATTCTCTTGTTTTAAAAGTTATAGAATTAATAGAGGTTTCTACTGATGTGCGAATTATGAATCCATTATTAATTAGTCTCAACGAAACCCAATCTTTAACAACATCAAATACATTGAACTCAACAAGTTTTAATTCTTCATTGATAGTAAATTGATTTGAAATTAACTTAATAGGGGTAGGTCTATTTAAATGAGTGATACTGTATTCTGACCATACTCTATCTGCATTTAGCAATTCTAAAACGATGTCATTTGGAACTATGCCATCATAGTGTAGACGTAATTTAGCATCAGTCAAAACATAAGATGGATGGATGGACTTTAAATCAAATTGCACAAATGAACGCCATATATCATCAACACTACGTCCAACTATCATAGAATGGTAGTTACCATAGTTAATAGATTGATATTCTAATTTTTCACGAGTGAAAGCATCTTGAGTGGGACTAAATATATCTGTAACAATAGGCGGTTGTTGTATGTCATAAATAGCCATCATTCTATTATGAGGAGGTATCTCAATTTCCGTCTCAATAAAATTATGTATATATGGTTGTATCTCTGTTACAATATCTGAGTTACCACGATAGACGATATTAATATGTGTTTCTTTTTCACTTATACCAAAAGCTCTAGGTGTTATTTCTGTTATCACATTTGAATTTTCAAGTTGCCTTACAGTTAGTTCTGTTAAGGTGTCTGAATTACCAACTGCATATAACTTATATTTTGCTTTAAATTTATTATTTGGCTTAACTTCATATTCAATATTTACAAAAGATGAACTATCAAAAGATCCAATTGATATTTCATTTGAGAGAGAGGAGCTGTTTACATTTGTTTCCTCCATATAATCACATCCCATCACATTGTATTGTGATTAGGCTTTATCTGCTCTTACGATAATGTCAAATGAACCATTAGCGTTAGGCGTTACACCCAATGTTGTTTTTAATCTAATAAAGAATGACATTTCTTCATTGTTTTTAAGTATTTTATTAAGTAATAATTCGTTGTTAGGAATGAATGGGGTAAGACTTTCACTAAATTCTATATCCATTCCAGTAGGGGAATTAGATACGTTTGCGAATAGGTGAATATTATTAACATCATATCCATATTGATTTTTAAGAATAACTTCATATTCAATTGTAGTCTGTCCTGCAATAATAACCCCGAAATCAAGGTACTTTAAAACCTCGCCGATTTCACTTGAATAATACTCACCATGAATATTTTTAAACATAAGTCCTGAATATGTACCAATAAAGCTAGTTTGCCAATAATCAGTAGTTCCAAAGAAATCTTGAAACTCTACTTTTAAAGTATTCCAATCATCAATCTTAATATCTTTACTACCAATAATTAATTCAATATTTTGAGGTGATTCACCTAGTTTAGTAAAGCTTCCATCAGTTGGATAATAATAACCACCGTTCAGCAACACTCTGTATTGAACACGAGTTAAATCACTGTCACTTAAAATACCTTTAAGAATATTACCATTTAGCTCAATATCAATTTTTGCAGTAGTATTTATAATGTAAAAGCTTGTATCTTTAATAATTGTAGAGTTACGAGGAAGATAATCTTTATACGACACACTTTCAACCATCGAAACCACCGTGTCACGAGGATTATCTTTTAAGAACATGCCGATGTTTAAATATTTATTATCCCAAGTTCTCCATTGTCTATCGGTTATATTGTTTAGATCACGATACTTCATACCATTTTTAAGAATAGCTTCTTCTGATGAGGTATCAGAAACAATAAACTTCTGTGTTGAATTATCCCATATGTACCATTTTGAAGCATCTTCTCCTGCGACAAAGTATCTAGCTTCATCACGATATGATTTAGAAATGTCATTAACAATAACATCATCTAAAGCCCCATACACACTTTTAGGGTTAACTAGCTTAATGAATTGAGGTTTAGGTACTGCTGTCATTTCTAATACTCTTTGAGCAGTAGCAGGAGCTTCATCAGTCCATGTTACAACCTCAAAATCACCTTCTAATTCATCAATAGGTGACCAGTTAGCTTCTAGGATTAGTTCAGCATTTGTTACAGCTTTGTCGTCAGTGTAATAAAGAACTTCAACACTATCACCAAATTCATCATAAATGTCAAATGATTCAGTATTTGTTGATACAATAATATCATCTGTAGCTTCTGTGTAGACTAGAACCTCTGGTGTTTCTGAAATATAATCATAGATACTGTACGGAGTAGTATTTGTTTCTATAGAAATATATTGCTTATCCTTGAAATCAGTCCACATTACCAGTGACTTATCTCCTGATATCTCTTTCCATTGGGCTTCTTTAACATGATCTAAGTTATCCATTCCATTTTTAATAAAATTTTCTTCTGTATTTGTGGTTACTTTCCATGAGGTTCCATCATAATACTTGTATTGAGACATATGATATACAAGATATTTGTCAGGAATAGGGGAAATTACTCCATCATAGATTTCAACTTGGTCTAGTTGACCATTAAAATGCCAATCAAATGTCGTTCCTTCTGCGTTGGCGTAACCACTGCCAAAATTTAAATTGTAAGAGTGCTTATAAATACCAGTTGTGTTTACACTAGTTGTTGTACTATCTAGATTACCATCTATATATAATGATACTATACCATCATTTAATTCAAATAGGATGTCATGCCATAGATTGTCACATATATCCAATGTAGATTCTAGTACAAAATTAAAAGAAGCAGATATAGCTCTACAGGAATGCCAAGCGATACTGCCATTTGTTCTCATTGAGATTTGATCTCCATGATGAGATGCACTTAGACTACCAGTAGTAAAAATTATTCTTACTACACTAGGCTTTTGTTCTACTTTTATTTTAAATCTATAGCTTCTATTTCCTGATGGAAGTATACTATTGTTAAACATAATCCTGTTACTAGAGGATGATTTAAAACTCATGGCATTTCCTTTTCCATTCCAACCAGTTACACGAGTAGGGTTGTTCACTAGTGTTCCTGTATATCCACCAATTGAATCCATAGCATTACCACTAGGCTCATCAAAACCAATAAAGGCTCTACCATATGCACTCAAATTATCTTTTATATTAGCCATTGTATTGACTCCTTTTCTTAGTAATTATCTTTAATATCAATTGTTGTAAAACTGTCTGTAATAGGAACTGTGAAAATTTTACTGTTTGTATTGACAATAGGTGTATTATTTACATAAATATGCTTATTAAAAGGAACATTCAATTGAATCTCTTTGTCTTTCTCGATTCCATATAAAATCATGCTTTTAGATGAATTATCAGGAAGGTGAATAAGAACGCTGTCTGTAAGAGAATAATATTTGTTTTCATTTTTAATAGCTAGTCTAGCATTTGATAAATCTGTCGTGAACTTAAGAAGCTTTCCTTTTTCATCAATGTCAATTGCATCAAATCTAAAAGTAGAAGTTGATGTAGTTTCAATTACTACATTGTGCTCTCCATTGCTTAAGCCTATTTTTTCATAGGCAAGACACTGAAAAACTTCACCAGACCCTGCTTTAGTGCTAAAGCTATCAAATATTTTATTATCAATAGTTATTTTTGTATTTGTTTCATTGTTTGTGTAAGCATTTACAATTATTCTTAATTTATTACCTGTGAAGTTGAATTTTATCTTTGAGGAAGGGGTGTTTGTATAGGTTAAAGTTGTTAAATAATGGGAAGCATGTGTTTGTTGTAACCACTTTCCTTCATAAGTAATAACAGTGTCTCTATCATCGTATCTTTTCCATCCTGCTTCAGGAGATGTTAGTGATTGACCTATTGTTGCCATATAATCATTCCTTTCTTATTGTATTAAGAAATAAATACTCAGCATCAATTAAAACTAATGCTGAGTGGTTTTCTATTTAATTTAACCTCTAACAAACCATTCTGGTTTTTTGATACAGTATCTTGTAAAATATAATTCTTATTTTTAAAATTGTTATTCATGATTTGCTTACTATTTTGACCATATTTTACAAAATTATCTTTTGTTGGTTCTGGTAGCTGTATTATCTTCGCACTGTCGTATCCATACAATAGCTCACCAATACTTGTATAATTAGCAAAGCCATTATTAACTAAAACATCTAATCGGAAATATCTATATTCTTTTGAATTATCAAAACGAAAATTTCTACTTTCTAAGAAAATCCAACTTGTCTCATTTTTAAAACTGCCGATTAAATCAAAATTAATATTATTGTTTGAAGCATATATATTAAAGTCTTTTGGCATAGATGTTGTGATTACAGGATCAGTTCCACCCCTACAAGCCATGGTAACATTATTAACAAGAATCATCTTACCAAAATCAATCTTTATCCACCCTGTCGGAGACCCTGAAGAAACCCATGCTCCATCATCTTTTTTTTCGTCAAACGCTTTCCACGCTAGAAAAGATGATGAGAATGTGCTACTAGCTGTAGTGTTGAATGGTGCTGGTGCTGAATCAGATATCATTTTCGTTTCAAATAGAGTATTAACATGTTCTAATGCATAGGTCTTACTATCTGACCGAAACAATGTTTTTTCTAATATTAACTCTTCCATCATTTCAATTTCATTTATTTCTGGCACATATCCTGCTGTTTGGATTTGTGTAATATTAAGTCTATATCTTTTGTACTCATTCGGATTGTTAAAAACGTATTCTCTTTTTTCTCCATCTTTCCAGTTTGGAGTTTCTGATGCCGTTTGTTGAAATAGCGTTATCCAATTAGTACCATCAAAACCATCAAAAGAAAATGCTTTGGGAGATGAGCTGTCCAACCTATTTTTTACAGTAAACTTTATTATTCTTTTAGGAGAAGGGAATTCACATGCAATCCAACCTGTAGGGAAGCTACTTGAACATGACCAATAGGTACTAGAATCTCTGCTGAACGCTCTCCAAGGTAAATAATTACTACTATAATAGCTACTAGCAGTAGTTATAAAACCATTCATACTATCACTAGTCATGGCTGGTATAATATTATCAGTATAATTTACCATGTTATTTTTTAACCTCCGTTCTTACACTTACAATGTCAAAGTATTTTTTTAAGTCAATGTTTGCACTAAAAACCTTGCCTTGCTCGCCATTTAAAATCTCATCTTTATTTGTCATTTTTTGAGATTTTAATGTAACATTAGCTCTATTAAATATTGATAATGTATCCATGCCATTGTCAATATACATTGAAGCACTAGGAATTGTAGATGAAACAACATCCCAGCCTTCTTCTGTAGCTTCTTTTTCTACTATTGTTTCAAAGTATTCAAGTTCAACAATATAAACATATGAACCAGAAACACCTAGAATAGATAATTTATAATATTGATATTCGCTTTTATTATCAAAGGTATATTCTCCTTTAAATGTGCCGGTAGCCATAAAATTCCCCTCGGTTAGTTTTACCCAGCTTGTATTGTTATTTGATGCATACAATTCAAATTTATTAGGGTTCCCATTAGGATGATTTGCCAGATTAAATTTACCAATTCTTTTCTTTTCTGGTAGTTTAAGAGTTATATCTGCTGTTGGTGAATCATTAGTTCTATACCATGTATCTAATTTTCCATCAAATGCATAATATAAAGGTAAGCTGCCTAAGGATGTAGTACCAGTTACTTCAAAACCATTAGAAATATTAGCAGTCATATTCGTATTAATTTTTTTATATGATAATATTTCTTCTTTAGCTTCACTGTATCTTTTATATTCGCTATTATGCAGAATCAGAGTTCTATTAATATTCCAAGGGTATGCTCCTTTTTTTAAAACTTCTTCATAGTTAACAATGGAACCAATTGTATTCCCTCTTTTATCCCAGCTGGTTTGACTAGTGGAATATCCGCTTGTAAAGTAGCCAATTGAATCGTACACTTCTACAATGCCTTCGGTAGTTCTAAACATAGAAGTTGAACTAGTTAACTTTACGCAATTTCTAAATACTGTCTTAGAACCTATTGGATACATGACACTGTAGGCATTATCAGGCATATATTCTATTAAAACATTATAAAAATTCCAATTCCATTTATAGCTATTTAAGTTAGCATTACTAAGAGATTTAACTATGTTGTATTTTAACTTAGCAATTGTTAAGGTGAAATCTTTATTTCCACCACTGCTGTTGGGATACATGCCAACTTTTTGTATGACTTCTGTATCTTTGTCTTTGCCAATGATAGTGATATTACCGCTAGCAAAAATACCAAATATTGTACCATCTGTGATTTCATAGATTCCTTTTTTTAAATAAATAGTATAGTTGACACTAACTCTAACAGCTTTGTTCAAACAGAAGTATTGTAACGTTTTATATGGTTTTTGTGCTGTGCCATCGCCAGTTGCATCAGACCCCTTAATAGCATCTATATAAATATTAGTAGTCAATTATTCCACCTCCATTCTGTCAATTCTCAGCCATTGATTACGAGTGACTTTTTTCTTGTGTAAACTCCCTGTTTCTGACCAAGTTGTATCTGGTGTCATATCAAACTTGTAATCACGATTAAGACTTAGTGATGTTATACTATCTTCGTAGAAATCTAGTTCCCAAATTCCTGTATTTGATTTATAACCATTGTTTTCGCTCCAATTAACTCTATAAGCATTATATAGCTTTGGGTTAATGATACTAAACTCTCTAAAAGTGTTTATTGTATTCCAAGTTTGATTAGTTTGAGTATCTAAGTCATCCCACTTACCGTTAATACCGTTTGTTGTATCATTGCTTCCTTGTAGAAACCATGTTTTAGGCATATAAGGGAAATTAGTACCTGTTTCAGGGCTTTTAAGTCTGTATTTAGATACTCGTCTTCTTTTGTTAAAGTAAAATCCCAAAAATCCTTTTACAGTTCCACTTGCTGTTAAAAAATACCATGCATCTCTTTTATCAAAAGCCATCCATGTTGCAGTACTAGGACTATTTTCACCTGAAGAAAATGGAAAACCATCAGTAATAGGTGCATTAGATGTTAAAGTAGGTACAGCATATTTTCCTTCGAATATTGTTTTTAACATGACATACTCATTTTTCTCAAAATCACTTTTAGCTATAACAAATTCATCAGTCACAAAACCTGCAAATAAATCTATTCTCACCTGTATGTATTGCTTAGTATCAGACTGTATTGCTCCATCTTCTGCAATTGCAATCCAATCAGTCCAATCTCTACCATTGTCTGATACTCTTGTTAATACAGCGAATGAACTTGAACCATTGTTTGTATTGATTGTGAATACTTTATCGAAGTCTTGAAATTTATCCTCAAGATCAATCACATCAGAAGTCCAAGAACCTTGTTCTGCATAGATAGATTTACCTTGACTATCAGTATCAACTTCTATTAATTGAAGAAAACCAGTACTCTTGTTAATCTCTGTATTATTGTGAGTTCCAGAAATACCAATCGGTAGTCCTATTTCTTTCTTTTCTAAATTACCGCCAATTATTGACATAGAGCACATTCCTTTCTTGAGTTATTTGATAGTCCAATTAATTTGACCTGATACATTAGCTTCCAATGGTGCGTAGAAGCGTTCTACTTCAATCCCACTAGATTTAAAGACTATATGACCATTCAAATTTTTATTGGAAGTTAATTTAACTTCAATAAAGACACTTTGATTGAAGGGGAAAGATACTATCGGTTGAAAGAATAATTGCAAATCATTTTTCTGATAAAATGTCTTATAACCAAAATTAATTGACTCAATATATGTGTTTTGTAAGCCTTGTTTATTACTAAAATCAGTAGAGGCTTTTTTATATGTAATAAGATCTTTGTCTCTAAAGTTCGTTGTTAAATAATGTGTTTCTCCATTTCCATCTTCATATCCAATTTCTATTCTTCTACCATGTAAGTAAAATGAGCCATCAGACATCTCAAAGAAAAACTTCATCCCTTGACCAAACAAACCGAAACGTAGAACCTGATTTTTCTGTATTAGATAAAAGTCATTTTTTTTATGTGTGAGAAGGTCATACTCAGCATAATTTTTTCCGTTTGCATAATCGGCATTCCAGTTAAAAGGTAGTCCGACTGCTTGTAAATTATTTGAACTTGTAAATATCATTAATATACACCTCATTGTATTGAGTATTTTTAAATAAAAAAAAGAAGGGTGGAGGATAAAACCTCACACCCTAAGATGTTTTTTGTATTTTATAATTTAAACATACTTAAACGAGCATCGTTTAAGTAAAGTGTTTTTACCTGCGGAAGCATTGATAGGTACTTTCGCAAACACTGTAACCTGAACAAAGTTACCTCCTGCTAAATTCGCATTACTTCCATCTGCTAAAGTATTATTGGCTAGTCCTAGTATTTCTTTTGCGTTAGGCTTTTTTTCAATTTTAATAGCTGTATATTCAATACCGTTATCGAATACAGATTTTCCTTCTTCTGTTAGCCATGTTGGTTCAGTCGCACCAGTTTCACCTGCGTTGATAGCTCTATAAATATAACCATTATCAACAGTAGGTTTAATGTATGTATCTATAGTTAATTTAGTTGTTTTTGTCCATGTTGAAGATGATTTTGCATAGATATTTGTAGTAGTTCCATTAGTTCCTAAAAATTTTGTACCAGACGGATTTTCTGTTCCGACGCCACCTTTACCAACAGGAGTAAACACTTGTTCATTTAGACTGTCAACTCTAACTCTAAACCAATTATCACGAACTGCTTCAACAACGTTACCTACGCTACTGCCATCGCCACCATCACGGTCACTAGTAGTAAATTTAACATCCTCCATCTTGGAACAGTCTTTTGTTCCACCACGATTATTCCAAATAAAGTATGTTTTCTGAGGAGAGTCTGAAAATGCATCTACTGTACCATAGTTAACTGTAGTTTTTACTTCTGTCGATGTAGTATTTGTACCTTCGTACCATGAAACTAGGGGTCTTTCACTCATTAAGAATTCCTTCTTTCTTATGTATTATTTTAAATAAAACCCTTCTATTATTAAATTTAGCTGAGGGAGTCGTTCAATGAAACTTTCACATTAACAGATAAATTTTGAGCATCAACATTAAAAGAAGGGATGTATAGTCTAAATACATCACCTTCCTTAACTTTTGTATTAATTAATGTAAATTTTTTATTGTTACGGTAACTATCTGCATCAATTGTTAATGGATTGACTGTAACATCAGTCCAATCTTTTAAATTTGAAGATTTCTGTATTTGAACTGGAGTAGGTTGTAGTCCTTTTAAAGAAACCAATGCTTTAACATCGATTATTTCACCATCCCATTCAAACTCAACCTCTGGATCTTGAACTCCTTGTAATATATCTTTTGGAATAATGAACACAATTGTCTTTTCATTAACGAATTTAGTTATATTTTTTACTTTAATGAATTGCTCTTTACTCATCAAACCGTTAATTACTTCATTCGCTAATGGGACGTTTCCACCTAGAGCATCAATGGGAATCCATGCTTTCCCATTCCATCTATAGCGAATACCCGTATCATATACCTGCGTTGTCCATCCAACTTCAGGGTAGGGGAACTTCTGAAAAATTTCATCGTATGTGTTTACGAAAGGTTGATAAATTAAAACTGTTGTTTCATAAGCATCATTAACTAACTTAGTAGCATCATTAGCTTTTTGAGTAGCAATTAATGCTTGGTCAGTAGCATCGTTAGAATTATTGATAGCAATTACAAGTTTCTTTAAATATTCCTCATAATTATCAGTTCTATCAATCAATTCTTGGACTTGCGATTTACTTTTTTCTATTATTTCATGTAATGTCTCAGTTGAATCTGTTCCGTCATAATGAACAATGCGTGTGGAAGGGTAGAGGATAAGACCTCGCCCTTTGTACACTATCGACATTGTTTCGGCTTCTTTTGATGCATGAAAGTAAATAAATCCATTAGTATAGTCTACATAAAATTCATTTTTCTCTAAGTTTTGCTTCATAAACTTTTCATAGTTAATCTCAAACATACCTGAAATTCTAACTCTAAACATTTCATCTGGTATTTCTAACAGAAAAACACGTTGATTTACTACACGAACAATATCTAAACGGTCTATAAATGGATCGTTTGGTAATCCACTACGCCAGACAATATGAATAGGGTTATTAAATTCTAAATAATTTATTGGCAGTGACACTCTATCACCTTCTTTCTATCCTCCAATATGTACATTTGAACTGAATCCATCTTTTATCGTTGTATTAGTATTTGCATGTGTTTGAATTGCGGAATCTTTAGTTGCAACCAGTACTCCGCCAATGTAAACATTCTTACCGTTTCCACTTGATATTTTTCCAGTAGCATTAGTATGCTGTCCACTTGCATAGCGTTCGTTTGACGACAAATTATAAGAATCAGACTCAACTGTACTGTCTCCAAGTAGGGCAGGATTTTTCCCTTGAATGAATACATTGGACTGTTTAGCTTTTATAGTTCCGTCGATAGTAGCATTAACACTGTATCCTCCAACCCAATTGTAAACAGGCTCACGATTAGTACAGTAACCATCATCGTCCCATGATGTACATTCTGTACCTGTTTGAATATATCTTTCTGTACTAATGTGAGAGTAAGCTGTTGATTGGTTTATGGAAGCTCCATTTAGTACAATTAAAGCCATATAACTACCTCCTTAGTTAATGTCAATGCGATTACCATTTATTTTTATACCATTAGCAGTCATAGATATTACATTGTTACCAAAGCTTAATTCTAGTTTAGAGTTGTTTATTGTAATGCTTCCACTACCATTTCCACCTTTAATAGAAACTGTACGAGGACTTAAAAGCTCTATAGACTTTTCTCTATCTGTTGTTAAGTTAATTGAATGTTTCTCGCCATATTCATCTTTATATTCAGTAAAGAATCCATTTGGTGTTTTATATTGTTTAGCTTTGTTATTATCGATATTGTTACCAGAACCTGTTCCCCAAATAGCAACAGGATATGCTTCTACTCCAGAACCTTCAAAGTACATTTCATATTTTGCTTTTTCTGAAGATGGATTGCTTAAATCAAATCTTGTCATAAATCTTAGGAACTTTTGTTTTATATGAACGTAATTGTAAGGGTCATTCTTATCATAAGTCCTTAATCTAGTAACAGTTAAGTCAGAAATAAAGCTATCATCTTTATCTAATGATTCTAGAACAGATTCATCTAACTCACCGTTCATGATAAATAATTTTCGAGCATACAAGTTACCATCTTTATTTACCCAGAATCTAGGCTCTTTCTTTACATCAATAGCAATACCTTCATTAGCATTTAAACGAATTTGTTCACCATTGTTACCATTGATTGTGATACCTTTATCATGGTCAAAGATTATTTTCTCACCTAATTTACCATCAACAATCTTTAGATTATGTGTAGTAATGTCTTTTGCGTAAAGTCTACCATCTGTACCAACCCAAAATTTTTTATCTTCTTTTACATGAATAGAAATTCCGACTTTAGCATTTAATCTGATTATTGATTCTTTTATTCCATCTCCATCAGGATCACCATAGATGGTAATACCGTCTTTCCAATCAAGGGTAATTGCGTCACCTAAATCCCCATCAACAATGCGAAGATTTTTAGTTACGAGTCCTTCCGCATAAAGCGTACCATCTTCCCATTTCGAATCACCTAAAGTTGCAAATAATTTACTTGTCCATTTTCCATTTTCCCATTTTTGTAAAGCAAGACCGTTGGTAGCATTGAGGTATGCTCGATATTTACCATCGCTTCGTACAGCAATAAAACCAAAATCATTCATTATAAGATTATTATGATATCTCCCCATAGCAATACCCGAATAGAATAGGGAGTCTTCAATTTCTTGACGTAGACGAGTAGCTTCATCGTAGTAATTTTTAAATTTTTGCACAAAAATACCACGATTCTCAATTTGACTCGTGGATTCTGTAAGTGGATCAGCCATATCTATATTCAAGTTATCTGATTCTAGATAACCGTTATTGATGACTTTTATATAGTTTGAAATATAATTCATTAATTCTAGATAGGCATTTTTCAAAGCGCTAGTTGAGTACTTATCTGTAGTAGAATAAACGGTAGGGAAGGTTTGCGTAGAAGTATCAAATTGACCATCTACGTCTGTAACATTATCTCTTTCACTCCTGATGTATTTTTGTGCCTGTTGAAGAAGTAACTTATAGTCAGAATGGATTTTATATAGCTCTTTAATGATTTCTAATTTTTCAAGTGTCGTTAATTTTCCATCTGCTACAATCTTGTCAAATAATCCGATATTAAAATAATCATTCTCTGCATCCAAAATTACTTCATCTAAATTATTTACTATTTTTATGTTTTCAGCTACCATGTTTCGAGAATATAGCGTACCGTCAGTATTAGCCCACAATACTTTTTTCCAATCATCACCGTTTCTTTTGCTTACTGAGAACCCTTCACACGTTGTTAAGGCAACTCTGGTAATATTATTCCATGAGACAAGTCCAAAGCATTCGTTTTCCTGTGGAATTAAGTTTCCGTCTTTATCTTTTTCGTTATCAGAAACTAATCCTAAGCGCATAACCTCGTCACCATAACGATTATAAATAGTAGTTCTTGATCCTTGTGTTAGCCATATACCTGATTCATCTTCAATAATCAAGTTAACTCCAGAAATTATTTTTCCAAAAATGCGCTCACCAAATATACCATCTTTTGATATAGCGTACTTCCATGTATTTCCAGAATCGTTAGTGATGCTCAAAAATCCATTTTGGATAACAAGCCAACTTAAGGGATCTTCCAAGCTTTTAACGATGATACCTCGTTCACTTATTTCTATTTTTTGATCATACCCTGCCATTACAGCATTCTTTAATGCATCCCATTTATTATTGATGATGTCATTGATAGCGCCATTATTCTCTTCAGACAGATTCCATTTCCACTTATCCATCTGAACAATAGTAGAAGTGTTACCTGCTTTATTAAGTTGTTCTAGCCAATTATTACCTTCATCAAATTCATTTTCGATGACAACTGAAATACTTCCGTTTTCAAAGTCACGTGTAATCTCAGTAATTTTTGCTTTTACATCTACCTGTAACCTGTCATATCTAACTCTTACAATATCTCCTAGACCTAACTTATCCCAATCATTTTGACATTCGACTATAGTTAGAAAATCAATTAAATTAACATCTAGTTTGATTTTGGGTTCAAGATACTGTCTAAATACCTCTTTACCATCTTCAATTAAATCTTCATCGTATACGATGGAATCATTAGTATATTCTTTTTCGATTTCAAAGTCAGATAACTCTTCTAAATGCTCAATAGTAAAGTTATTTTCTCTAGACAACTTTGTTCTTAAATCGTCTAATTCATCTTCATAATTTGATAATTGGTATTTTAATTCTCTAATGAATGCTTCTTGATTTGATATTTCGTCTCTTTTTGCTTCTAGGCGTTGAATGACGTCTAGATGGTTAGGGGAGGAGGATTGAAAGTTAGCATTAGATAAATCTAATTCATCCTCAATTATTATCCTCTGTGTATTTAAAATACTTAGTCTTTGTTCTTCTGTTTGAATAATTGATTTTTGAGTAGTGATCATCTCAGTCAAGTTAGTAAACCTTTCTGATAATGATTCTACTAGTTCTTTAAAATCTTCTAATGCAATACATAAACTATCACTCAAGTGTTTTGAATGACTAACAATAACTCCATTTTCACGCTTAAAAGGGTATAGGTAGTATCTGTAATCTTCAAGGTAAGATTGACCAGTAGGATTTAATCTATGTATCGATAAGCCATCTTGACCATAAACTTTTAAGCGCGTTATAGTATCGATGGTATTTGTAGCTAAATTAAAAGACTCTAAGTATTTTCCATCTCGTAAGTAAAATCCTTTATCTTTACCAATATTATTAGGTTTGTAGAAGTTTATTTCATACTTAACTGAATCCCATACAATCAATGAATTCCAAACATTAGCCAAATCATATATTATTTCTAAGACATTATTAGAGGCAACTTCATAGCTTCGGTAAATTTCTTCGAAGTAACTGTCCACGTAACCTAATTTCCATTTTGTATTAACTGATGACAAAATTTCATTTGTTACTTGAGATAACGTCTTACTGACAACTTCAAATTGTCTTATGTTTTTATCACTTAATTGGACGCCAAGTGATAGGGAAGTGAATTCAATATATTCGTCATCGCTGTATGATTTATTGGATTCATTTATTAAGAAGTACTCTGTAACATGTCCGTATTTTAATTTAAAAAGGTATCGATTTTTTATCTTATCAATATTTTTATTATCAATAGGAACACCATCTTCAATTAATACTGTTGGAATTTTAAATGATATTTCATTTAAGATGGAAAGCTTAGTGCTATAATTAATATCATAAGCTTCGCTAATTCTGGCAATTGTTTTTTTGTCAGGTCTACAAAGGAAAATTCTAGCATCGTCTGGCTTTAAATTATAATCTATTTCACCTAATTTCAACTATTCATCACCTCACTCTTGTAAAAAGACATATTGATGTCTAATATCCATGTCAAAATCTCCTTTACCTTTCAAGAAGTTATCACCAATTACTAATTCAAGGTATTCGTCATTATGGTCATCATACCGATACACACCTAAATTTTGCCTATCTGATATGATATCTTCTTTTTGGCAATCAATAAAAACTTCTTCGTTGTCTATAAGATTTTCAACAACAATTTTTTGATTCGTTATTATATTTGTAATTTCTATTGCACCGTTACCATTCTTTTTTCTAATCCATAGCTTCGGCTTTACATCAAAGTCACCTAAGTTTTCAAAAGACTCACAAGGGTCAAAGGAGATAGAGAAAGATTGGATATAAGGCTTTTCATTATCTTTCTCTGAATCCATGACAATCTTGTATCTGAAAATTAACCCATCTATTTCATAACCATTCAATAAGTCAGTATCATTGAAATTTATATGCTTCCAGTCAGTCCAATTAGTATAGTCATAAGAAATAGAAAAGAAGAAATCTACTTTTTGATTATGTATGTTTATAATATTTGAAAGTATGGTAGTTAAATACTTAGACGAAACGTTGGAGATTTCGTAGTTCTTAGACACATAAGAACCTGTTGATTTTATTAAAGAACCCCATTTCATCCAAACAACTCCTATTCTATTTTTCCAAATGGTCTAAATTCACAATTAGTTCCGACCTTTTTCCAAATAATATTTTTAGCCTTTCGCCATACAACTGAACCATCTATAAATGCAGTATCGTTTTGAACAGATGACCATTCAGGTTCAGTAGGGGAGGAGTAACCTGCTGTTTCACATATATAATAATGTGTTTTACTACCATTTGTAGGGAATACTAGACTTCCTACTTCATAGTTAGATTCGTTACGCCATGTCAATCCTGTCACTTCATAAAACTCTTGATTTAAAGTGGTTAGAAAAGTAGGTGGAGTGGTTGAACTTTTACCATCTACAACACATTTATACAATCCACCATTATCAACAGAAGGCTTAACTAGATTACCGAGACTATAACTTTTATTAGGTAACCATTTTTTAGCTTGAATACCTTCTCTAGTTACAACCCATCCAATAAATGAGTTAATTACAGGAGTTTTATTCCATAGTATATGACCGATTTTATAAAGCTTGTTATCATTTAAATCTTCAATATCGTTGATTGAATTCTTCAAATACTCTTCTATTTTTTTGAAATTGTCTCCATAACTTACAATGGTTTGTTTTATATCATCATCACTAAAAGATGATTCAGTTGTAATATTTAATTCAAGTTGATTTGTAGTTTCCATATCTATAATTCACCCCATCTCTTTACGTTGGGATATAATGCACCCCAAGAGTTGTCTACTTTATCAATAGTTAATCCATTAGATGTGACTTTTGTATTGATGAAACTTCCTTGTTCAAAGGTATTAATATCATCAACAATCTGATAACCTGTATTAGAATCTCTAAATTCTAAGTTATTAAATACATGTTCATGTGAATAGGTGTAAGGTGAGTCACATCTAATGTTAAACTCGACATGACCTTGTTTTAACCCGTTATGTAGTAATTTAGAATCACCTTCAACAAGAGCGTTGAATACTCTGTTAGGATTACTTTCAAAGACTAAAGGTTTGTAATACGGTTGAAATAACCAACGTGCAATTTTCCTTATATCATTATCTTCAACCCAACTTTCTAGATAAAAAGACAAACTAAAAGAGAGTGGTTCGTGTTCCACTCTCTGAAAGTAAGGTTTCTCATTATTAGCTACTTTTTTTTCAATTATTTTACGTGTAGGGAGAAAGTTTTCTTCGTACAATCCACCTTTAGACCAAGCAATTTTAACACCCATCTCTTTCGATGAAATGTTATCATACATAAAATGAATAGACTCCAACATTACTTTCTCATTCCTTTCCTACGTAATAGATCATCATCAATCATTTTATTAAATTTATTTAAATCGTTTCTGTCACCGTTCATTTTGTCAATATTGAAGTTTATTTTAATATCGCCATAAGTATCTCCACTAACAATATGTGATGTTTTTTGTGGTGGAGTAAACTTAGATAGGAGAGGGGATAGACTAGACATAATTTTGTCCATTACATTTATTGAACTGAAAAATCCTTTTGTATCAACTTTATTCAACATGATTTCATTAGGATGAGCAATAATTGCTTTCCCACCTTTACCGTCAATACCTGTTCCAGCCCAATTCATAAATCCACCTGTATCAAGTGAAGCTATCTTTTTCTGCATTAAATCTCTAGTTGTAGCATTATCAATCATACCTAGATTAGATTCAAAGAACGATTTCAATTGATTAACTTGTAGCGATGAGTATGTGCTCTTGATAGAATCGAATGTTACACTTTCTGAAAGCTTTGAATCACCATTTCTTCCTTGTGCAGCAACTCCATCTGCTTTAGCTTTTAATGCTGTTTTAGTATTGGCGTTTAATGATTTATCAGGTACAACCTTTTCATAAATAAATTTACCTAACATAACTTGCATATCGGCTTTTGATAAACTTCCGTCATTTGTAGATTCATGTTTATTACCAGAAATGCTACCGATGAATTGATCAATGAAGCCGTCATATTTTCCACCTAAAATGCCTTTATTGCTATCAAAATATTCATATAAAGCATCCATATCTGCTTGAGTAAGACCTTTAATCGAATCATTAAAATTAACGTCATCTTTAGTGAATTGAGTACTACCATTTTTTCTGCCCTGTTCAGCTAATTGTGTAGCCGTTTGACGAACAGTATCTTTATCTTTTCCAGATGTTTGTGCAGATACATTGTCATACAAGAATTTACCTAGTAATACTTGTAAATCGCCTTTGGATAGATTACCATTAGATGATTTAACTTCATTGCCGTTATTAGGATTGAAATTGAATGAGCCATCATCCTTTGAAATTTGACTTTTGTTGAAGTCTTCAAATAATTTGAGTGCTTCTTCCAAATTATCAATTACATTTTGACGAATCGTCATACCTACAGCTTTCATTGTGTCATCAAGCGTATCGGCAAGTTCAGGCATTGTAGCTTTCATTTCATCCGCAAACTTTTTGAATTCAGCATCTACTTTTTCAAAATGACCAGATAATATAGCTTCTCTTATTTCGGCAAACTTTCGTTCATCATTAAGCAGATCTTTATAATGCTTTTCCCAATATTCTTTTTCACGATTAATCTTATTGATTACATTCTCATGCTCTTTATCTTGAAGCTCAATTTTTTCATTTACTTCTTCTTCTTTAGTTTCCAGTGCATCATTTAAAGACTCTTTACGTAATTCAATTTCACGATTATGGCGTTTTTCTTCAATTTGCTTGTCAATTTCATCTAGTTGTTCTTTAAGCTTTTTGCGTTTCGCCTTACCTTCATGAGATTTATCTAAGGCTAGATTATCGTATTGACTTTGAATATCATTACGTTCTTTTTCTAAATCAGAAATTTCCATGTCATAACTTCGCTGCGATTCTTGACGATCAATAAGTTTTAGCTTCTCATCTACATTCTTTCTAAATAAATCCATCTCATCATTAAGATTTTTTATGATTTGCTCATGCTTTTCATTTTCTCTCTTAATTTCATCATCTAGTGTTTTTATATGTTCATCTCTACGCTCTTGGATATATTCCTTATATGCATTGATAGCTTTATCTGCAATACTCTCGAGTTGAGATTTATTAGCTTCCTCGACTTGCTTTGTATAATCTTTAATTGATAGGGTAGCGTTCAGATATGCAAGTTGTTCATCTGTTATTAGTTTTTTTACTTCTTTGATACGTTCGGCAGTAATATCACGTTGCTGTAATTCTTCAGCTAAAGCATCTCTAGTTACTAAATGCTGATCAGCTATTTTTTCATACTCTTCAAGAATAATTTTTGTATACTTAACGTAATCGGCAGAACCTTCGTCAAACATTTTACGAATTGCTTCAGCTTGATTTATAGCAGATTCCATTAAACCGACTTTTTCGTCAGATTGAGTTTTAATATTAATTAAAATATCGTAATCACCATTCTGAATGGCAATTTGTAATTCTTTAATACCAGTAGTCAATTCTTCTATACGGTTTTTAGCAGATTCTAAAGCTTCACCAGATAGCTTATTGCCATTTACCAAAGCAGTTAACTGAGTCAATTCATAGCGATTGGAATTTTGCTTTTCTCTCATTGCATTGTTTATATTTGCGAGAGTTTTTACATATCTAGCAGAAGAAGTGTCCAATTCTTCAATTTTTGCTTTTTCACTGTTAATAGCTTTATCTTGTATTTGACGTAGTTCTTCATATTTAACTATGATTGATTCAACTTTACTATTTTGAATCTTCTCGTCTACTTCCGTAATACTTTCGTTAACATCCCACCAAGCTAAAGATAATTCGCTTAGTTGATTAGTTAATTCATCTTTGTAAGCAGGGGAGATGTCAGTACGTTTAAGTTGCTCACGAATGTAATTAGCTTCTTTATGTAGTAAAGATTGTTTGTATTTTAGATGTTTAGTTTGTTTATCTAATTCATCTCGATATGCTTGTGAGTGCTCTAATTGTTGTTCGGCTAAAACATTAGACTTATTAATAGAACGATCTATACCATTAATAAGGTCATCGTAATAAGCAACGTTAGCTTTAACCAACATGTCATTTAAGTTTTCAATTGTTTCCTTAGAGTTAAGTACGTCTTTTTGTAAGCTTAAAAAATCAGATTTAGCTTGGTCAATAGCTTGTTGTCCTGAGTCAATACCAACTCCTGCACCGCCATTAGTACCTGCATATTGACTGTAATATTGATTAGCATAGTTTTGACGTTTTCCAACTTGCGAACCGCCTGAACGCTCAAATAATCTTTCAAATTCAGAAGCATGTTGCGAAGATGACAAATCAGAACGTTGAAGGGAAGCAAGAGCGCTTTTCTCTTTATCATTTAATTCTTTCCAGATGTAGTCTAATTGAACTTGTAAATCATTAGCACTTTTACCCATACTTTTTGCGTAAGAGTTAAGTCCTTCTCTGCGACCATCTCTCCATTGAACTAATCCGTAAGCATTCTTAGGAGCGTTCTTGCCTGCGTTTGTATTAAAGGTTGATTCCTGTTGGATGTTACCCATAAGTCCTGCAATAGCTTTATCATTTAAGCCTTTGTTTTTAAAGTAGTTCCAAACTGTAGCTTGTTGACTCGATGCAGATGGGGTAGAGGTACTGCCTGCACGAATAGAATTTAATGTAGCAGTAGGGTTAATTGTCTGTCCCTTTGAATTATTTTGTTCGTAGTGTAAGTGGGGACCCGTAGACTTACCAGTGCTACCACTATTACCAATTTGAGCTCCTGCTTCTACATAGTCACCAATCTTAACCATTGTTTTGTCAAGGTGAGCTAGTAAATGTCGAATACCTTGTTGGTCTTCAATCATCACAACATTACCGTATGACCAGTGCATATTGTTTTGTTTTGAAGTTGCAGAACCTGCACGAATTACTTTGCCAGAAACAGGGGCATCTACTCGGGAACCAGTAGGCATTGCAATATCAACACCACGATGATTGTCTGTACGTTCACCATAACCAGAAGAAATTTTACCGTTATATCCATTAATTTTACCGTTTGAGGAATTAACTGAAATGTTACCAGTTTGCTGAATTTTACCTGATGCAATTTGAGATTGTATTGCTTTGACTTGCTTTTCTTGGAGTGCTAATTTTTCTTTTTCAAGTTTAATTTGAGCTTCTAGTGATTTGCGGTACTCCTTAGAATGTTCAGGAAATCTAGCTTGTATTTTTTGCTGTTTTTCGATTGCTAAATTAAGCTCTTCTAATTTTTGCTTATACTTGTCAGTAATCCAAATGGATTTCTCTTTTTCAGCATTGTTCTCTTTTGTAGCTTTAGTATTACTATTAGTTGATTTAGACGAATTTTCGATTTCAGCAGAGAAATCACTTATATTTCCAATATTAGTACTAAGACTACCTGCAAGTCCGTCTAATTCTGCTCTAGCTCCTGCAAGTCTACCTTGAAGTATACTTTGTTGTGCTTCCATTGCCATTTTCATGGCTGAACCTGCAACGCCAGATAACGGCATTGCATTAATTGCTACAGCAGAACCTAATGCTATTTCATTAGCTCTGACATACTTTTCAAGCATCGAAATTTCTACTTTTAAGTTATTGATACGTGCTTTAGCCCCACTAGCAGATGCTAATGTAGCTTGCTGTTCAGCAGTTAACTTTCCATCACGAGCAAGTTTGTAACCTTTTAATAGTATTTCATTTGCTTTATTTTCTGCTATGATAGCACTACGCTTCTCATCTGATAAGACAATAGCTTTACCATCTTTACCTAATAAGTCAGGGTAGACACTGGATAATTCCTTCATTATAGCTACACGATCATCTAGAACCTTTTTAACTTCTCGTTCTTTGGATGTTAAATTTTCTTTAGTGTAAATATCTTGAAGTTGTTGTTGTGTGTAACCTGCTAATTTGTTAGTAAGTGAGTCATATTGGAAAATTAGGTCGTTTAACGCATCGACTCCAGATTGAGATACACCTGCCATTTGCTCAGTTACATCTTTGAAGTCTTGCATTTTTGAGGCTAATTCCGATACTGATTCAGAAGATTGCTCTGCACCTTCACTGACTGCATCCATACCTGCTCTTACTTCATCGAAGCTTTTGCCAGTCGCTTTAGCTTCGTTAGCCAGTTTACTATGCTCTGTAATGGCATTTTCATATGTCTTGTTTAGTAAATCCATTACAGCTTTTCTGTCTTTTTCTTTACTAATAACTGCCTCTAGACTTTTTGGCAATCCATCCAACATAGTTTTGACGCTTGCTGAAGATTTTCCGAAATCTTCTTCTGTAGCATTAGCCATATCGCTGAATGATTTAGAAATATTGGTAGTAATCTCATTTGCCTTGCTAGATAGTTCATCATTACCGTTATAAGAGAATAGTGTTTCTAAGCCACTTTTTAAATCATTAATGTTACTGGAATCAGACATTGAAAGTAATTGTGATGAGAAGACTTGAGCCATTTCTTTTGTAGAATCTTGCAATGATGAGTTTGTTCCTATCATTGCATTTAAGGATGCTACATATTGAGATTTTAGGTTAGCAGTTGATTTATTCATCTCAAGTTCATGTGGTAATACAGCCTTATACGTATCTTCTAACATGAATAATAATTTACCATAGTACTCTACTAAGCCATCATCACCTGAATTTTTAGCTTCAAGGTGTTTAGTTTTAATATCATTTAATTTTTTTGCAATCTCATCAGCAGTAGTTAATAATGGTTTTCCATTTTCATCAGCTAATCTAATAACTAATTTATCAGGAATATCAAATTTATCCGCCCATTTTAAAGAATTTTCATCATAGTTTGCTAATACCTGTAGACGTCCTTGCATTTTATCATTAGCCGAACTCATATCTGAATTATAAGTTTCAATGTCTTCATTTCTTCTAGAATTTGCTTCTGCTTCAGCTATCTGCTTGTCTATCTCTAGTTGCTGTTTGAGTAAATCGATTTTAACTTTAAGTGCATTACTAGTACCTATTAATTTGTTACCATACGAATCTTCCCCAGTAACCAAAGAAGGAAGCTTTGTACCTATTTCATTTTGGATGTCACGATATTCATTAATAGTTTTAGAATCTACATTAGGTAATGCCATTTTTTCTTCTAATTCTTCATACTTCTTTGATAACTCATCTATATTAGAAGCATTTTGACTATATGAATTAAGCATTTCCTTGTTAGCAGATTCTAATTCTTCGGCTTTTTGACGAGCTTCACCCATCTTACTCATTAGTTTTTCAATAACAAAACCGATGGCAACAAGAGGTAGTCCAACGCCAAGAGATGATAAGAATCCTTTCCACGCATTTCCTAGACCTTTTGTCGCTACAGATAATAGGTTGGTAGCCGTAGTTACTGCTGTCGCAGTTCCTCTAAATCCTACTAATGAAACAATAGAGCTTCCGACACTTACGCTTAGTTCTTTAAACTTGGTAGATAATAAAAAAGTTGCCATTCCTGTTGTACCTAAAACTACAGGGAGTAATCCAACTCCATTCACAAGACTCGTTATTACACCTAATCCACCTGAAGCTAATTGAAGGAATGATACCATGCCATCTGTCAGAAAAGCGTCTCCTATTGAGACTGCGAGCTTCTCGAATTCCACTCGTGTTAATGCAATACGTGCTTCTAATGATTTCATGTAGATTTCATTTTCTCGCATTGCTGAACCTGCTGAATTTTTAGATGTCTCATACATTTCTCTGTACATTGATTTAGCAGAACCTAAGTCATCTAGTAATGCTTGCATACGAGATATGTGATATTTTCCTGCAAGACCTTCCATTACTGAAATCCGTTCAGTATCATTCAGATCTTTAACTTTATTAGCTACTTCAGTATAAACCTGAATGATGTCACGCATGTTTCCTTGTTTGTCTGTTAGAGAAACATTAACCATACTTAATGCATCTTGAGCAGGTGCACTAACTAAACGAGGTAGCACATTTTTTACGAAGTTACCAACTTCATCCAAATATACCCTAGCTTTCGCTATATTTTAACACTTCACAAAGAAGTGGGAGTAGACTATACCATTAACTCATAATATAAATCACCTTTAATCACATTCCACTGCTTAATAAGGTGAGATAAATAAAAAAAGAGTAGGGGAGTTAGCCCTACTCATGAAAGTTTTCCATATTCTTTTTCATAATCCTCTAGATACATCCATTTAAATCCACCTGCTGTTTTTCTCTTACCTCTACAAACTGCAATAATACTAGAAGAGTCTATGTTGGTATCAAGGTATGCTTTACTAGCACTTTCAAAAATAACAATAGTATCGTAATCAATCTTGACAATTTCCTTCTTTCTTGACTTACTGCCATTTTTCCTTGATTTATTAGGAGAATAATCATTCCACCCATTTTCCATACCTCTTTTTAAATACGAAGTTACAGTGGCTGAGCATAAATTCATCTCTTTAGATATATTTTTTATACTCTTGTTACCATTGTTCCATATTTCATTGATGTATAATACTAGGCTTTTTTCTGCCAATAATGAAACTTTATTCCATTCTAAGTTTTTTATATCAAATATCTTAACTAGTTCACTGTTTAGTATGGAGTTTTTTATAAATGTAGATGAAGATTTTCTACAGTCAATAATAATATATTTATCTATACCATTACTGATTGCCATTTTATATTTAACTGCATCATTTTCTATTTCTTCTATTAGTGTTCTACTGCCTAAGTATTCGAAACTAGATTCATAGTGTTGCATGCCGTGACATTCTATTAATATTTTACTTCCTAAATATTCTATATAAAAATCGTACCTTTTGTTGTTCGACCACTCAAAAACTTTCTCCCATTCAAAATCCACCTTCAATAATTTTAAAACAGTGAACATGTACTTTTCAGGATACGATTTGCCATCTGAACAATTCGCACATGGTAAATAACCCTTACTACAAATTTCATTTATAGTTTTATTTTTTACTATTTGTCCGCAATCGCATTGCCAGTCAACCTTTTTATTACTGCCTACAGTGAATTCACATGATTCACTTTTATTAAGTAAGAGACGTGCAATGTGAGGTGCTTTATTAGATAATTTACTACATTCTGGACAATCTGCATTTCCAAATCTCCTATTCCTTACTGCGTTTTCCCATTCATGACCACATTCTCCTAACCACCAGACAACTTCAGAAGAATGATAATGTATACTCTCTGTAGTCAAATCACCATTCTTTGTTGGATGCCATTGAGATGCTATTACAGTGTTCATTGACTTTAAAGAATTTGTTATATTTACTCTTCGACCATTACAATAAGGACAATTGCATTTTTTAGAAGTTCTGTCATTTAAACTCATGTTATAAGAACTTTCGCAATCTGGACATAGCCACCAAACAACTCTACTTTCTCCACAAGTAACATCATAAGGAGTTAATTCGCCGTTTAGCTTCTGATGCCATTCTTTTGCTAACTTTAAATCTTTAGTTGCAAGACAGTTTGATAACGATACTGTTCTTCCACTACAGTAACGACAGCCTTTACCTTTTGATTTATTATAAACTGCCATATCATATGACTCTTTGCAGTCTATGCATTTCCACCATACAACTTCTCTAGAATTACATGTAACATCGCTTGGTGACTTGTTATTTCTGACATAATCCCATTCTTCAGCCAATAATGGCTTAATAGTTTTTAATGAATTCGTATTGTTCACTCTTCTTCCTGAGCAAAATGGACAATTAGAACCTTTTTTGCGGTATACTACTTCCATATCATACTTACTTTTACATTTAGTACAGTACCACCAAGCTTTTTTCTGACTACCTTTTGTAACATTGTATATGTCCAATCCCAATTCATTATTCTTCTCAAAATCCCATTCTTCGAATAGGTGAGGGGAGTGTTTTAATAATGCATTAGATTTTATATCTTCCAGTCTGTTTAAGTCTAAAACTTCACTAGTTTGAATGTTTACATATGTATTTTCACACATAAATTAAATTACCTCCTACAGTAATTTTCCTAATTATATTAAATATGGAAGTAAAGTTAGGAGGCTTTACTTGTCAATTAGGTTAACTACTCCCTAATCAATCCCTATAGTTAAATATTAACATAATATATAATTATGCACAATGTAAAAATATGATTTTATGTATTTTGTTTATTAAAAAGTGGAATGTGATTAATTTTAATTTAATTATGAGTTACCCCTTGATAGTCGTTGAGAGCTTACCATATGTAAATTACACTTAGGTCTATCTCTGCTGATTGTCCAATCCTTCATATTTTGAGGTGTTATATAAATTTCTAAATATAACTACTAATGATGGCTCTAAGGAGTTCCCAGCATATTCAGGGTTTGCTATGCACATTGCTGTGCAAAGGGGCGATAAAGTTTACCCGATTGTTTGGTTGACGCTGTAACGGTTCCGATAATTGCATTGAGTTGGTCATACTCAAGTCCCATAGCATTGGCAGTCCTTTATATTCATATAAGTTCGCAAAACTTATATCGTTCTCTTATGAACTGCTTTATGTCACCATAAAGAGTAGACTATATCAAACTCTCATTGAGAGCCTTCCCATTTCCACTACCATTAGCTTGTAGTGTATGCCTATATAAATAGGTCTTACTAGTCGTTCGGCATTTACGAAAATATTTATTTCGATTTAGCACGGTATTGTCTCAAAGAGAGTTCCACCGTTTAGGGAAGTTTAGACGTAGAATCGCTTCTACGAATGCCTATTTTATTAAGCGCCTGCGCGAGCTTGACCACGAGCTAACTTTTCTGTCGTTGTTGCGAAATTGTTGGAAATGTTATTCCAACTATCAATAATACCCATAGCCTCTGATGCATCTTTCTTCCATTGCACGAGACTTGCCGTCATGTACTCACTTGCTTGCTGTGCTGAGATCTCGCCTACATTAGAAGCAACTAAACCTGCGTCTGCAAGAGTCCCTAACTCAGCACCTTTATATCCTTGTCGTGCAAATTCGATATAGGCATCTAACGCTTGAGAAATTGATTGTCCAAATTTCTCAGCAGATTGAGTTGCTCTATCAAATATTGCACCCATATCTGTACCGTTATCTACTACTTTTTGAATGGATACTAATTTAGAATCAATATCAACCAATACAGTTCCAAATTCCTTGGCTGTGCGAACAGCTCCATAGAAAATCGTTGTTGCCGACATCCAAATTGGGAATTTTTGCATTGCCACACCAAACGCCTCTAGTACTCCTGTAGAGCCTTTAGAAGCCTGAGTAGATTCAGCGTTAAACTGTTTAACTTTTTCTTTTAATTTATCTATTTCTTTCTGGTTATCTTTTAATGCAGTTGGATTAATAAGGTTTAACTTACTAAGCTTCTCAATTTCTTTTCTTAACTCTTCAGCTTTGGATTTATCCATTGTACGAGGAAAAAGTTTTTCAGTTCTAGTTAACTCACTGTTAAGTCGAGAAAGCGAATTTTGCTGTTTTTCAAATGTATCTAAATTCTTTTCGCTGGATTTTAACTTATTAAACTTATCACTCATTTGAGTTAACAGGTTATTAACATTAGCTAAATTACCAGTTTCAATTCTTGATAATGAATCAGTAAACTTATGTATTTCTTTATTAGTAAGTAATCCAGACTCTTTCATTTGTTGTAGCAAGGTATTTATTTCACGAGTCTTAGTTTCAAATTGCTGTAAATTGTTACTGTCTTGTCCGAGTTGTCGAATATTCTTAGACGTATCAGTAATCAATTTATTAAGAGTTTTAATACATTCAGGTGTATTGATCTTCATACTATTGATAGAATAAATATCTGATTTGATCTGAGTAAATAAAGTATTATTTGGAGATACCGTGAACTTGTTTGTAACATTTTTAAATTTATTATTTAATTGTTCAACTTCATTACCAATATTCTTAAAAGCATTTGACGTTTGAGCGTCAATTTGTGTATTCTTAGCAAATTTATTTATTTCTTTATTTAAATTGTTTAACTCAGTTACAGTATTAGCAACCTTCGCATCTTGAGTGAATTTAGCTAAATCAGATGATGTAATTTTACCTTGACGTTGAAGTAATTCTAAATTATCCGTAACATCTTTATATTTTTCTTGTAGCTTAATATATGTATTTATTTCTTTTTCAACGGAAGAGAAGTCATTATTAGCAGATTTCATACCTTTAACTGAATCAAAATTTACACCTGCTAATTTATCCAATTTGCCAATAAATTTATCTACAATAACGGGATCGAAAGCGTTATTTTTATCTTTAGTAAACTGATTTAGCTTTTGAGATAATTCAATAGCTTGTTGGTTAATATTAGCCATTGAATTTTGCATCTTGTTTTCATGAGCAGTTTCTTTGTTGATACTCCTCATCGATTCCAGAACTTTACTTAGCTCAGTATTGTTGATTGAAGAAGATATACTGCTTTTAAACTTCTCATATTGTTCTTTAGATAATTCACCTTGTCGAGCAAACTTATTTAACTCTTCAATACCTTTAGAAACATTCAATTTTAAATCTTTAGAGCTGATATCGTGAACAGTTTGACCTACTTGCTTCAATCCCACGACTAGGTTATTAGTATCTAATATTGGCTTCAGATGCGTTTCCTGAATCTGATTTAAACCAGTTTTAACTCTTGTAACAACAGAATCAATCTTCTCTAATCCTTGTGCATCTACAACGGTCTTAATTCTGTATTCACCATTTTGCTGTTTGATGTGATTCTTCAACTGATCCAGAGACTTCATTGACTCTACAACATCTTGTTTGATTCCTTGAGATAGGGTAGGGGAGTGAGACTTACCCATACCTATATTACTTAGCTCTTGATTTAATTGAGATACTTGCTTTTGTAAAGACTCAATTTTTTTACGCATATTATCAAAGGTGTTCCCATTGCCTTTTATTGCATTTAATTCAACATCTAATTTTAAATCTTTTTTTATATTGTCTAAGTAGCTTTGAATGTTGCTTCTGGACTTAGCATCGTTAACTCCTAATGCAATTAGCAATTCGATTGGGTTATTGGTAGCCATTTTCATCCTCCTTTATTAATTTGCAAAATAAAAAGAAGGCGAGCGAAATAAATCACTCAACTTCTTCTTTTTATTTGTATAAATTTCACTGATTTTAATCCTCATGGAACAATTGATATTTTTGCATGATTTCAGTAACCATCATCATATCATTTTTAGCATTAGTAAAATAATCACTTGCTACAGAATTATCCGAACTAGATTTAGTATCGATATTTTTAATTCTGTATTCTGCCCAATGTTTAGTGTTATAAAGAAATGAAGAGAAATAATTATCAATTTCCTTTTCAACATCATTTGACAAAGCGTAATTTAAACCGTTTATATACAACAAGTAATCCCTGTATAGTTCCTTCTTAGCTTCAGCATCATTGCTAACTAGATTTTTAATATTCTTGTCAATAGTAAAATACTCTGTCATAGTTTCATCTAAAATAGTGAAATATTCAAGTGAAACTTTCGCTTCTTGTACACCAATAGGGTATCCTGATAAATCTACTTTTGCTTCACTACTAGCACTCGCTTTTTCATCACTTTCTTTCCCACAAGCAGTTAACAGAATGGTTGCACATAAAATAATGAATAAAAAATACTTCCTAAATTGCATAAAAACACCTCCAAGAATAAGCATACTCTTGGTTAAATGATAACATGTTTATGTAATTTATGAAAGATTTTGAAGTTATCTCCTCTTTATTGTAAGTACTTCATTGAAATCTGTTATTTCTAATGCGTCCATTACAGCAAAAAGGTGTTCTCTGTTAATTTGGTTTTTATTGTTTCTGTATAAATCTGAAATAGTAGCTGCTCGTAATTCTACTCCAGTTTTTTCTATGATCAATTCCCTCAATTCTTTTTGAGAACTAACTCCTTTAGAACTAGCTGCTTTATCAATTGTTAATTTTATCAATATTCTACACCTCAAATGTATATAAAAATCTACTAAAAATCATTATATGCACAAGAGGAATAGAATTCAATTTATTACATATTTACGTATTTCTGTAATTATGTTATATTTTTGATGTGATTTTATTTTATTTGCTGTAAAAAGAGGGCGTTTATATTCAATTTTAATTTTGTAAAAGTAGTTCTTTTTTACTAAATTTCACAATTATTCAAAATAATACCAAGATACATTTACATACAATAGGGGAATATAAATTCAAGATTATATTAACTTATTATTCTTCTTTAAAGTCTATAAGTTCTCGTATGTCGTCAATTTCTAATACTTCTGCTATACGAGTCAAATGTACTCTATTCATTGCAGTTTTTCCATTTGTACTAATTTCACTAATGGTCGCTCTTCTAATACCAGTCATCTCAGATAGTTGTTCTTGGGTTAGATTGTTTTCTTTCATTAGCTGTTTAAGTTTAACTTCTATTGTTCTCATAGTAACTAAACGCTCCATCCTAAAAGTACTTAACATGATTATATCTTATTTACGAATTTCCGTACAGAAATGTATTGACATAATTTTTCAGTTCATGATACATTTTATTTGTACTTAAATACGTACAAACGTACACAATATAATTCACAAAAGAAGGGGAGAATGAAAATGAATACATTAATCGCATCAATCAAACTTATTGCAAAAGGTAATATTCCATCACAAGTTGAGCTAATGGGAAAGCCAATTTATGAAAATGGTAAAATTAAAACGTTTGAAGTCATCTACCAAGAATACAATTATGACGAAGATAACCACTTAGATTTCAGTATCGAAAACTTTAATATGTCAATAAATAGCCTACCTAACTCTACATACAAATTCACCAATTACTTTACCTTCAACGTAATAAAGAAGGGGAGAGCTGAATTTGATTTATGTGTATCGATTGAAAATGTACACGATGATCTACTTAATGATATTGATAATTTACTTAAACCTGACAATATTACAATTCAAAACTTTATGTTCAAGGATGAAGCATTCTTCTTTGAATTGGATATGAAAGTAGTTGAAATTGTCAAAATTAATGTAATTGATATTTATTAATTTTAATAAGAAAGGTGAGAGTGATTATTTTCTCACCTTTTTATGTGCTTCATGTAATCAACATGATGAAACATATTTCCTTAAGTCTTCGATCGTTGTAGAAATAACATGCTCTAAATATTCTTCACGACTAAGCACTCGTCTACCCTTGCCGTTCTTATTAGTCGTAATAATTTCATAAGATTCACTCTTATCTTGACATGTATCTGATAACATATGAATTAAATCATCGATAAAAAATAACTGTTCTTCTGTCATTGAATTATCTCCTTTTGTTTTATAAATTAAATATATGTATTTGTTAAATTAATTCGCTTGAGGTAATTCATTAAGTATTTGACTAACAGTTTTGGTTACAATTTTACCATCCTTAATTAATCTTTTAACTAGGAAGTCTACACCTTTTGATTTCAGTAAAGGCTTATTGTTTGTTTTACCAAATTGATTTACGACAGGGATGACTTTAAAGTAATTCATGTATTTCTGGTAGGGGATATTATCACCTTGTAGAATCTTTTGTTCACGTAACCATTTAAATAAATTATTCCTACCAAGACCATTGATACTTATTATCTTAGCAAAGTTTCCGATATCGTAATGATCGTTTGTATTTTCAATCAATTCGCTCATATGAATTTTAGACTGTAAACTTTTTATGACTTCTTCCTTAGAAGAGAGTTTTTCTAATTCTAAAATTTGAGTATCAGCTTCCTCAACATCAGTTAAATACTTTAACCTGTCATCATCTGACTTAGCCATAATACTCATACCAAATGCGAGAGCTTTCTTTTCTTTCCACTTTTCAATCTGATCATGAATGCCTGTTTTCATATGTTCGTTTTCGGCTTTAGTCTGGAAGTAATCCTCTAAGAAGTCTTTGTAAACTTCAACAGCTTTTTCACCTTCAGCAAACTTTAAGTAGAGTAAGAATCCAGATTTTGATAAAATGTAGATATTCTTACTAGCATTAAAAGCATTTTTAGTATACCCAATTTCGCTCTGCCACTCAGGCATAGCAGATTTCAAGTCAATGATATCAACGTTTTCTTCAAATGATTCAAAATTTCTTTTTATAGTTCTATTAACTATACTGTTCTCATAACCCATCAACTCTGCAATTTGTTTAGTTGTAATTATACTTTCTTTTTCATTAAATCCACCGACTAGACGAGTAAATTCTCTGTCCTTGCTTTTTACCATACCACTTTGAAATAGTTTAATTTCTGTCACTGAATCTCTCCCTTGAATTATGTATTTTATTAATTAGTAGATGTCATGTGAAATTCTTACCTACAAATCAATAATAACAGGAGAGTTAAATTATTTCAAGTGTATTTATGTATTTTGTTAAATAAAAACCTGATATCATATAAATAACTCAAGTAAACCCCTAAAAAGAGTAGGGGAGTAGTTCAGTTATTTATGTATTTGCTTCTTCTAATTTCTTTTTAGCTTTCTCTTCTTTTAACTTAGCGATCTTTTTACGAACATCGGCTTTGGATGCAGGTTTAATATATGATTGTCGAGTGGTCTCTACAGATTTATGATTGCCCATTTCGGCCGCTAAAGCTAAGTCTCCAGTTGTTTCATAAATTTGATTTAGTGCAGTTTTGCGAATGCTGTGTGAACGAAAATCATCGATTCCAATAATTTCACCGAAACGTTTAATTCTCCATTGAATTGTCTCTTTAACCATTTGTCGATATTCGCCGTTATGTTTAGTTATAAATAATGCATCTACTTCAGAGCTATCCATTTCTTTACGTATCTCTAACCATTCTTCAATTAAAGACTTAGTATCTTCTTCGAATATTACTTCAACTTTATATCCACGCTTTTCACGAATATCTTCAAATAACATTCCTTCTAAATCTAAAGATGATAAAGTTAACTTTGAAATAGCTCCTACACGATTGCAAGATTGAATCATGATGTTCCAAATAAGTCTATCTTGAATATCATATCTTTTATCTTCAATTAATCCATTTGTAATCATATCAATCTCTTCTTGAGTGAGATAATGAGATGTGATGATACTTTCCTCGTTAGCACCTTTCATCCGTTCCAATTTATTTGCAAATGGATGCTTATCAATAAATTGTCTCTTTTCAGACCAATTATAGAAGCTAGAAATTACACTTAGTTTAGTGTTAATTACTTTTTTATTATTACCAAGAGTTTCTTGACAGAAGCTAATAAAGCCTTCCATAATATCAACAGCATCCTCTAAAAAGTCTTCATCGTATAGGTTAATGTTGTCGCATTCTTCCATAAGGTATACTAAAAATTGATTGAAGTAGTTCTTGTATACTTTGTAAGTTGTGTCCTTGACATCTCTATTTTTCTGTATATTACTTTTTAAATATTTATCATACAACTTCACATTGTCAGGATTTACTTTGTTTAGCTTTTCTTTAGTGAAATATCGTATTTTTGTAATTTTACTCATTAATCATTCTCCTTTCATAAGAATGAAATAAAAAAGACTTGAAGCTTATCTAACTTCAAATCCAAGTTTTCTATATGCATTTTTAATTGCGTTTATAAGTGGTATAGGGTTTGTCTGTATACGTTCAATTGTAGTTTGTACAAATGGTCTCGCTTCACTCCATTTACCAGTACGATACCAATTTTCAGTAATTCCATCTTCTATAGTGTCAGTAATAAAGTCGCCTCGTAGCGAGTCGTAACTTTGTTCATAGATAGGGGAAAAGTGTCCTTGCCCTAATGTTAAGTTTTCAAATAGAACTCTTACTTTCCCATTATTAACTTCAACCTTAGTGATCTTCATATTACGAACATCAGATAAACCACCATCATTACCTCTACGTAAATATTCAACTGGTATGTAACGACGATAAACTACATCTTGTACTGCTTTAGACATTTCTTTAGCTAATACATTTTCAATACCTTTATCTTTAAACACATTATTAATAATGTCTCCACGTTCTAAGTAGCGTTTCAATTGGCTTAAATCTTTTACCTGAACCATATTACTTACCTAATTTATCTACAACTTTTAGGTTTTTATCTTCAGATTCTTTTTCTAATTCATTTATAATATCAGCACCTAACTTAACAATGTCATTGAATCTATCTAACACGTCATGTACCTCAGATGGATCAAACATATGGTCTAAGAATATCCGATATAATCCAGATTCCTCTAAAGATTCCTTTGTTTCAAGGTGAATATTAAAAGGTTTATTATCTAACTCATCTTTTAAAGAAGTGAAATGTTTTATGATGAGAAATTGAAGATACTGTAAAATTTTATCTTCATCTTTTAATTTGTCTAATTTGTTTTCTTGACAATATTTAATTGTTATAAGCAATTCATCTAAAAGTTCATTAATTTTTTTCTCAGAGAACTTAGGATAATAATAGATGAATTCATCATTTTCTTTATCTAGATAGAATTTTTGTTTCTTGTGTAACTCTTCAATTCGCTTTTTTACTTCAGATAATTTTAATTGTCCCATGTGTAGATTCTCCTTTTCTCCTCAAATAATAAAAATAGAGTAGGGGAGTTAACCCTACTCGTTAATATGTATTTATTAAACTACTTCTACATCAATTACTTCTTTGTATTTACCATCTGTAACACGAACAGTTGTATTACCGACAGCTACAGCAGTAATTTTACCTTTGACGTCTACTGTTGCAATTGTAGGATCATCCGAACTAAATGTTAGGTCTGCATTATTCATGATAATGTTACCGTATCCACCACCACGGATACCATAAACAGTTACTTGTTCAGAGTCATTAGGAATTGCAGAATCTAATACAACTTCTGAAGGATTACTTGCCAACATTGAAATTTCTACTTTTTGACCTGCAAGTTTTAAATATTTAACGTAAGCATAGTTACCTTCATCATCAACTAATGATTTACCGTTTAGAGTGGATTGTGATACACCATCATGTGATAATGATAATGACATTGCACCATCAAGTTTGTAGCGAGGAACTTCAATTTGTACTTCGTAAACATGGTCACCATCTTCGTCAAATAAACCTGAAGTTAATACTAACTTAAGAGCTTTCGGGAATGAGTTAGCAGGAATTGTCATTACATCTACAGTTGCTTCGTATTGGTATACAACCAAAGCCTTCTTATCAGCTAGCGCAGGAACAGTCACATCTTTTACATTTGGTACAATAGTTTGATTACCTGCATCCATTTCAACATACACGTTTCCAATTGGACTTTCTTTAAGCGTACCATTACCGTTAGCATCAAATTCCACTGTCTCTTCAGTAAAGTATTTACTTAATTTATTTTTGATTTCTGAGCCTGTTTGTAGAGCTAGGTAAGTAGGGGAGAAGTCAGCAGTTTCAATTTGGAATGCAATAACTTTTTGATAGTTGTGTACATATTGTAACTGAGAGCCTCGACCTGCAAATAACTCTTGTTCTTGAATAGTTTGTTCCATAGAAGAACTTAAAAGTGCTTTACCTTTTACTAAGAGGTTATCAGTATTAGGGTCTAAAAGTAGAGCATCGGCAACTGATACTGCGAATAATTTTTTCATTAATAATATTCCTTCTTTCTTTTGATTATATGTATTTTGTTAATTATTAGCTAATCCCTTATCAGACACCAATTTATCTAATTGTTCTTTTGACATAACGATGTCATCATCTGGATTCTTAGTTTCAATTTGGTCTAACCAATGCGGAATTTCTGCACCTTCTTTAAATGAAACCATTCCAGAATATTGTGCATTCTGAAGAATATCAGCAGACTTGATTAGATCATATCTCTCTAATTCTTTTCTGAATTGATAGATTGTCATATTTTTGATATCCTCATAAGAAGACTTCGATACACATTTATAAGCAATTATTTGTTGTTCTAAATCAGCCATTTTTTTGTTTCTTTTATTCATAAACGCTCTAGCTTCACTCTTTGCTCTATCAAACTCAGTACCTAAACTTTCATCTGAAACATCGATTAGATTTTGCTCTCCAATAATCACCTTTATTTTGTCGAAGTCTCTTTCTCTAATTACAATTTCATCATCAATTACAATTGTGTACTTATTCTTTTCGTCAACATCAAACCTGATATTTTCACTTCTACTAATTAACTTTATTAGAGTTACTAATTTATCGAAGAAGTGCTTGTTCACACCGTCTGAACTGATAAGTATCAAAAATGCCAAATAAGACATCTTAATAATCATTGGATCTTGAATTGTATTTTTAGGAATAAGTAGACATTGTACTGCATCATACAACTGTTCAATATTTTCCATTTGAACAGGATATACTGGAATGTTGCGATGGTATTTAGGATTCCCCCATACATTATCCAAATCAATTTTCATTTTTGGACTCTCTTAGGTGATTCTTGAAGTGAAGTAGTAGCATAGGCTAATTTATACCCGATAAAACCTTTGGGTGTATTATTAATAGGGGAGCTGAATGCCAAAATAAAATCCCCAACATCTGTAATCTTGTTGAGGAGTAGTAATTCATCTAATCTATCGCAAATCCAAGTCATACGAAAATCAACTATATCAATATCCACATGTACATATACGTCAAAATTATAAACTTGGTTAGATGAATATGGATTGTCTTGTAATCTTCCTGTATAACTATTATTACTTGTTTGAGGTTTACGAGTGCCAGTATAAAAGCAAATACGAGACATTTTAGATTCTAAGACTAAATCATAGGTTTTATCTGATGGTATTATTGCTTTTGAAATGATTTTATACTTATCTTTTAAACTAGTGATATCAGCTTTTGATTTATCTAAGGGATCATCTAATGCATCTTTTGGAACATAATGAAGAAGTCTTAACAATTCTTCGTCTTTAGACAACTCTATGAATAATTTCTCTAGTGATTCTTTTAGCTTCATTCATACACCTCCTCACTAGAATTCTTTCTTCCTTCACGTTCGCCAGTAATTCTTAAAATGCCTACTTTATTGATTGAGCTAGAAGGGTCAATTCTTATGATGCGATATGTTTCGTTATATAAATCAAATTGTTCATTTAACTCTATAGAAGGTGCTTCAGTGTATGGGATAGTTACCATTACCTGATTAGCTAATAAGTTAACAGGTTCATTTGCATCTGCAATCGCTGTAGAGGCATCATTCATTTTAACCACGCAAGGTAAATTTGTAACTTCTCCTGGAATAGTCTTATAAACAGGTCTATCAAGTTTGTCATAACTTAGAAACTTTTGTTCATCAGCATATTTAACTGGAAATTCAGCACTACAAAGCTCGCCTAAAAATTGAGGTGTAATTTCATTTGTGTCTTTACCTGTCAGTAAATAAGTAAGTTCTCCTTGAGTTACATAATGTCCCATGTCAACTTTTGTATCAGGAATGAAGATAAATTTACGTTTTTTGTATGTGTCTCTATCTTTAGTGATGGAATAATGTGTTACTGATTTATCCAAATTTAAATAAACGTCATATCTATTAGGAGAGTTTAAAATTTGCTGTTTAGCAATAATTTTAGACTTATTATGATAAGCATCTCTTGAATTATGTCCATCACTATTCAAACGCTGTATATATTTAGCTCTGTAATTCAAGTGCTATCACCAACTTTAAACATCCTATTTATTAAACTAATACAATGAAAAACTTCTCCTCGGATTACTTTTACATCTGGTTCAGGAGCAAGACTATCATCATAAAAATGTTCTAGAATACTCAATAGAGTAATGATTGTTTTTGTATCTTCTACTAAATACTGTAGCCCATATAACTCATAACTAAATGATTCAATATAACGTGAAAGCCCGTCATTTTTCTCTTCAAATAAGCAAAGAGTTTCATAGAATCTATCTTTTAAATATTTAATGTATTCAACTGAAATATTCATATTAAACACCTTGCCTATAATAATACTCAATCATTAATAAGTTAGCTTCGTCTATTATACTTTTACGGAGTAATCTCAACTGAGCTAATTGATTGTGAGGAGAAAATTGATTGTAGTCTTTTGAACCAATTTTATTATACATGTAGTCTTCACTATTGATTTTAGGAGATAGATGTTCAGCAATCATCAAAGTTGCTAATATTTCTTTCTCCATATCAGACAAACAAGTATTAAACTGAAATAAAACATCGTCTCTTTTAGATAAATCTTTTGTAGAGTAGGTGAACTTTGGAATAGCTGACCTTAAATAACCTAGAAGTATTTCATCTGCAAAAACTGGATTAGTTTCTAATTGATTCTTTATATAATAGTCATTGATTTTATCCAAGAATGAACCATAAATCTCTGAATAAGATGTAAATGTCATAAGATAACACCTACTTTAAACAATTTCTTGGTCAAGCTCTTCGAAAATTTCAATATTAAATACTTCTTTAACAACTTTTGATTTTGATGGTGGCAAATCTGATTTTTTTACATAGTCAACTATTTTTTCGATGGCATGTTTAGCATCTATTTTTTCAAGTTCCTTTTTAATCTTTTGTGGAGTACCTTTGAATAATGCTTCAATTTCTGATTCAGAAATAGCATTAGAGCTTTTCTCCATATACCCCATCTTAATCATTAAATCACTGTCATCTACAGTAATTACACCATTGCGAAATAATTTACTTACTGAATCTGTATAAAGAACGTCATCTTCTTCCATTAAAACGAATGATTTACTTCTAATTGTAATTTCTCGATTTGCTTCATTTTCAAAACGAATACCTACATTAAAAGGGTTATCATTTAAAACTTTGTATTTAACCATTTTAGTATATCCTCCTTGTAAATCTTGTGAAAAAAATAAAGTAGAGAGGAAGTGCGATTCCTCTCACTTATGTATTATTGAATTTTATAGAGTTGTATCTTCATATACTCCAAGTAATTTACGAACTCCGACAGCGCCTACACCAACATATTGGTCAAAACGGAATTCTACTTCTTTAGAGTTGATATTTACAGGTGCATCTGTAGTTTGAACTCCACCTTCGAAATGAACCTTAACTGGACGTAATGAAGAGTCTCCTGATGGAATTACATAGATTAAATCTTTTCGTAACTCTGTCTCAGTTAAAGAGTTTGGAATAAACGGATTGTTCAACTTCATTAATTTACCACCTAAATAAGAACCAATCATACCATTTTGATTATGTTCTACAGCTAATGCATCTGGAATATTATTATTGAAACCTGCAATTGCAGTAAATTTACTTAATGCTTCGATATCGCCTACGATAGAAGCAGAACCTCCAACACGATTCATTGCATGTAAAATAGGGTCAAATGTACCTTTAACAATACCAGAACCAGGAGCATAGTTAGGTGTCGCCATTGCTGAAAATGCCGCATAAATAGAATCTTGGATACGTTTTACAATTGCCATTTCCATTTCAACGACTGCTTGTTCTGCAATTTTAATTAAATCCACTTTACCAGTAGCTAAGTCAAGGAAATTGACAACTGGTCGCACAGAAACTTCTTCAGTATCAAGAGATACGAACTTATTTGAAACTTTAGAACGTTCAGTAGATGCTGATTTAGCTTGGAACATAGCTTTAATTCCATTAACATTAATTTTAAATTGAGCCTTTTCTCCAAGACCTGTATTTTTTACATCTGCTAGTTCTTCGAAATAGTTCAGACGTTGACGTAAACCTTCGTCAATTACATAAGACATGATTTGTGCAATTTCATAACGGTTATCTGGACTAGGGTTTGAAGCTAATTCTTTGATGTATTCATTTGCATTCTTTAATTCATTTACTTCAACTTGTGCTTTTAATAAATCTTTTGAAAATACCTCTACAATACGAGAATCTTTACTAATAGTCATAATTTCTAATTCCTCCGATAATTTATGTATTATTTAATATTAAAGAACTAATAAACGTAGAGTTTCTACGCCATATTCATTTGTTTTCTCTTTTACTACTAATTTAGTAGAAGGGGTACGAGAGCCGATTGCTTCAACATTTCCATCTACACCCACTGCAACTTCATCACCTTCAGCTAAAGTACCATTGAACTTTGTAGTTACAAGAATTTCACCTTCTTGTGGTTTTTTCAGGCGAAGATATACACCTTCCTTGACTTCATAATCAATAGTATCGATAGATTGCTCATCGACTGTATCAACTTCATTAACTACAAAATAAACTTCCTTATCACCAGTTGTAGCGTCTGTCAATGTGCCTGTTTTTGCCTTATGATCTAAGACTACCCATTGACCATTTTCTACTCCATTTTTAACTGTACTTTTGTAAGTACCAATATATAAATCATTTCCTAAAGCTACAAAACCTGCCATTATATAATTCCTCCATTTAATTTAAATTTTTATGTATTATTTTAAATAAATATTTATGAGCGAGGGGAAGCCCAGAACTCACGCTTATCTTTTACAATTAAATCTTCTTGTTTGTTTGCCACAACGACAACATCATCATTCTGTTTAGATGCAACTTCTACATCATTTTTTTGCTTTGTTACTTCATTCACAACAATTTCATTTAATTTTTCAGAATTCAATTCTTGAATAGCATTTTGAACTTCTTCTGATTTAAATGCTTCCTCTGAAAGTAATTTGGAATACTTGTTACTTAACTCAGTGATCTCAGCTTCTTTTTCAGCTTTTTCAACTTTCTCCTTATATTGATTTAAATCATCAATAGTAGATTTAAGTTCGGCAATCTCATTTTTTAATTCAGATTCAGTTTGCGCTTGATTTACGATAGTACCATTAAGCTCTTTGATTTTATCGTCAAAGTCGGTCACTTCTTTTGTTTCGTTATTTTTCATCGATGCTAACTCCTCTTTAACCTGTGTCAATTCATCTTGAATATCACTTAATTCTTTCTCTTTATCAGCTAAGATATTAGCTAATTCTGTAGTGTTGTCAGGAATAAACCCTAACTTACCTTGTTCCCATTGGTCTGATGGTGAAATAATTACTTCATCATTCTCAATTGAATAAGGAATTTTGAATAATACCTCATAATCGTCCCAATCTTCAACAATAACATTGTCATTATAAATTGTATGAATATAATAGTTGTACTGACGACCATTTGTTTTTGCGTTAATTGGATTCAATTTATTATAAATTTGATTTGAAATCTCACTGTATTTAAGTGAAGCTGTTTCAAATTTTCCTTTATACTGAATTTTATGACCTTTGTTAAATACTTCTTTTTCAGCCACATTGTCATCTCCTTTTCCTTCATTTTCAATACTCAAATCTTTTTCATATGCTTCTGCAACTAATAGGGTAGCTTTTGCTCTAACTTCAGCAGGACTAGAAACAATTGCAGAACCAATGAATGCGTTGCTTCCTTCTGCGTGGTCAATGATACGAATACCGTCTTCAGTAATTTCTTTATATTCTTTAACCATTACTTCGCAAGAGGATTCTAAATCTCCGTTCTCATATAATTCAAGAATGGCATTACATGTATTAGGGTATCTCTTCCAAATCTTAACACTGCCCATCAGAACTGTTGCATCATCAACAATTTCAGTCCAATAGTCCACAAAAGAACCAATAGAATCTGTCATCAACTTACCATTTACTAATTCGTGAGTTAGATTCTCGTACTCAGCATTTTCTAACTTTTCCTTATTAACTTGAAGTGGAAGTCCAATATATGTATCTTTATTCGAAACAATATATTCAATGAATTCATCCGTAAATTGTGCATCATTGTAGTTAGCAACATTTGATAGAATACCTATATTCAAAAGCATATAAATATCATTTGATTCATTTAATTCAAGTGATATTGGTTTAATACTTAAAATCTCGTTCAATATTTCACCTCCTTTAAATTAATTAAATTATTATGTATTTTTGTTATTACATTCTTCACATGTGCAATTTTCTTTGTGTTTAATATTTTTAACTCCTAACTCAAAAAATGCTGATTGTACTTTCGAAGCAATTTCTGACTTAGGATTAATATTAAAAGTAGGGGAGTAACCCTTCATATAGTTCACCTCATTTAGCTAGTGGATGGTTTTGGATTATTATTGCCTCCATTAGACTTACTTTTTATAGTATTTTCATTGGTAGGCTCATCAACTGTAGGCGCTCCACCTTTATTGTCACCATTTCCACTTTGAGTATAAGCATTAGAGGCAGGGTATATGATACTTTCTGTTTTCAATACTTTACGCTCATATTCTGCTTGTCCAATAACATTCTCATAAGGAAGACCAGTAAGAGATTCAATCCAAAACTTAGAAATTCCAGTCTGCATATATAAATCCTTGTACTTATCAACATATTTATCTTTATCTAACATTGTTGATTTAGCAAAGACAAATTCACAAGAAACAGACTTAGGTAATATCTGCTTTAAATATCTGTTAATTAATACTTCAAATTTCTCTAATAAAGTGAATATGTATCTGAAAAATTTCTGACTGTTTAATTGTGCTGAACTGAAGTTATTTCCTCCACCACCCCATAGAACAGCAGGACTTATACCTAGATTAGAATAGATGTCATTTTCGATTTTGTCATACAGTTCTTTTTTAAATAACTCAGTATTAACTTCTAAAGTGTCTAATTTAAAAAAGTGGGGGAGGGCAATTGTGCCAGTTCCAGAACTTTCTTTACCTGTATTAAAACTCATACCATTCTTTTTGTTAAATAATTTACTTACCTCATTGAAGTAAGCTGTAATTACTTCTTTAGGTACAGGCTTTGTTCCTTCTTTATCTAAATGTCCTGCGGATAAGATAACGATTGTTTTTAATAATCGATCTGCTACAGAACGTTCAACTCTATCAATGATTTCCTTTTGTAAAATAGATGACCATGCACCTATAGTCAATGGTAATCCATATGGCATATTTCTATTTCCGTCAATATTAATAACATCAGCATCTCTTAATTCTATGTATCTGTAATCTTCACCTTTATTAATAAAAAGGTTATATTTTGCCAATGTTATTTCGTCTGGTAATGACTCGATAATAACTAACTTGTCATTTACAGTTTTATGCTGTTTTATAGAATTTAAGTCATATTCAACTACCCAACGTCCATTTCTTTGTTTATTAATTCGTAAATCATCTAGATCTAAAAATTGAACGTATCTTTTATTTCTTAAGCAGGTAACAATCGTACCCATTTCTCCGACTTCAAAAAGACCATCTCTTACGAAAGTTTTTATATCGATTTCTTTGAGAAAATCATTTACTTTTCTTTCGTAATTTTTAAGTTTCTTTTCATCATCTACTGTTGACCATGAAATAATGTAGTCAAGTGATGGGAGGGACTTTAGAGAGCGTAATACTTCTTTGATTATTCCATGTTTATTTGTAAGATACTTGGATGCTTTTTGAATTTCTGTTATATTTGAATATGGGTTTTGTAAGTATTTGTATAGATCCGTAAGCGCTATATCACGCAAAGAACTACCTGAGCCATATTGAGTAATAAAATCTGTTAATCCTGCAACTTCAATCCACTCATTAAAATCCTGAAAATTTTCTTCTGACACCTTATTCCTCCTTTCTTTATGTATTTAATAATTTAAAAACCTGATTGCATAAAGAAAAGGTAGTCTTCAAAGCTTTCGTTATCTTCTTCTTTTTCCAAGAATAAGCTAATATAGTATAAACCGTAAGCTGTAGCTGAATAGCGGTCTTTATCAATCCTTTTCACAACTTGCTCCACAGTTATCGTTGTTTGTGTTTCTTTTAATCTTAGATTAGCCACTTCATCAATAAACAATTGAGTTTGAGTAGAAGTAACTTCTACTTCATTTTCGTCATCTTCCTTAGTTAAATGTTCCTTAATATCACTGAACTGCTTCACTAATTTAAGTCTATTTGATTCTACATTATCAATAAATGTTCTAATGATCGCACCATTTATACCTTGTGATTTTAATGCATACACTATTTCTGGTGAATTAGGAACATCTGATTTATCTTCTGTATTGATAGTAGCCCAACATCCCAATTCTTCATTTGTCTCTGGATCAGTAGTATCCTCTAATAAAGCCTCAACTAAACCTTGACCAATCGAGTTTGCGTCTATGACTACGGCTTTAACTCTTGATTTATTCAAGTCTAAATTTCCACCATACTTATAAAAAGTCTGTTTCACAATCGTTGCTTGCTCCTTGTAATTTAATCCATTAGGTGGAGTAATTATATTAACTATGTGAATTTGTCTAATAATACCATTCGCATTTCTAATTATTTTCAAGACTACAATTGCACTCTTATTGTTTGAATCTGACGATGAACGGGCTACATCTACTGATAGTACATACTCGACTAACGCTAAATTACCTTTCTTATCTTTAGGACACTCTAATTCAGGCATAGTTAATGTTCTGGCTTTAATTAGCTTACTTATGTTGATTAACGCTCCTGACGACGCACCGATCCAATCGCACAAATAATTTTGTCGGAATCGTGTTACATTACCTTGTCTAGCTTTATTGATTGTGGACATCTTTTGTCTACCAAAATGAATAGGGATACGCCAATCAGAACCAAATACAAATGTGCCTTTTAAGTCACCTGTATCTTTTACCATTTTCAGAATCTTTTCGTACTCATCGCTATTTTTATATCCAGATGTAGAAAATCTATTAATCTGTCCATTCAATTCAGTAGGGTCAGTATCTCCTGTCATAGTGGTTCTAGGTACGTTGAAAATTGGCTCAATTGCATCTTCATATAAATCTTTATCAATTAATGCACTTTCTTCTAAACTACCTCTACGTCTACGCAAACCTTTTGAAGATTGAGCATTAGCTAAGTTATCAATTATTGCGCCATTTTGAAATATAACTCGACCACTATCTTTGGAAAAGTTCTCTGTTCTAATTTCGTCTTTAATTGAAGGGTAAAATCTTAGTATTTCGTCGTGTTTTTCCTTCCATATTTTAACAGCAGATTCTTTTGTACTCGCTGTAATCGCTAATGTAATGTTAGGAAAACATATAGCAGTATGATATGCTACCATAATTTGAGTCAGCGTTTTACTGCCTCCACGAGGTATACAAAAATAATTTTCTTGAAATCTACTTAAAGTTCTCATCATGACACGTTGATATAGATCTAATTCAATTCCACCTGTATCAGGCTTCAACATATCGTAAAAAATGTCGGGGTAAAACCTAATAAATGCACAAAACTCAGTCCATTTACTGATGTTTCTAGTTATTAAATTAGTATTATCAGTAGGATTTACAGGAGAATTAAATGCTGATTCATAGATATTATTCCTATCATTAGAATGTTTTTTATTTTTAGAAGTAAAATTTTTGTGGCTTACCATTATTCATCACCTTCATATAATGGCTCTTTGTAAACGTTCTCTAAATCCCGAAAGACATTATTTCTTTTTGCTTTGAATTCTTCTATTTCAATATCCGTATATCCATGAGTAGCAAAATGCTCTGAAAGCATTTCATCATAAAAATCATAAATATTTTTATAAGCAACTTTTGGCTTGTCTTCTAGTCTTCGATAATAATTGATAATAGACCAAATGATTAAATCTGCATCATCATAAGGTTGTTCAGTGATCTTAGGGAGAAGTGGTATTACCCCGACTTCAGTTTCTACTGCTTCAAATAATTGTGAAAGAACATCGACTCCGCCACTGATATCACTTTTACTCAATTGAGAAACGTTTATTTTAGCGTCGAGAGCTTGTTTTTGAGCCAATTGACCCCATTCTTTAGCTTCTTTAACGTCACCTTTAGCTGTTGCCATTTCTTCTTTAACACGAAATCTAATATAGATAAGTAAACCTTCAGTATGTAGTGCTGTTTTCTCACCGTAATTTCGAATTAATTTATCATATTTTTTTTCGAAATTTTGATATTCTTCTTCAGTGTAACCGTATCCCCATTTATCCATTATTTCATCTGTTAAAATGAACTTGGATTTCATGAATGTATTTTTCGTTTCTATGGAGATATTTAAATTATTGTCATTTACCAATGAATCTTCTTCGAAAATGCTCTGTTCCCATGTATCATGCCTATAATCTTTAGCATTGATAAGCTTAAAATACTCACCAATAACGTCTGGTTTTGTTAAAGCAGACTCCCATAAATGCATGTTATATGGCTTATCTACTTGTCTAAGAGTATTCTTTACACTGTCAATATTATTATTGTCTGTATTATCTTTTAAGCATTTCTTACAAACACGCAAACGCTCATCAATTTTATCCATAGGGCTATACGATTTATAATAGTCAGTGAGCCGTTTATTATCTCCACACATGGAACAGTTTTTATATTTATCCTTATCTAGAATAGTAGACAAATATAATTCACCTCATTCCAATAACTTACCTTAAATGTAAGTATAATTATGTATTAATTTAAATAAAATAACCGTTTTAATAAATTTTTAAATTGCTGTATGTATACAAAAGCAGTAAATTTAATTTCAAATATTAAACTTTTCATATGTACCACCTATTTAAATCGAATATCATATGTATTACTTTTACCGTAACCTTCTTCAAAAATGGTAATTAGTGTACCTGCATTAGCTGTCTTTTTAAGTTTTAGACTATATGAATTAAATCCACAGATAGCAGGGGATTGTACATGTTCAATATTCTGTAATCCGTCCACACCAATTACTTTATTATGTAAATGATGTAGATGTCCAGTCTTCAACATATGCACTTTCACATCATAAATCATCATATAATCTTTAATTGATGACTCTAAATTTTTCTCATCTTGACCATGTGTACAAAGTAATTTAGTGCCTAAAACGTCAAAGTAGATGATATTATTAGCATCATGTACTGTAATTCTTTTATTTTCATGCAATCTTGTCTTCAAATACCATACCATTAAACGTTCCATATTTTCTTGAGGAAGTTCTCCACGAGAACTATTTAAATATCTATTTTCAGAGTGATTTCCTAACACTGAACGATATTCAATTGTCACGTATTCAGACAAGGCGTTTAGCCATTCACTCATAAATTCAGCAAAGAACATTACTTGATCTGCTACCCCTAATTGCTGATACTGCAATTGATTCATATGTATTAATCCGTCAATCGAATCTGATAAGTTTAATACGGTAACGTTAGTCAATTTTTCTTTATCAATAATTGCAATTGTACTTTCTAACAGTTCCCACATACGACGTTTAAATATTTCTATACTGTATTCTGAAATAACTTCATTATTAAATCCTGTAATCTTCCATTGACTACCTACATGAGCATCGGCAATATCAATAATAGCTGTACGTTTACTGTTGTATTCTTTGATTTGAATCTCAGGTACTTGAATAGTGGAGAGGTTTGTAATTGCTTGTTCAATTTTCTCATACACGTTCTCAGCACGAGCTTGTTCACGTATCCATTTATTCAACTCATTTTTCTCTGAAGACAATTTATTGCGTTCTTTTTGTAATTCTAGCTTTTTAACGGTAAGCTTATCTAATTCTGAATCATCTACATGTTTGGATAGGATATAATCTTTCCATTTTGCATATTGAGCATAATCCTTGCGCCATTTAGATTCAGAATAGTTAACACCATACTCTTTATTAAGTATTTCAGCCAATTCATCCGAACCTAATTCATGTATTGGTATATCTTCAAATAAACGCACGTGGTAATCGTCGAGTGATTCTGTATTTTTACGTTTTAAATCATAAGAAGTCATTCAATCACTCCTTACTCTTCAATTGGTGTAGGAGTAGTAGTTGTATTAACAGAAAAATCAGTACGCCCACAAGAAGCCAATTCTTTTAAAACTTCATTTAATGAATGAGTTTTTAAATCATCATCAGTTTTACCATATTCATAGATCAAACCTTCTTCTAAATTCACTTCTGCGTTTTTATATTCATAGTTCTTTTTTATTTTAGCCATATTTCATCATCCTTTTCTCCGTATAGTAAAAGTACAAAAATAATCCTATCTGCAAAATTTTAAGGAACTAATTGTTCTGATTTTACAGATAGGATTATTTAATTAAAATTTAATTAATAGAGAAGAGTAGGGGATAACCCTACCACTAACTCCATTTTGTATTTAAAACGTCTGTATTAATTCGCTATGTATTAAAATTAACCTTCTAATAAGTCATTTAATTTCTTATGAGATTTTAAACCTACAGCACGTTTTTCAGCAATGTCAATTTCAGCTTGTTTTTTAGCTTCTACTTCTGGTACACCTTGATCTTTTAAATCTTTAAGCAATTTAGGGTTATGACCTTTACGAGCTGATCGAGTTTTAGGAACTAAGTCAGCATATGCTCCTAATTTTACAGTTTCGCCTTTGTTTACTCGTTCGAAAATTGCATCTACAAATTCATCTACAATTTCTTTACCTTCTTTAGCTTTAATAACGATTCCTTTTGTTTCTAAAATTTCTTGTAAATCTTTACCTAATTCTTGAGTGTTAATTTTTACTGTCATAATTTAATTTTCTCCTTTTCTCCACTTAAAGTTAGTTTATGTATTTATTAGATTAAAAAATTTGTTAAATAGTCTTTATTATTCTTTCTATCATATATGTATTCAGACTCATTACCAACAAAAACCAATATTATCAAGGCTTTGAATGTTTACTTGCTTTACGAGAATTATATCGTTCTTTTTGATAAAGTCTATCTCTTATTTTTTTAATTTCTATTCGGCAATATTCACAATATGAATGATTGTGAATATTCATCTTAACTAAATTCAAATTGCACTCTTCGCATCTTTTATACTTACCTTCACCAATATAAAATAAGTACTCCCATATGAAATTTTCAAAAGTTTTTATGGTAATCATTGGGTCACTTTTCTTTTCAGCGAATTTAACCCATCTTCTTCCTTTCATATTAATATCAATTAAACCTTTAGATGTAAGCTTATGTAACAACTGTAGTCTTGTTTTAGAATTTATCGTTGTAAGTTCACTCAAAGTAAATAAATCTTCTAGACTTACTGTGAATTTGTTATAATTATAAAATTTGTACAGCACTAACATGACAAAGGTTAATTTTTGCTCACGTAAAGTATCTAAATCTTTTATTATTTCTAATTCTTTTTCAGTAATATTGACTTCTTTATCAGTCTTCAAATTTCCATTCTTAGCATAAGATACAGTGGTGTTAATCACTTTATACCATTCATCAATATTGAAGTGTTCGAGGTGTTTTTCACAGAATTTAATCAATCTTTGCTTCACAATATCTTCTTTAAAGCCTTTGTAAAATAGATACTTTGCTAGAATATTTAACTCATACACATTTTTATTCTTTGTCGCAAAACCATTTTTAAGCAATGCTTCAGCGTATCTCTTTTCATCAAAAATAATCAAACAACAACACTCCTTAACGAATATCTATTACCTAAATACTCAACTCCTTCTTTATCTTTCATTGGTAATTCGATATTCATGTCTGATTTGGATTCAAGTATTTCTAAAATGCCTTCAGTTGCAATATGCCATGCGAAATTTTTAGAGTCTTTAGGGTATAGCTTATAAGTTATGTAAATTAAATGATTTGCTAGTTCTTTCATATTTGAGCAAATTTCATATGCTTCAGTACGTATTTCATTATAAAATTCATTAATTAATTCATCTGAATTATTTTCTGAAACGTTCTCAATAGCATTAGATTTGAATTTGAAGTTGCGCTTATTATTGAATTTTGAACGTAATTTAATTAATTTTTCCAATCTTTCTTCATCAATACCAATTTCGTAATCATAAAGAATATCAAATATTTCATTTACATTTTCATCATTTTTAACTCGTTTATAATTGAAGTCAATTTCTTCGATCATTTTGCACAGCATATTCATCACAGAATCATTCTTAATCACAGGCATGTCACGATAGTAACTATATAGATAATATGATTCATCTTTGGTTTTATCTTGCTTGTTCATTAGCTGATGTAGATTACAACCAAATTTCTCTTTACATGTGCGATCAGTTTTACTCCGATGTTCTCTATATTCAGTTCTTAATTTTTCATAAATATAGATCATAAAGTAAGGTTTCTTATTAGCAACCAATCTGTTGTGATAATATTTTTGTTGCTTAACCTCATCGCTATCATCCTTATCAACGAATTTACGTTTTTTCCATTCAGTAGGGAATGGCTTAGTTTTAATTCCTTTTGCTTGATCTATTGAATCACCAATATAACGACGTAGCAATTTAATGCGATTCAGTATTTCTTTATATTCATCTGAATTCTCTTTAAAATTAGCAAGCATAGAGATAAAAGTAGTAGAGTAGTTAGTGATTGTACCTATCTTTGAGTTAAAGCTACGTAAATCTGTTGCCAGAATATTAGTCGGATTTAATCTTTGTGGTTTTGCACTTGCTTTATCATAAGTAATGACATTTAAATTCGGTACAATATTATCCATCACAATTTCGTTATTTGTAGTAAAAACGATATCCCCATCATAATCAGAATCCGAGTGACGTATTGTGTCAACACCCCACACATTATAAATTATTCCTGATGGTTGATATTTAAACCATTCATTTACTTTTTCATTGTCAACTAGATTCAACATATTATGCTCATGGAAATCAACTAATGGGCTACGCAAGGCATCTACTTTATTAACTTCGAGTTCGTTCCAGAAATGTGAATAATGTTCAAATTCATTCAGTAGACCAGTAACTTTCATTCCAAATGCAAATTGAGCTTGTGCATAAGGGTCACTAATCATGAATTGATAGTTCCCATTCACCCAAATGCGACCAATCTTAGCTTCATCGATTTTCGTTGAGATATTGTCATAAATTTTCTTCTTTATAAAAGGATCATTCAGTAATTTGTCATTATATAAGATAGCTTTTACATAGTTATTATTTGTTTTATTAAAAATGGCTTCAATTGTATCTGTTTTATTAGACGATCCTAGTAAGAATAACAAAGTGTAAAGTTTATCTCCTCGGCAAATCTTTTCAATCCAATCAACAGTAGGGGAGATAAGCTGTTGAATTTTTTCTTTATCTAGATTTAATGATTGCATGTATTGGTAATTCAGCAAACTAACTTCATTATCTGCTTTAGGATTGACCTTAGTAACTCCCCAAGTTAAACCATGATGTTCTTGAAGTTGTAAAAACTGCTCCCATGACGAGTAAAATTTATTCATTTTGAACTGAGAGGCAGAGAGTATTACATCTATATCATCAATATCCCACTCATCTCCATAAATATCTTTAATTTTATTTGTTTTAGCTTCTTCCTGTGCAAACTTATGAAAATCGAAAACAGCTAACGCACCTTTAACGAAGCTACTACGAACTACAAATTGAGAAGGGAGATATTCAAGTTTTAAATCCTCTTGCCATTTTTCTGCAAAAGTAGGGGAAACCAATCCTTGTCCATCCCACATATTAGGCTTAAATATAAAATCATCTTTCTCATACACAATACGCTTATCTTTACCGTCAATTTCTACATCATCAATCCAATCAACCTTTTTAACTAACTCTTCGTCCTCATAATCAGGAATGACGCATACATTGGGAGTTCGAACAGGGTATGTAGCAGACATATATAACCCGAAGTAAGCATTATACTTTGCAACGTTAATTTCTTTAATGCTTAATCCACAATTCAAGCGTCTTGTTAATTCTTCTATAATGTCAATATTACAGAATGACGCTACAGATTGTCTCGATTGTCCTGCACCACTACAAAAACGTTTAAAAGTGATACCATTTACAGTGAATCCTTCTTTGAATATCTTTTTATAAACTTTTTTATCATCAACTTTAATATTGATAATGTCTGGAACAAATAAGATGTCATCTATGTTTTTTTGTTTCTGTGCTATTTTTATAGAGTTTTCATCATTTGAATCTAACTTCTTAAGATCGTTACGCTCATTGATTGCTAAATTTAATGATTCAAATTCTGTTTTAGTATTTTTTATCTTGCGAATCATCCTAAACACTTGGTTATCACCGATCTGTACTAGCTCTCCATTTAATCTAGCATGGGAGACAGTTAAATCTTTAATATCATAATCAAATTCTGCAAGTCTAGAGGTAGTTAGTTTGAAAACATAATATTGTTGCAGTTTAATCATTTTACTCCTCCTAGTTTACGTTTATTGCGACATGACTTACATCTCTTCGGTAATTGAAGTCCGTTCTTATTAAAGAAATCCATTTCACTTTCACATATTTCAAACTCCATATAACAGTCCTTACACATTTTGAAGTGGTGCAATTTATATTCTATGTAACTCTTTATTTTATCCGTTAGGTTCTCACATTCAACTTTACGAATTATCGGATTATGTAAATCCATTCTACTTAATTGTTTTTCAAAATTACTATAAGAGTATTCATTTGGTTTCTTATCTAGGTACACATTTCCATCATAAATTAATAGATCTATACGTGCCTTAGAATTAATACTGTGTATATTGAATAGATTAGGAGTTATCTTATTGGATACAATATAACTATCACTTACTCTAAAATTCAAACTCAGAATTTTTTCAATATATTCATAATCATTACTATCCTTTAATAAACATTCATACTTTTTGAATTGGTTAATAATAAAACTAACTATATAATTTAAATCACTGCTTTCAGCTACATCTTCTGTAATCTCTATATACTGTTGTATATAACAACCTTTGTATTTCATAATAATTCTGTTTAGATTAAATTTAGATAATGATTCACTTAAACTTAATTCTACCTTATCATTGTTTATTTCAATTTTAGCTTGTTCAATAGCATTTTGAATCAAATCTTTATTTATTTGTATTTTTCTATATAACAATATTTCAGGATTATCTATATTTGAATCAATGGCTTTTATTAGTTTTTCTCTAGCAGAATTCACCTCATATTTATAAAATGTTTCATTAAAGAAATTGTAGTTATCTTTTACTGCCACTGAATAGCTTTGATTATACTTATTAAAATAAGCATTTTCAGTCACTTCTATAAAATCTCTCATATACCCAGGGATAACTACGCCATTCATAACTTCTTCTTTTATTTTTGAAGCTTTATATTTAAGGTAGTCAGTGAATATATTAGAACACTTTTTACTTATTAGAAATTCTCTAGAAAGCTCTCTTAATTCAGATTCAGTATCATTAGATAGTATTTCATCGATACAAGTTGTTAAATCAATGATATTTAATTTTCCTGTTCGATAATCTATTACAGTGTCCCAAAACCAGTCCAACTTCTTAACCTTTTCAATATCGTACTTGTTACTTCTAATCATTTCCTCTTTCAACTTACCTATTGTATTGTAATAACCACCATCACGTTTATTAAAGTTGAAACATTTACCTTTATAGTACAAGGCTTTAAATTCTTTTACTTCATTTTGACCAGTCAAAGTAGGAACATCTACTTCAACAATAATCTTATCTAACTCGATCCAACGATCAATATAATCTTTAACTTGCTTCTTATTAGTATTAGCCATTTCAAAAACAATTTCATTACCACATTCAGTTTCTACTAGAATATCAGGACGATACACTCCGGATTCTAAGTTAAAAGTAACCTCAGTTTTAAAATCCTTGCATGTGAAAGTGTGCTTATCATCTGAAATGATCGTAAAGGTATCTCCACGTTCAATAAATCCATGCTTCATCCAAAAGTGTACAAATGATTCGCCTGTACATTTATTTCTATCAATATGTGCGAAGTGCGGAGTGATTTGTTTTGACTGTAATGCTTTTGGAATTACTTCGCTATTACAAATAGGACATGTATATGTATTTTCAATATTTGAATTCAAAATTGTTGCAATCTCACCATGATTATCTCTTGCAAACCATAGATTTACATTCATTATTCAGCTGCTCCTTATTTAATTATATTTTATGTATTTAGTGCATTAATTTTAAAACTTAACTTCATATTACTTATGTATGCATTTTTAATTAATTCCAATTGATTTAACAAGTCTTTATTCTTTTCTAATAGTAAGTATCATTTCCTAAAACGCTGTATTAATTCCTGACAATTTCAATTCATACTTCATATGTATTTTTCTTAAAATTTCTCATTATATAAATTAAACATGTTACGCTTAATTTTCTTCAAGGAACTTTTTTTAACTTTCCCATATCGCTTAATATCCTGATATGCTTCTAATTCATAATCTTCTACCATACCCATACTAATCATTTCTTCCAAGTAATACATGATCTCACTGTTACTAAAGTTATCCTCCTTAGTTTTAGTCATTTCAAATACCTCTTCATTAATAGTTTCATAGTTTTCCAATAATATCATTCTCCTTTATTATGTATTTAATTAAATAATATCATAGGTAAATATAAAGTCAACATCTTTATGTATTTTATTATTTAATTTGTGTCTACTTATATAATAATACGAAACTAGTCAAACAGCTAGTGAAGTTACAAAATAAATTTAAATAATAAAATAAAAAATAATAATCATCTACTATTTTCTATTAAATGGTAAGAAATATTGTCGAAACGTGTAGAATAATAAAGAATATCATTTCATTCATATTTGAATTGTTGTATCATTGACTATAGTGAATGATATGTCAGACCTTAAAAATAGAACAAGTAGTAACTTTTACTTGTAATTTATAGAAAAGTTTCCAATAATTATTAATATATAATTAGAAAGGGGAATGAGTTATTAAAATGAATAATGTGAAAAGAGTACATATAAAGAAGGATGAGTCCGTTGAATCTGCATTACTTTTAGTGATCAGTAAATTATCTATTAATCAACCAGAAGAGTCATTGAAGCTATTGGCAATGTGTGCAAAGGAGGATATACCTAAAATGAGCATTTTAAATTATGCACTCGACATTGTTGAGAAGAGAAGTTATCTAAGTTAGTTTAAGTTACAATTACATATCAATATCTTACTATAAATAATAAATTAATATCATGAGTTATTTAGTAAGAATACATAGGTTTAAAAAATAACTATATAATTTGACTCGAAAAGACGATTTCTAATGAAAGTATCATTACTCGTAATTTAATCTAATTTCAATAGTAGAAATGTAGGTTATATAAGGGAATTGATACTAAATAGTCGTTTATTTTCGAGTTATTTTTATGTTTAAGAAAAGGATAATAAATAGGCAGATATCCAATGTTCATAAGGGAATTGCGGTTGCTTATGCGGTGAAGGTGTAAAATAGTCGTCTATGATTAGTCGTAAATATGTAGTGTTTATGCGGATATTAGAGGTGAAAATAGGGTGATAATTGGTAGAAAAGTGTATTTTGTTACTATTTTACTATACGTTAATATTCAATACTGGTAAGGATATTTGATGAAATTTACGATTACGATTACGAGTAATGGCAAAAGTACAAAATAGGCAGGTAGAACTAATTTTAGGTATATTGGATTATGGATAGGGGATGTGATGGGTTGGTGGTGAAAATATGAAAACGTAAAAATTATCATGGTGTGGAAATAGATGTGGTAGACCTGATATTTGATCACTCATATAACCTCCAGATGTAAACTAACCCCCATATCCAGTGTTTAAAGGATATAATGTATATTATTTTACCTATATCTTACAATAAATACCATCTCTAACACGCCTAAAACTCTCTCATAACTCACTATAAAATACGAACAAGAGTTCCTATAACCATGAAAGTATAACTATATTACATAAAATTTAATATTAGCTTTTTTAAATGGCTGAAATTTGAAATGTGATGTTATATTCGTTGTATAACATATGCAGGAAACTCTAAGTGATACTATTACATATTCACATGATATTCACAATATTTATTTATACATAAGTATTTAATCTAAAAAATAACCGTACTAGTCTTATATTTTTTGGGAAACTAGTACGGTTAAATATAGTATTATGTATTATTTGTTATAAATTTAAATACTTATGTATTATTGTTTTTTGTAGGCGACTTTCTCGGAGTTTTAACTAATTCTAATCCTCTTTTACCTCTTCCGTATCTATTTATAATAACACTTTGCTTTATTCCATATGCTTCTCCTAATTCAGTAAGAGTATTATATTCAATCCCATTCAATTCGATTTTAATATTACTACTTCTATTCCTAGCTTGTTCGGTATATGTTGCCCATTTACAATTGTCTGGTGAATAACCTTTGTCGGAATCAACTCTATCTATTGTTGCTGAATTTTCTCCATACTCTTTTTCAAATTCTATGTATTCTTTAAACATATCTTCCTTAAAGTTTTCAAATTCTAACCATCTATCACATACTTTAATTCCTTTATCATAGTACCACTGAGACTCTTCATACTCAGGCTTACATCTTTTATTAATTCCATACCAAATTCTTTTGAATCTAACTAATTCTATATTATCCTTTTCCCATTTTTCACGCTCTATTTTATTATTCTCAATTTCACACTTTCTACATACTTTAATTTCTCCATTTGTTAGACGATAAGAAGGTGTTATTTTCTCGTCTCCACATTTATCACATCTAACTAACCAATATGCCATTCTTTTATTTTTAACATAATCTGGTGCTTCTGTCCTTTCTATTACTGTATAATCTCCAAATTTTAATCCTTTATATTCTCTCGCTTTAGTCATATAATTGTCTCCTTTGTAATTATAATATATTTTATTATATTATGTATTTATTGCATTAAAGTTGTCCGTTCTTGCTCCCTATATAAATACTATTAAGTGGTTAAGAACGGACAACTTTTATACGTCTTATATTCCATCTGTATTATGTATATCAATTAAGTTATTACTTAAGGTATTTATATTGTCTATGTAATCATCATTTATTCTATGGGCTTTATCATCATACTCCTTCAATAAACCTATAGCTTTCTCATATCTGTTGGTAGCATTCTTATCAATACGTATCATTACTTTTAAGTTGAGTAATTCTTGTATCTCTTTTACTTTATGTTGGTTTAGTACTTTATATTTTTGTCTCGCTAATTCATGAATGTTATATATAAATTTATTAGCCTTATAAAACTTTACGATGCTTAAATGATCTAATACTAATTTATTTACTTTCGTATAGTATTGATTACCTAAACCTTTCCTAATCACCTGACCCACATTGTCACATTTAAAATCATCTACCAATGTTCTTCTTTCTATTCCCAATATAGATTCAGATTCTTCTTTAGTTGCTTGTCTATACTCTATTTTAGGTTTAATTGGTTTACTTTTAAATAGCCCAGTATCAGCGTCAAAATCAAATACATCATCTACATTATCAATCTTAGGCATACTAACGTGATTAACCATATATACATTTTGATGTAGCATTAACTTTTTATTTTCAAGACTTTTAATTACAGTGTCAATTGCTCCTTTAAACGTTCCATTAGATGTATCGTAGAAGTCAACTATGTATTCAATATCCATATTCAGCAATTCTGATAGCTTTTCTCTATCCATGAAATAACTATGATAATTAGGATTAATCATACAAAGCTCAAGCATTAACTTACTATCAGAGATAACCATGTCCTTATTTTTAATCATCATATCTATTAGAAGTAGTTCCATTTCTTCGATGAATGGTAATTGATTGTATTTTCCTCTATTGTCAATCTTATCTTTGGCTTCTTCAAATACTTTTTTAATAACAAATTTATTACCTTGCTTTTCATATTTAAAATATCTATCCCAATCAATCAATTGATACTTTTTAGCATTTCCAGACTTAACTTTTTCATAGAGCGCAAAGCATAACTCTTTATAATTTTTATATGTATTTCCTGCTTTAATATTAGAAGTATTAATTGTTAATCATCCTTTTCAATTTTAATTTACAAGTCGAGTGGGGAAGCGGTACAACTATACAATGTATCGGCTCTAATCATATTCAAATAATGCTAATCCTTTCTTATGTATTTATTATTTTAAAAACAAATTAATAAGTGACTATAACGCAAAAAAGAAACCACTTTAAGTGGTTCTAAAATTATTTATTGAAGTGTTTGATTGTTGTAGATAAACGTTTATTAACATGGTTATTAGTAAACACTCCATTTGATACTGTAGTAAAGAATTCTACTTTCCATTTAACTTTACCGTTTTCTGCAAATGAATTAATGTTACTTGAAAAGAAGTTCCAATTATCACCTGTGAATGCTAACAATGCGTCTTTATTCTCAAATTTAACTCCATACTTCACACGACGTTTAGCACCGTGTAAACTTTCTGCAAGTTTGTTAGCTTCTTCTATGAAAGTAATTTCATCCATTGATGTGTATTCTTTTGAGTTTAAGAAAAATATCGCTTCTGTTGTTTTAACTTCTTCTTTTACTAATCCTAGTTCAACAGCTTCTTCTTTAGAAATAACCTCAACATTAGAACCATTATTCCAAGATACCATAATTTCATTTTCATTTAATTCTTTTACTTCAACCTGTACACCGTTTTCTAAAGCAAATTGTAATTCTGTCATTTTGAATTCCTCCTAAGTGATTATGTATGATCGCCTTACCTCTTAATTACATTATATCACTTAATAAAACTAATTACAACAATATTTATGTATTTTATTAAATAAAATCAAAAGGAGGGAGTAACCAAAAATACAAGTTGGCTACTCCAAATATTATAACGTTCATGGTTAAGTTTCCTTTGATTTAATCACAGCAATTACAACTCTAACTATAAATACAATCACAAGTATTCCGTACACTACAATAACGATCCAATCAAATACATTTAAATTTTTAAAATCAATCCATTGATACATCAAGAATGGTAAGAACAATATAAAAAATAAATTTAGATAACCAATTTTCTTTAGCATATTTTAAGTGAGTATGGTAATATTATTATCAATAGGGAAGGGGAATATATCCCCTCCGACTACTTGCGACTATTCTTCTTGCGTTTTGCCGACGGCTTGGAAGATGGTCGCTTTTTGCTTGTCCTCATGTCGTGTATGTCCTTTAAGGAAGAAGTAATTCCTTTTAAGATTGCTACGACTGAGCCTGTCACCATGATAATGTGTTCAATATCCATACTTCACTGTTTCAACTCCTTTCCTTTAATATACTACTATTATATACCATAAATTAATAAAACACAATATATTTTATGTATTTTATTAAATAAAATTCCAACTAAATATACTTAATCAATTTATACACTCTATTATTTTTAAATCTTATTTTATATTCATCATCTGACTTTTTAATCATTTCAATTACTTTCCCATTCAATAATTCTATACCACGTAAACTTTCTTTTATATCATCGTTACATACCGTAATAAAATGTTTCTGTCCATTATGAAGCGGTTCACATTTCCACTTTTCAAACTTTAAATTTGTAATAGGTAGTTGATAATGTGATGGTAAATCTGCTTTATTTACAATCCTACTTATCAACTTGCTTACACGATCTTTAATGCCAAAGTTCCTATGATGCTCTCTACGTGTAATCATAGCCATCTACACATTTACTCCTCTCTTGTTTTGCATCTTACTATTTTATAAAAAGCATATATTACTTAAAAAAAATCAAATAATAAATATAAACTCTTTTATTTATTATTTGATTTCGAAAAAAAGGAAATTGACTATATGAATCACTTATATACTTTTCTTTGGATATACTGGGAATCCGCACATTTCTCTACCATTAAGGTCAACAATCGTAAACCAATCAGCAACATAATTAAATTTCACATAAGCCGATAAATCTAAATCTGTACCGAATCGTTCCATATTGTAAAAATGTTGGTCTGCCATAACTATTTTCATAGAAGTATCATCATTTACATTTCTATATATTTCCCATTTACTTGACATTTCTTTTAAATGAAAATCAGCATACTCCTCATTAGGATATCGTTTTTTGAGTTTTTCTCTAGTAATGAAATCATACTTCATTACACTAAGTATCATACCGTACTCTTGAATATCTTTAAATGTTACAGATTCCTTTTCATTGTGTTCAATAGCTTCTACTATTTGGTTAAAAATTTCATCTGTTAAATTGTTTATATATTCACGTTCATAATCATCTTTCGCTATATTATCAATGAGATATTCTTTTGTATAAGTCATTTCAATTCCTCCTAATTTTTATCAACTGCTAATGAGGTATCAATGATAACAATTTCATCACTTTTTATATGTTCATCCGAAAAATAATTCTCATATCCATATACATCGTAAATATCTACAGAAGTATGTTTTAATTCGTTTGTAAGGTAATACACTGTTAATTCAAATTGATTGACTGCTTTATCTTCAATAAAGAATTGCAATATGCTACTTCTTTTTATTGTAATTTTAACATCGCTATTAACATCGATTTCTTCAATTTTAATATACTTTTTAGATAGAAAATTATTTATTTCATTTCTAATTTCACTAATAATAGTTGATTCATTATTTTTAATTACTTCAATCAAAGAAGTTCCTGTAAAATGTTTATTGATTACATTATATTTGTTTGCCATTAGTAGCACTCCCAGTAGTTAGTATGTAGCTTCATTCTAACTTAAAACCTAATCTAAATAAATAATGGCATCTAATTTACTTACTTAGATTAGGTTTTAAGTAGTCAACTTAATGACTCGTTACTATTTCCTTGTCTTTATATTACTACAAATACACAATATTGTAAAGTATTATTATGTATTTTATTAATTAATTTTCGTTATCAAGAATAAAGCAAGTGCGATTACATTTATAGTAGTTCCAAATTTATAATAAGAAACTTTATCTTCTTGCGAGTCATCATCCATCCATAAAAAATCATCTATTGCAGACTTAATTTTACTAATCATAACGATTCCTCCTATGTAAATTGAGAGTAGGGAATACCTCTCAATCATCAAATTTTAATTTAATATGTTTATCCACGTTATCAGCAACAACAATCAATTCATTTTGAATCACTTCAACAATAATACTGGTATTATTATTTATTGCGATATTATTGATATTATCCATATATTTTTGGATCTTGCTGTATAGTTCATTGTAATTCTTACTTGCCTGTAAATCATCTATGATGTACCTTAAATCTGCATATACTTTCAATTTATTCTACCTCCTTTATGTATAACCTTACTGGAGGAGGGTAGTTATTTACTGTTAATTAATCGTTTATTTCAACTATTGATTGAATATTAATTGAATCATAGCTGATTCCTAATGTATGAGCATAATAATCTTTCAATTCATCAATGGCACTTTCTAATGACTCAGCATTTATATGACCTTCAATATCACCGAGCAATTCATTTGTAATGACATATTCAAAAGTCTTCATTTAAACCACTCCAATTATTTTATTTCTTCAATTTTAATCAATTCCCACAGTGAATCGTCTGTAAATGTACCGATAAACTTTTTACCATGATGAAGAGTAGCAGTATCAATTTTGAAATTTTCATCTATTTTATAATCATTCAACCCAACATAAACAACATTTTCAGTTTCTGCTTTTGGATCTAAGAAGAAATGTCCTTCTTTAGTGCTGTACATATAGAATAATTCTGTTTGATTGTCTTTTAATTCATTTACTTGTACTTGAGTACATTCATTTGAAGAATTATTTGTTTCTTTAGCTATAACATCTGTATTTGTAGTTGCTCCAGTGAATAGAGTGAAAGCTGTAACGATTGAAAGTAAAATGTTTTTGATTTTCATAATAAATTACCATCCTTTTTTATTTTGTTATTTAATGAACAGTGGAGGGAATACCTCTCATCAATATTTACTTTTTACTGAAACTTAATTTATAACACATTTTGAAAATCTAGAGTATAATTTTATACGTTTCTCGAATGTTAAAATAGCTTTATCAAGGAAAGTAATTGTTTCTGGATAGCTAGTAACACTTGTAATAACTTGATAATTACCTTCACATTCGACTAACTCTACAGTAATTCCATTTTTAAGAACTTCTTTTCTCAAAGTTTTCATTTACTATTCCTCCAATTAGATAAGATATCTTTATTAAGCAACCGCACTAATTTTTCGTTCTGCTGTTGATACAATGCATTTAATATTATTGATCGTTAGATTCCAATTACGAGCTAGTAGTTTGTTTTTCTTGTCAGATAGCTTGTCATTAAGCTTTAACATTGCATCTGATAATAACTGTTTAACATTACTTAACTGTTGTGTAGCTTGCTGATAATCGTTTTTAGCTGTTGTTATTACATTGGATGCAAGTTCTTTAAAGTAGGTAACAAGCTGTACTGTAGTAGAGTTTCGATCTCTAATTCATTATTTTGTGTACTTACTTCTTTGTTAGCTAATTCAGTGTAGTGATTTGTCAACATTGCAAGAATTTCATCTTTTCGCATTTTGCGCTTTTCGTCACGGTTATACCATGCTAAACCTTCTTTGTTTGCCTCTACTTGTAACTCCTTAGCTTTCATAGTAGATAGAGCACTGATTTTGTTTAGTAATTTCACTTTGTTTCTCTCCTTTTGGTTTTATGTATTTTGTGTTACAACCTCCTTCCGATATGGAAGGAACGCACTAGACTTAATGTCTTTTTAAACTCATCTAGTCGAGTTTATATATTATTAAACTGTTTTAATATATACACTATATTTTTTATGTATATAGTTATATTCAATAGTCATGTATACATTACCATTCTTATAGAAGCTATGCTTCTCTTCAACTTCAAAAGTTTGAATGTGTGTCCAACCATTAGTATATGATTCTAAATCCATGTCATCTTTCTTTATAGTTTTAAGGTGACTCCATGTACCTTCAATAGCATAAATCTTTTTCATTTCAGGATTCAATTTGTTTTTGAAATCCATTTCTTCATAGATGTTATCCATTGCGCATTCATGGATATGAGTTACTTCTTTACACTTAGGACATTCAAACATATAGTGATCTGGAATCATTGCGCTGTTATCGTATCCTGTGCATTCCATTTCATAATGTCCGCATTTACAAGATATAGGATACATTTCTTTCTCCTCTTCACCATATTCTAATTTGTCAAAGAATGCATAAACTTCATCATCTGACATCGATAAAGTTTGTTCCAATGTGTAGTTATAACCAACAATAAGATCTTTACGTAAATCAACTTCTGGTACAAATGTGATACCTTTTTGAATAGAGTTTTGAATTTGCTCAACAGTTACAGTTGTCATTTTAATTCCTCCTATAGAAGTAAGTACTTTATAAAATAACCTATGCTCATATCATCGCTACTTTGTTTCATTGTACGCTCACTCTTTAGAGGTCATGGCAACTAGGTGACTTTATAAAGCACTTATTGTTTATGTATTTTATTAATTAAATTTTATAACTACTTAAACTTAATTACAAGCCTTATTTTTAACGTTTCTTGAGATCAAGTTATTTCGTTTTCTTAACTGTCCTTATATTACCATGTCTAGATTATATCCGTCAACAAATTTTATGTATTTTATTATTTAATTTTTGATATATCCTTTAAAACGTTGATACTACTGGGTTTATTAGAAGTATAACATATAAATATCGAATTTCTTCCTATTAAATGATTAAAAGTGAAACTAAGATCTAGATAAATGAGAACGAATGTTTGATTTTTAAATGATTACTGTCTATGTCTACTGGAATCGTTTTTGGTAGATCCATTGTCCATCGAAATTAAAATTAAAAACTGCTTATTAGTAACAGCAAAACGAAAATATCGCCACGACTTTTTTGAGAAATTTAAAATGGAAAATTCACATTAAGTAACAGCAAGCTAAAAATCGAGCTGACACTTTTCCATTCTGTACAGTTACCGAAAGCACTGTTATAGGTGGTAAATGGTTGATCAAATAAATAGTCTCATTAAATTTGTTTGGAGTAGGGGGTTCATACAAACAAGATCATTCAACTTAACTATTAATCAATAAGTGTCCAAATATAAATTGCTAAGAATTTACTTATCGTTGTCTTATTCCTTTATTAATGGTGGCTAGGATCATTACTAATGAAAATTTAATTTGTACATATTAATAGGAAGAAACACAATCTAATACTGATCATGATCAGAAAATGAATATAAAGTTAAAAATTATTTCTAGATTATTTTTAAAAAACACTTGTATCTTACTTATAAGATATATATAATTTACTTATAGCTTACTTGTAAGGTAAATTCTTAGAAAACATGAAAAACGTTGATTTATAAAGGTTTTCTGGATCTGAATTGATTGGAGTTATTAATGTTGAGATTAACAATTAAAATTTAAATTAATAAAATAAATAAAACTTACATATTATCCATTAATTAATTAGACATTTAATTCAGAATATGAAAAATAATCCAATTCTACAGTTATACAAGTTAAGTTGATGTGATATACTAAAGATAAAAAACATAAAATAACAAAATAAATAAAATACATTAAAAGGGGAAATAGAAAATGATGAATCAATTAAAATTAGTTGCGAATAATTCAGTGGGGTACAATCAACAAATAAGCTACAATAAATATGAGGTTTATAACACGTTGTTACATATGAATGAGGAATTAAGAGATGAATGCATTAACAATATAAATGAAGAGTATGGATTTGAATTAGTTGATAAGTATGATCTTGCTCGATATGAAATTTCAGTAAATAACTCTGAAGAAGAACTGGAGATGCCTACGTTGTTTGCACCAAGCTTCACTCAAGATGAAACTGATTACTACAAAGATCAAATGAAAGAATTGCAAAAAGGCTATATGAAATTGTTAGCTAATCAATAAAAGTAACATAATAATATGTAAGAAGGCTTATTTTTTAATCGTTAAATAAATATATACATAACGTTTTTCGGTAGGTGGTAATTGGTGCTGTAAATAACAGAAAACACTCTCTATGATTACGCTAGATATGTTAAAAGTTGTTTAACTGTATATGTTTATGTAATATCTCAATATTATTTAATTCGAAGTATTTAAATGAGGTAATATCGAATATGTTTTCGGCATATAAAACTATGAAGAAACTATAATTCTATGAATGAAAAATCAGAAAATATAGAATTTATAAATGTGAAAAATGAAACCTATAGAATTTCTGAAATCAAAAAATGAAATGGGTAGAATTTTGTAATGCGAAAAATCAAAACTATAGAATTAAAAAATCAAAATCGTAGAATTTTACATTTTAAAAATTGAAATCTGTAGAATTTCCTAATGCGAAAATAGAGGTATATAGAATGTTGATTTATTAATTGTGTGGTTTGAAATTTAAATCCAACAGAATTTAAGGAGTGAAGAAAATGATAAAAGCAAGTATGCCTATGTCAGTTAGTAAATTTGATAAACTAATCACGGATGAAAGATTGAATTTTGATTTTCCAATTCAAAGAGCAGATGAACAATGGAGTTTAAAGCAGAAATCATTACTAGTGCAATCATTAATAGTCGATTACTTTATTCCTCCAGTAGTTACATCTGCGGAAGTAGAAACAAAAGATAATAAAACAGCGAACACTTATGAAGTAATTGATGGTAAGCAAAGAATAACGAACTTGGTGTCGTATTATAAAGGGGATTATGCTTTACATCCAGATACTCCACCAGTAAATATAGATGATACGTATTACAACATTAGTAAAACTAAATTTGAAGAATTACCAGAACCAGTGAGGCTAGAATTTCAAACTAAAACATTAAATATGTATTATTTAAGCGACATTACTGAGGAAGAAAAAGTAGAATTATTCTATCGTTTGAATAATGGGGTTTACCTAAGTGTGCATCAGAAGAATAAAGCTGTTATGGGTATAAGTGCTTCTATTAGATTAAATAGACTATCTGAGCATCCATTTATGATCAAGAACGCACACTTTACTCCAACACAATTACGAAAAGGTGAAGATCAAGCAGTTTTGTTACAGACTCTTATGTTATTTGATGAAGACTATGAATTAAAATCATTCGCTAGCGATGAATTAACAAAGTACTCTGAGAAGCTACATGAAGGAATGAATGAAGGGATTTTTGAAACTGTAGAAAAAGCAATGACACTTTTACAGGATGCTTATGGAGAGGAAACAGATAAGTTCCTATTGAGAAAAATCAATCTACCAACGTTAATACATGTTATGAAGCATTTTGAAGATAGTGCTTATGATAAACAGTATCTTATTGACTGGTTAACATTATTCTCCAGTACAATACAAGGAGAATCAGATGAGATACCTACTAATTACAAAGAGTTTGCCGGATCGTGGGGAATAAAGAAGGTAAATGTATTAGGACGCTTAGAATCGATCAAAAAACATTTAGATGAGTTCTATAATCAAAAGGTGAAAATAGAAGCGTAAAAGAAATTAAATAATAAAATACACAAAATATATTGACGATTGTACATGAATTGTGGTAATCTTGTTTTAAGAAAAATGGTGGCTTCAACTAACTATAAATACTCACTGTAATTTGTAGTTGGAAGTTGTATACCATTTGTACATAAAGTAAAATTTAATTTAGGTAAAATTGGAGGAGCTAAATATGGTAAGTGAAAATATTGAAAAAGTAGATTTTACAAAACTAGAACAAGAAGTTATGTCTATATTGATGAAACATGCTAGTGATAATAAAGAACTGGAGTCTGACTTATTTCATTTGATTGATTCTATTAAGTGTGAACGTAAAAAACTGGATGAAATTAAATCTCTTACATATAATTTAGCCAGTAAAATTTAATTTCTATAAAAGTATAATATTACGAAAAGAAGAATGCTTATGAAAATTTATAAAAATGATGGAACTTCATATGAAACTGATGATTGTGAAGTAATAACTGTTAATATGGAAGATATAGGAAGTTTTATTAATCATAACAATGGTGTAAAAATAATTTATAAAGATGGTAAGGAAATGTTTATTGATAGTGCAGTGGTTAAAGAGGGTACAAGAAGAGGTATACCATTTGAAAATATAGAAATAAAGCTTAATTCCAATTTTAAGTAATATCAGCATTTTATATAATAGTTTACTTTAATGAAAGAGGTTTTAGATATGGAATTAGATAATTCAGCACCGTTTATAAAAGTAATAGCTGATTGGCATAAAGAAGGTAAGCATGGTAGAACATTTTTTGAAAAAGCATTATATGAAGTTAAAAAAGGATACGCAATAATTGTTGCACCTGACACTATAAAATTAACAGTTCAACTACCGCCTTTAAAAGAAAGAGTGCTAAAAAGAGATAAAAATATCTGTCAATATTGCGGAAAGTTTGGAAATACAATAGATCATATTGTTCCTCAATCTGAGTATAAAATATTCACCACAGAGGAAATGGTCGTATGTGCTTGTAGAAGATGTAATCAATTAAAAGCAAATAAGCCAATGCATGTTTTCATTAAGGAACTAATGAAAGATGAGTTAATCAAATTTATTGATAAAAAACTTTGAAGTAACAAATAACAGGGAGTGCAATTAATGGATAAAGCAACATTTGATATAATTAATGGATTTAAAAAAATTGAGGATAAGATTTATGATGAATTAGATGATAGAGGTATGTCTACTAGTGATATAGATGTAATATTAGATGATTCAATGGAATATCGTGATCAGCTATTGAGATTAGGTATACATTCTGTTGAGGAAGAATGCTTAGATATAGAAACAATAATTCAAGAGCCACATGAAGGTCTTGAACGGTATGCAACGCTAATTGTTATTTATAAATACGATAATGGAATGGCTTTATGTGAAGATACAACAGGTTCAATTCATTTAGTTCCACAGCGATATTTAGCTTGTTTTAATGAAGAAGAGAATACAGATAATGAAGATTATGATGAATATGAAGATGACGAAGAGAAAGAAGCTGAAATTTTAATTTCAAAATTAGAGGTTGATAGTGAATATGTAGTCAGCTACCTTGATTTAAAAATTGATAAATTTAAGTATTTATTCTTTGATTCTAAAGAAAAAGCTATAGCTGTATATAAGGAAGTAAAAGTTAATAAAGACTGTATGTCTGAAATGATTCAGAGTAAAAAAGAATATGAAAAAGATGAATTAGGAATTGATTAAGATTAGATAATAGAAGTCTATTAATGAAAGAGAGGTGATTTTTGTATGATGTCAAATGAAGCAATCATATGTCCACATTGCAAACATGAATATGAGGATTGGCAGAATTATGGTATTGAGACTGATGATATGGAAGGTAATTTTAATATGGTGTGTGAAGAATGTGAAAAAGAGTTCAATTGTAAGTTTGAGTTTGTTGTAACTTTCACAACTAAGTAAAATGAAGTTATTATTAAAAGGAGAGATTCAAATGAGTAAAAAAGATGAAGTGTGGAGTATGATGAACAAAGCAAAATATGAGTTAGAGGATAAGCAAGAAAAATTAGAGGAAGCAAAAGATAATTATCGTGAAGCTTTAGTCGAAGAATCAATTGAAGCTATTTTAAATATTTTGAATGAAGATGGTACTTTGACTGAGCGTGATTTGAAACTAACATTGGGTGATTTAGCATTACGTACAAAGCAAATCTATATTAAATAATGTAGAACTATTATAAAAGGGAGGAATTTTAAAGTGAAAAAAGGCTATATCCCAATGGTGAAATATTGGATCGAAGATCATTATGAGCAAGATGATGTGGTAGATTTTACAGTTTATACGTCTATAAGTGATGCAATCAAATATCTTGATGAGTATTGTAATAAAGAATTAGAAAGCGACGAAATGATATCTTGTATAGTCAAAGATGGAGTTAACTATATTATGGTTTATGATAGTTACCTATCAGAACGATATGATGATATCAGTAAATTGTGGGGAAATACGGGAGTAGGTTGGTATTATGCTAAAGAAATAACAATTAAGTAAAACACATCTATTATTAAAAAATATACTGGAAGGTGATTTGATTTGAAATGCCCTATTTGTAAAACAGGTGAATTATTTCTTTATAAAGAAACTGAGCTTGTATATAGAATACCTTTAACTAAACGAAATACGATTTCTAAACGCAAATCTGATAATATACCACAAGTATTTGATACAAGCAAAGATTATTTAGAGTGTGATAACGGTAGCTGTGGTGAATTATTCGATTACGATTTAGATGATAAAGGGCGAGTAATTGACGTTGAAGAAAGGTATCATCAAACATATTAATCAAATTCCTTAATGATCAATATGAGTGTAATGCTAGAACAAAGGAAGTAGAGCGTTAAAATAATAGATTCATTATAGATTGTTTGAAAATATGAAGGATGGTGTGTGTGGGAGATATTGTTTTTAATGATGGTAAGTGGAGCATTGTCAAATTCAAAAATGGCGTTAGAGTTTTTAGTTATAGTGGTAGAACAACAAGAATTCATGACAATAGATTTGAAATAATGAAACAGAGTTCTATTCCAAAGTACATAAAAGAAAAAATGGTTGAAGTTCTTAATTCATATTAGAAAAAATGTATGTTAAGGAGAATAAATTATGAGAGTACCAAAAGAAATCCAAGAAGCAATTAAATTAGCAGGAGAGTCTTTTCAAATTGCAAGGGAAAAAGAAAAGATTGTCAGAGATTGGCTAGACAGTAATGGGTACTACGAAAATGATACAGTGGCAGATCAATATATTGACTGCATTGAAAATGGCAGTAACTGGACAGATTCCTTTATTGAATTTCTGAAAGATTACTGAATATTATAAACAAAAATATAATTAGGGAGTGAAATTTTTGGCATATCAAGTTCCTGTGTGCTCTTGTGGTGGAAAACTTTTATTTGTCGAACTTGAATACACAGAAGTTCATTATAGAATAACTAAAAAGGGCGAAAAGTCCAAAAAAATTTACGATAAGTTTGAGAAATTTGGAGTAGATGAACAATTGATGAGTTGCGAAGATTGTGGAAACCGTTACAGTTGGGATTATGATGAAAAAGGGAAAATTATTGTTACAAGGTGAAATAAGAATGGAGGTGGAGGTATCTTATTTTAGTAAACAATATACATAAAGGTTGAAATAAAATGAAAGATAATAATAAAATATGGCTGCAAGTACCAACTGAAATTGTTAGAAACATAGGATTCAATATTGATGAGAAGTCTTTTGTTGTTTATGCGTTTTTACTTTTTAAGAAATTTAAAGCATTCAATAATAGTGAAATAAACGTTTTACTTAAAGATATAAAATTTGTAACAGGAGTTACTGATAATAGGACTCTCAAGAAGTGCTTTTCAAATTTACATAACCAAGGTTTGATTAAGTATCAAATAGACAAGTTACCAATTAATAAACCATTGCAGATTATAATGTTAGATCCTTGTAAAAGTGACTACTTTACTCAATTACCTTTAGAGCTATTAAAATCAATTGATAGAGTGGGTTTAATAGGATTTAGATTAATGTATTATTATGAATCCTACATCAACAGAAGTGACATGACAAAGTTATTTTGTTATCCGTCTTATGAAACCATTCAAATTGATTTAGGAATAAGTAATTTCTCAGTAACAAAGTACAATAAATTGTTAGTAAAAGAAAAGTTGGTTACTATCACTAAGCACAAAGCAGAATATGATCCATTTGGTGATAGTGGGTTAGAAAAGTTTAATAATCATTATAGTGTTAATTTACATAAGTTATGAATAGTAGAAGAAGGATAAAAGAGAAAAATTTTCACGATTGGAATTTTACCTGAAAAGGTGAAATTATGAATCGTAAATACTGTATATTATGTATCTTATATATTATTCTTTATATACAAAGATTTATGCAACCTTTACTTGCATTTCGCTTGGTCGATACTGGTAATCGAACTTTCGGAAATGTTGCAAACGTCTTTAGTAATGAATTAACTCGCTGCTAATTAATAGAGAGCTTTAGTTAATCGGAGGCATAAAGTGTTATGAGAAGTATTTAAACAGCTAAAATCAATTGGAAATAATATTAAAAGTTAAATAAAAGATAGATATTATCGAAGGTGTACAAAAAACAAATAATTGTTAAATACATAATCATATAAATACGATACTTTCAAACAAGATATAATATTAATATAGGTAGGTTTTGTGCTACAATATCACCAAACAACAGAAGGGTGGAATTGTAAGGATGAGAAAACAAAATGATCATTGGTCACATCTAGAGGATTCAATTATTAGAGAGTACATTTCAAAATACAATTCATTAAGTGCAAGTGGAATAGTGAATAAGATGAAATCAGAACGTCCAGATGGCATTAAACCTATTCGATATGAAGGAACATCACTGTATCAACACGTTCTACTATTAAGAAAGGATATGGTGGCTTAATGCCACCTTCCTTTTCTAAATAATAAAATAAATAAAAACTGAATATTATCAAAGGAGGAGAATAATCATGTTCGGTTTATTCAAGTCAAAAAATAATAAGCGTTATGAATATAGGAATTATCACAGTGCTTCTACAGAATATGAAAGTCGACTACGTATTGAGGCAATGAAAACGATGGAACGATTAACAAGAGATAAAGAAGAAATGGAGGCGAGAGAAGAATTATTAAGAATTGAAAAGATGCGTAGGAAAATCAGAATTCACGAATTAGAAAAGAAAATGAAAGAATACGGTCTAGAAGAAGGTTAAATAACAGTGATTAATTATAAATTATTCGATTAAATACATAAATAAAAAAGGTGGTATCTTTTGTGAATTTGAAAAAAATTATTACATTTTCAATTTTAGTTATTTTATTAAACTATGTACAAGTGATTACTCGTAGTTATTTTAATTTTTATGAAGGAGCTACTTTTGTATCAATTCTCATTGGCGGATACATAGGTTTATTTAGCGGTGTAATAGTTACTTACTTAGAAGATTAAACAATATGTTCATTTTATAAAAGGAGATATTTAAATGAAAAATCTAAATTACGAAGAATTGAAAGCACGAACAGAGTATTTGGAAGATGAAAATAACAAATTGAGAAAACAATTAGAGGATGAGAGAAATAATTCACGGAGATTAAATTTAGATGCTCAAAGATGGTTTGATATCGCTATGGAATCAATACATAGGAACTAAATAATATACAGTAAAGGAGGAAAATGATGACGGAATTAAATCATAACGAAATTATCAGTAAGTCTAGGAACGAGAGAGTGGGTACTGCCTTTACTTTGAGAGAGTGTATTAGTAAAATTGTTTATATAATATTAAAAACTGAGTACAGAAGTTATAAATATCCTCTGTACTCAGTTTTATTAGCAACTCCTATATAGCAGTTTTTATGGAATTTCTTTGCGATGCTAAATTGAGCTAAATCATTAATACAAGTAAGTAAGTGAATCCCAATGATCATTACGAGTAATGGAATATAAGAAGTAAAAATAGTCATTAAAATAATCAAAAAGGTAGAGATAATAATTAATGGTGATATCGAAATGATCATTAAATCTTCTCTTTTTATTGCTCCATCAATTGTATTATTTAGTAAATTTAATTTTGGATTGTATTTAAGGATTTTAAAAGGAATATAATGTAACATTTCATGAATAGGGATAATTAATAAATAAGATAAAATCACAGATATAAATGTTTTATTAAAAGTTAATGGATAATTGAAAAATTCAATCTTCATCATATACCCAGAAGCCAATATTAATGCGTATGAAATCAATCTAACATAGATACTTTCTTTAATTGTGGTTGAATTTACACAATTATTTAAACTATATTTATCCAACATTTCTTTATCTAAAGCATCTTGAGTAAGTATGTCCAAAGTTACCACATCCTTGATTTTAATATTTAGATATCAACATTTATTATATTCACTAAACAATTAATTTATGCTTTTTCAAAAGAACATGTTAATTTTAAATAATAAAATACATAAATTATTATTGAATTAAATGGGTTGTAGTGTTAATATGGATGTAAGAGGTAAAGAGGTACTAAAATTTAGGAGGTTTTGATAAATGCATAATCAATGGACTTTCACAGAAGCACACAATATTGAGTGGGTACATGAAACATTTTATAGCGAAATAGATGCTAGAGCAGAAGGAAAGAAAATGTTTAAAGGTAAAGACATTGTAATAGGGCAGTTAAAGGATCGTGGAAATAGTTATGCTGTAGAAAATCAAGAAATTATCAAAAATACATAATGTGGAGTGATCACAATGAATCCGATGTATAAGCATGATTCAGATTGTTGCAAGTTTGTAAAAGTTGATAAAGATGACTTCGGAACAATGTGCGATATGTACGTTTGTAATAATGTAATTATTTTCAGATATAGCGATGAGCCAAGTGACAATAGAGCAATTTCAATGAAGACTGTAGATGCCTTTCCAGAATCTTATCAAGACATCTTGAGCGATAAAGATTTAATGACAGAGTACAATAAAGTGAACGGCAACCTATAATAGAACCGTTTTATTAAAACAGAAAAGGAGAATTAATATAATGAACAAAGAATTTAGAGTATGGGAACCGTTAAACAAGAATATGCATTATATGAATTTCGCATTATATTTAAAAGCAGATGGATTTGACGCAAAAAGATTTGCACTGCCTTCTAACGAACAATGGTTACACGGAAGTTATGCTGTTATGAATTTAGACGCTTTAGAAATTATGCAAAACACAGGTTTATATGATAAGTATGGAATTGCAATTTATGAAAAAGATATCATTGAAACACATGGTCAAAAATTAGTAGTTAATAAAGGAATGCATGTGTATGATTCAAGAGATGAATTAGTTGGTGGATTGAGTAGAGAAGTTTACGGCTACTATTTAGAGTCGCCTTGTGGTAGTTGGCAACTAAATATCGCTGTAGAATTAGATAAACTAGAAGCGATTGGGAATATTTATGAAAATCCAGAGTTAATTAAGTAAAAGAGGAGTTTTATTAAAATTACAGGAGGAAATACATAATGAAGCGTAAATTAATAATATTAGGAATGTTAGGATTCACAGTTTTATTCGGATGCAATCAGAGTAATGAAGGAAACGTGAGTGCAAGTAATAATGGAGAAATGAATGTTGTATCAGTAGATGAAGTATATCGTGGCGAAGCAGTTATACTTAAGCATAAAAGTACAGGTTGCTACTATACTTATGTACGTGGTAGTGGCTCTACCACTTCAAATGCACCTACTCAAATGATGATAGAAAAGAATGGCGTAACAGTACCCTATTGTGAGGAGTGATGTTTATGAAAGTAAAAACAGAAGTTTTATTAAGTGTATATTCTTGGTGGATGATGTCTGATGAATGTATAAGTAAAATTAAAGAGGTACTTGAATATCTTCAAGGAGAACCATTTCCTGATAATTCACCAGTGAAACTGTACCCAAAATGGAGCAGCTATTTAGACGAGAAGTATAATCTTAGACAATACTTTGAAAAAAGGAAAATGCCTGATGATATAGGTATTATAATAAACGATGCAATATACGAGTTAGGTGAATACGTATATATTTAATCAAATGATTCTATTATAGAAAACAAAAAAGGAGAGATAGTAATGGAAAACTTTGATAAATGGGAGAAAATGCTGAACTCAGTAGGAACTACCCCTAAGATTTGGCAAGTGTTCGAGGAAATGAAAAGTAAAATCAACGAATTAGAGGAAGTGTGTCACGCTCGATACCATATCAATAAAGGTTATGAAAGATTAATCGTTGAAAAGGATGCTCGAATTAAAGAATTAGAAAATGCGTTAGATTTTTATGCTAATGAGGATAATTATATACAAAAATATAGAAGTCCGTTTAATAGCGAATATTACGATTCAGAAATTACATTAGACAAAGGAAATAAAGCTCGTGAAATTAACGTTAAATAATAGTCACGTTTTATAAAAATAGATACAAAACAAAAGGAGAACAACTATGATTATCTATCAAGCAGAATATAAATACGTTCATCAAATTGAGCCTGTACATGAGGTTATTGGTTATTTTAAAAATAAGAACTCAGCTATCAATAAACTCGAAGAAAAATATAAACTGAATTCAGTAGCAAAAATGGTGTTAGGGAGCGATCATCGATACGTCAATGGTAATAATTATTACTACATTAACGAATTAAAGTTAGAAGATTAAATAATATATTTGTATTATGAAGAGCTATGGAGTGAACAATGTGAAGATTTTTTACGTTTATAAAATTAAGTATAGCTGTTATACAGAGAACAGAGGAATGATTGTAGTTGCGAGAGATTGGAAAAAGGCAAAAAGGTATTGCGATGGATAAATGGAAAGATCAGAACAGAAGAAATGTGGAAGTAGAAGAAATCAAACTTAGTGAAGGTATAATTTGTGATACAGATTATATTTTGAATACTGATAAGTTTAATTAACAATTAAAGTGGAAAATACATAATTAATCGTAAATTCGAAATTGAGCATATCAATAGTAGATGGTGGTAAAAATTAATGATCTTTAAAAAACAGAAATTACATTGAACAGCATGTATAAATTATAAGTAAATGAAGGTTAAATAGTTATATCAAATTGACTTTGCTATGTTACCATGATAACTTCTATATAAACAGTAGGTTTAATTATTAATTTATTTAAACAGTAGAGGTGTTATCATGGCGAACAGCAAAGGGAAAGACGAAAGAAGCGATTATCATCTAAGTCCTATTATAGGTAAAAATATGAAGGCTTTTCGTAAAGCAAGAAATCTTACTATGGAAGAGGTTTCTACACGTACTGGTATATCAGCACAGGCTATAAGCTTATGTGAACGATCAAAGAGAATGCCTTCTCCAACGGTATTATTAAAATTAGCACCAGTTTATCAAGTATCTGAAGAAGAATTAGTAAAACTTAGGGAAGAAACAATAATAAATACAGTTAACACTTATAAAGAGTTAACACCAGTAAGCATTCGCAATGAATTTGATAGAATAATGAACTCCAAAGATAAAAATGGTTTATTTGTTGATTATAGTATTCAAAATGACTTTCTATCATTAGGGGACGGAGAGCACGCAACTGATATAGAATTGAACTTAGCTAAAGCTTTTATACTCACACTTCGCTCAATGGAGCAGGAATAAGGACTATTAATTTTTCTTAACAAGCATCATTTATACGTGCTATAATTGGATGAAAAAGGAGTGATAAATTTGTCTACTTATAATCATTTTATTTATCCAGTTGTAGTTGAGCAATCTGAGGACAATTATTCTATGTATTTTCCAGACTTCACTGGTACAGCTATTTTAGTTGATGAAATCACAGAAGGTATTCGAGAAGCAAAAACCATGTTAGCTTTTCGCATCCTCGAATTAGAAGAAAAAGATTTAGAATCACCTATCCCTTCAAATCCTGAAAGTATCGAATTACATGATTCAACTGACAGAATTATTTTTATTGATGTTTATATACCACCATATCGAAATGAATCTGCTAATAAAGCTGTGACTAAAAATTGCACATTGCCAAGATGGCTACGTGATGCAGGTGAAGATGCAGGACTGAACTTTTCTCAATTATTACAAACTGCAATTAAAGAGGCGTTAAATATTAAAACAAATAATAAAGAGTGAGGAGAATATTCCTTGCTCTATTACTTTTAAATAATAAAATACATAAAATGTGTTGCGATAATGTTTATTGTGTGGTAATATTTAGTTAAATAATAAAAGGAGTGATTGAAATGAACGAACAAGAAAGAATTCAATACCTACAAGGATTAGCAGATAATGGATTAATAACTGAATTTAATGATGATGATATTAATTTCCTTCTTGGTATTGCAGGAAAATTACAACAAATTGCAAATGAATTTAATCCAGTATATACAGAAGGACAAATGAATACTTATGCTGAAGCATACCAAGAAGCATTAACAAATCGAAATTAAATGAAACCAATATATTATTATTAAAACCTAGGAGGAATAATCGTGACTGAGTTAAGAAGCTTTATAGATATGTCAGGAAATATTATTTACGAAGGAGATTATACGACTATTGAAGGGTCTGATACAAAATGGATTATTGCATGGGTAGATAATAGTGTAGAAGGTTGTCTTGGTATGCCAATCGGGTGGTATGAGCAACGTGATAATTTTGAATCTTGGAGACAATTAGAAAGTGGAGAAAGTTATGAGATAAAAGGAAATGTTCATTTGGAAAAGGAGTGATTTTAGTGAAGTTAGTTATGACTGATCACTGGTGTAACACAAGAAGTAAGTTGGAAATAGCAAAACAATTAAATGGGGTTCTTGCTGAATTTGAATATGATGGACTAGCAACTAAGGAAATTGTAGATGCACTTAATGATGAAGAAAAAGATGTAATTATCGTTACGGCTGATAGTAGATTCATGAGATATGTAAGAGAAGGCAGTTACTTCAAGATTGAAGACACGTTTATTTATAGTAACGGTAAGTTTAAATGCCTACAAGATACAACAAAACGAATTTTAAGATATGGACATAATATGATGAGCCTTTATGAGTCGGATGAATTTCAAATTTAGGAGTGGTTAAATGGAGGAAATAAATAAATCAATGATTATTGGTGGGGTAGGAGCAAAATGCTTTACGAGTGTTGGAGAATTAGCTAAATCTTTAATGGAAGCATGTAAGGATGAAAAAACTAATCCAATTAATTTAGGTATCACTGTAGAAGAATACAATAGAATGAGTGAAGTGATGACGTCTAAATCAGAAAAGAAAACTAATGGATTCCTAGAGGGTAAGAAAATGAATAGAATACTTGGAAAACGATAGAGAGAAACTTAAAAATAAAGGAAATGATATTGTGAGCGTTTATTTATGTCATATTGATAATATTCATAAGGATTCAGAAGGGTTTAAAGGAACACTCCATAGGGTTGAATTTAATAGCACAGAAGAAATTTTAAAGGAAATGAAACATCGTAAATATAATGGAGAATTCATCGAAGATGATATAGGTAATAAGCTAGATATAGATTTAAGAGATGTTTGTGCTAAATGATTTAAGTAATATCATGCTTTTATCAAAACAAATACATAAAAAGGAGAATGTGAAATGAATATGAAAGATGAAGTAATTGATTATTTAATGACACATGGTTTTAGTTTAATGCAAGCAGAAGAACACATTGAACATCTTCTATTAGCAGGTGAATTAGAAGATTTCTAAAAGGAAACTAGAAAAATGTTATTCGATTAATCAACTAAAGGAGAAAAACAATGACAATAAATCATTATGGGGATTTTTCAAAAGTCATGAAAGATCTAGGTGTAAGCATTTATCATTTTCGTAAGAATGTAATTTTGAGACATTGGAAGAATGGATTTGAATTAGATGTTAGTCGTGAAATCTTTCCTAAAAAGGCAAATCCAGAACAATTACAGAATGTATATGAGGAAGTTTTAAAATTATTAGAAATTCATGATAAGCAAATAAACTATAGTTTCCGATTTTAAATGAAAGAGACTTATTATTAAAAGGGGTTTGTTTATATGTACGAATTTTATTGTCCAGTTTGTAATAGAAAATGTGAAAATGACGAAATTGATATACGAGAAGGTGGTTTATATGGTGAGGATTGGGATGAATATCATATAACTTGTGATTCTGATGTTGATAAATCATTCAAAGATTCAATAAAATAGCTCTATTACAATAAAATCCACCTAATTAAATAGGTGGAAGTGTTATTAAATATTAATTTTTTTCGCAAGCCCATCCGTCTTTATCTCGGTCAAGTTTAGCTGAGTATGCTGGATGACCTTTCTTAACACCGTTAGGATACTTCTTATTCAGCTCTTTGCAATTCTTATATGATTCTGCGGCTGAAGCATCATCACTACCAGTTGGTATAAACGAGAATATAAGTGTTGCTGTTAATAGAGTAGCTAATAGTTTTTTCATAATAATCCCTCCTTAAAGTAAATATTACAACATTTGTTATTTTTGTTCAATGATAACAAAGATATTTTGGAGCGAATTTGATTATTATATTTCTTATAAAATTTGATGAAACAGTCATTTTATTAAATATAAGGAGTAGATTATTTGTATAAGGTTGAGATCGCATTTCATTATACTGTTATACATGAGATACACTTTTTCGAGACATTAAAAGAAGCGAATTCATTTCTACTTAATAAAGGTTTTATATACGATTCAGGTGATAATGAGTATGATTATTGGGTTTATAATCAATTTACAACTGCTGAAGTTAGATTAAATAAAAAAGAGGCGATCTAATATTATGAACAAAGAATACTATGTAATAAAAACTGAAAATAATAAGTTTGTACACATCACATTGGACGAACGCTTCGATGAGTATGTAGTTGATGAGGTATACCTTGATGTTTCTCATTGTAGAAATATTATTTTCGATGAAATTGATAAGGCTAATGAAGTATTTAATGCAATAAAAAATAATAGTACTTATGATTTCAGCCCTACCTATAATGAAAACAGCGTTAAAGTTAAAGAAGTGATTAAGGTTAGAATAAATTTTTCATTTGAAGAAATTAAATAAAAACAAAGTATTATTAAAGTTTAGAAGGTGAGATATGTTTCATTATGATGAGTTATGGAATAGGCTTGAGGAAATAGAAAAGAGAAATAACGATATATCAAATAGGATAAAAACCTTTGGAGATATAGTTAATACGGTAGAAGAATCATTTCTCAATATAGATGATAAGCCTAATCAAACTGAAAATATGATCAGATTGCTTTCTCTAGATGCTTCAATAGCTTCTAAAAATAAGATAAAAGAATTAGTGAGTGAGAGGATAAAGAACGAAGTTGTAGAGCTGTATGAAGGTAGAGAAAATAGAGAAATAGAATTGTATACAACTTATGTAAATGAAGAAAACGAAAAAGAATTGTCAATATACATAAGATATTCATTTATCGATAGAATCAAGCAAAAGATAATATTATACATATTGAGATATGTTGATGATGACTATTTATACGATAAACTATGGAACAAATTAATTAAATAAACATGGAGGTAAATATGAAGATAAAAATATCTATCTACACAAATAATTACGAACGCGGAAAATTGAAATTCGAAGAGCTAATCAAAAATAAAGTAGCTATTAGATTATACAAAACTAGGTCACAATGCTATTTCGAATCAGATACAGAGATCATTCAAACTGCACCGATTAGACAAAATAGTAGAGGTATTAAGAATCATTTTATTTGGATTGATAAGGGTTCAGACTATGATTCAGATGCTTATCTAATGATGAAATACAGTATAGAGCCACTGGCAAGACAATTGTATGACACTAGTGAGCAATATGAAGAAAATAAACAATTACATATAAAATACTTTTGATAAAACGAGCCTATTATAAAAGGAATTGATTAGATGATAAATCATTTTGTTGGTACGAAAAAGCAAATGAAAGTAAAAAGTTTTATTGAAAATACCATGAGAATTGTTATGCTACCATTCACATTCCCATTATTTATTTTAAGATGTTTGGCTTATAACATTGAGGAGATAATGTTTGGATTAGATAAATACGTATATGAACCAATTATCTCTAAAGTTTCAACATGGTTAGCAAAGAAATTTTGAGCAAGGAGATGTTAGTGTGAAATTAAGTGAAGTTGTTAATCATTATAAAGCTGTATTAGAAATTCATGGTGATATGGAGATGGCTACTTTAAGAGAGGCATATTATGATTATGATGAAAATTATCATTATGACGATAAATATAGCTTGATGGAATCAATGTATTTGGGTTCTCCTAAAAAAGTATATTTTTATGACAGTGAATACTATACAGATTTACCTTACGAACATCAAAAGAACGATGCTAGATGGATTTATGTTGCAGACATAGAATAATTGCATAATATGAGAATATTATTTAAAATAGTGTACTTCTAGAAAATACATAATACATGAAACGATAGAATTGTATTTGTTTATGGTATAGTAATGTATTTATGAGAAATACAAATTAAGGAGGAAAATACATAATGAATATTTGGTTTACAAGTGATACACATTTTCATCATAAGAAAATTTTAGAATTCGAGAATCGACCATACTCATCTGTTGAAGAAATGACCGAACACATGATTAATAAATGGAATGAACAAGTTGATGAAAATGATATAGTGTACCATTTAGGTGATTTCTGTTTAGGGAACTATGAGCAGACAGTTAGTATTTTACAACTGTTAAAAGGAAAGATTCGATTAATTAAAGGGAATCATGATTTCTCTAAAACGTGGTCAAAAATTAACAAGTTAGGTTTACTGGATGAGTATCATGAAGTTGGTATTGAAATCAAATACAATAAGCATTCAATGTGGTTAACTCATTATCCTATGGAAATAGGATTACGTCCTCGTAAATGGAGTATTTCTGGACATATCCATAGTGAACCTAACAGTTATTTAAATCAACTTAATGTAGGAGTAGACAGTCCAATTTTTAAACATAAGCCTTTTGGTGAGCTAATACATATTGATGAATTATTTAATGTTATGAGTGAACGAACACCAGAGATTGAAAAGAAATTTTTGGAAATGAGAGAAATATAATGGCAGATTATAGAATGTACATATTAGTAAATGAAGATATTAAAATTTCAAAAGGTAAATTAGCAGGTCAGGTTGGTCATGCAGTGGCTAGTTACATCTATACATACATGAATTTAGAAGTTGGAGTTAGACCACTTGAAGATTTTATGCGTAGTACAATAAAGGAATACATGAGTGGCGAACAGAAAAAGATTATCCTAAAATGCCCTCAAGAAAAATTAGAAGAAATAGAAAGGCACGGAGGATATCGTGTAATTCGTGATAAAGGATACACTCAATTAGAACCAAATACACTAACTTGTATTAATTACGGTATCTTCACGCCAGACACAATTCCAGAATGGATAAGAGAATTAAAATTATACAATTAAAAGGAGAAAATACACAATGAGTAACTTTGCAAAAGCGTGGATTAGTGTAGGATTGATATCTGCTTTCGTATTAGTGGCGTTGTTATCATTTGTAGGAGGAGTATTCTTTACAGGATATTCAATAACAACAAATCCAGAAGCATATGAAGATATTGTTTGTGAAAAAGAGTGATTAAATGATAGTTATCTTTTATTGAGCATATTTGATCTTTTTATTGCATAAATTAGAACTAATGTTCTATAATAAATAAAAACAAACGTTCTTATTTTATGTAAGGAGAGATACTATGTTTAATGACCGTGGAAGTATGAAATGGACATCAATGATGTTACCTGAACATTTAGTCGAAATTAAGAAATGGAAACAGGAACAATTTCATGATAAAAAGTGTGAATTGACTGAATGGGAAATGGAAGAGATCGAACAGGTAGTGCAAAGAGCTTATAAACTACATGAAGAAGTCAAATTAACTTTGTGGAGCAATAATAAAATACATGATGTTGTAGGAATGATTACTGCAATTAATGTATATCATAAGGAATTACTCTTGGATACAGATATTTCAATCAAACGCATTACATTTGATCAGATACAAAAAGCATCAATGGTAAATATAGATGATTAATTCAGAACAACGACAGCTTGTACACAGATTTTTATTGTTAGATTTAGCTGTTAAATCATTACAGGTGGATTATCTAAAAACAGAACAATTTAAGTTGAAAAATGTATTTCTCCCAATATTGGATTCACTCTTAAAAGATTTACGTAATGAATGTTTTAATCTAAAACGACAGCTTTCACAGCAAAAGATACGAATTGTGGGATGGACTAAGATAGATGAAAATTTTAGTGATGCAAAAATAGCTACAGCAGGTAACGATGTAGAACTGAGGTATGCTAATCAAGCATTAAAATCAAAAGTAGAAAACCTAATTAATGATCATATAAATGAGAGAATGAAATTGTAATTACCACCAATACCTTGATTTACATGTATTTTTACTTTATTTATCATGAGATAATGGTAAATAAGGAGATGATACAATGTTGTTTACTCCAATAAAACCTATGTTACTCTCGATGGGTAACAATGATGAAATAATAGATAATCCTGAATGGATTTATGATATAAAATGGGATGGTTGGCGTATCCTTTTGCATAAAGATGGAGAAAGAGTAGAAGCTTATACACGTCATGGTAACAATGTAACTGCTAAGTTTCCAGAACTAAAAACTGTTGGTAAGTCAATCAAGGAAGACACAGCAATCGTTGATTGTGAAGGTGTCGTTTTGAGAAATGGCATTTCAGTATTTGATGATTTTAATTATAGAGGTAGATTTTCAAATAAAGATAAGATCAATCAAGCTACTTTAACACATCCTACTACATTCATTACTTTTGATTTATTAGCTACAAATAAATCTGTTATGAATAATTCATTAGTAGAACGGAAAGAAATGTTATCATCGATAATTGTGCCTTCAAATAATTTGTTGGTTACACCTTCAGTTATGGGTAACGGTAATGATATCTTTCAGATAACTAAAGAAAAAGGTATGGAAGGTATCGTGGGGAAGCGTAGCGATTCCACTTACAAAACAAATCATAGATCACATAATTGGTTAAAGTATAAACATTTTAAAGTAATGGATACCGTTATATTAGGTTATAAAGAAAATCCATTTACAATGATAGTAGGTACACAATTAAGTAATGATAAATATAGACCAATTGCAAATGTTGAGTTTGGCTTTAAACCTGATGAAAAAAGAGCATTTAGAGAAATCGCTAAACAGATCATAACTAATGTAGAACGTGATGCAATGTGGTTGGAGCCGAGATTGTTCTGTAAGGTGCAGTATCTTGAGAAAACAAGTACAGGGTCATTAAGAATTGTGTCATTTAAAGGTTTCAATTTTGATAAAGCTCCTGAAGAAAGTATCGTATAATCTAAAGTATATAAAAAGTCACCCACAGAAAATAGTGAGTGACTTTCTTTTGTTATCATCTATCGCAAGCTATTCCATCACCGTCTCTATCTAGTCTAGATGAGTAACCAGGTTCTCCTCTTCTAATGTTTGAATAACCTGCAGCTTTAGCTTCTTTACAATTTCTGAAGTTTACACTTTGTTGAGGAGCAGTTGTTGTAGCAGATGTTGGTTGAGTCGCCTCTTGTTTTTGCGCTTCTTCCAATTTCTTTTGCTCTTCAACCTTTTTTTGTTCTTCTTGCTTTTTTAATTCCTCTTGTTTTTTCTGTTCTTCAAGCTTCTTCATTTCCTCTTGCTCTTTTAATTTTTTATTCTGCTCTTCGATATTTTTCTTGTAATCCTGTATTTTCTTGTCTATATCTTGTTCTCTATCATTTAGTGACTTCTCTAGTTTGACTAAGTGTTTTTCTTTATCTTTTAGTTGTTGTTCCTTCTTATCCAATTCTTCCTTTTGAGCACTGTTTGCACCACTAAAACAAGATGTAAGTAAAACTATAATTACAAAAAACAGTGTTATGAAAACACGTACTTGTTTAGTGAAGTGACCATGCTTCCACATTAAAAACAAACCTAATGGAAAGAAGATTATTAAAAAGAAAATAGTCCAAAATTTACTATCCATTTACCTTATTCCTCCTAGAAAATAGTTACAATGTATAGTATACCAAATTAAGTATGATATTCTATAAGAATTTTCCTGTTGATGGTAATGTTGTTCATGCATTTTCTATAATATTTCCCTTTTATAAAATTAAACAAAGAAATACATAATTTATACTTGATTTTATGTATTTTATTAATTATACTTAGGTTAAGAAATCAAACATTACTAAATATTAGGAGGATTTTACATATGAAAATGACTACTGTGTATCACGGTACATCTTCTCACTATTTGGATAAAATTGAACAAGAAGGATTAGTAGCTCAGAGACATAGGAATCATGTTTACGTTACTACTGATTATGAAAAGGCAAAAGAATATGCTTTTATTTGGACAGGTGGACTTCTTTATGAAGAACAAAAATCATTAGATGCAGGTGAAATAGAATTTCCTATGATCGAAACTGAAGGTGTAATTTTTACTTTAAGTGTTCCCAAAAATTTATTGAAAGTGGATGATTATAATATAGAGGGAGAGCCAAATCAATATAAAGTACTAAATAGTCTTTCTCCGGATTATATAGTTGATATTGAGGAAATAATTTTCGATGCTTTTTCAGATGAAGACTTTGATGAAGAGAAATATAATAGTGAAATTTTAAGAGCTAGAGCTTTATTAGTAGGTGTTTCTCAATGGGGAGAAGATTAGATAATATTCGTATTTTATAAGAAGGAATATTGACTTGAATATTGAAGAGTATAATAATAGTTTTATTTTAAATTGGAGGCTCAATAAATATGGATATTAGAGATGTTCTGGCTATAGAAATTATGAATTGGACAACGGATGAAGAATCTGGAAAATGGGTTACTGATAATGGTTTGATAAATAAATCAAGTTGGCATCCTAATACAGATATAGATGACGCGTGGATTTTATTGGAGCAATTTGAAGAATGTTTAGTTAGTAAAATATCAAATGGATTAAATTACAGTGCGTCGATTTTAAAAGATGAAGTTGAGTACAGTGGATTTGGGTATTCACCATCTAATGCAATAGTAAATGTGATGGTAGAGTATTTAAAGTCTAATGGTGTTACAACTGAATAATAATTCGATATTATCAAAATTAAAGGAGGTATATTAGGTGATAAATAAAAAAGAATTTAAAGGTTATCTAGGTGGGTCATATGAAAAGTTAGGCTTATGGGATAATAAGAAGGATGCCGAAATAGGAATAGTTGGTGGAGAATATTTACATGAATTATTATCTGAGTACGATGGTAATTTTGTAAAAATTACTGTAGAAGAAATGATACCAGACCATATTATAGATGAATGGAATTCTATCGGATGTACGTCATTCGCCTTCACAGAAGACCAATTGGAGAAGATGAAGAAAAATAAAGTGGATTAACTTTCCGTAAAATAACGATTTTATCGGAAATGAATGGAGAGTGAAATATGATAAAATTCCCTGTGATTAGTGATAAAGGAAATGAGTTTTATAAAAATAAAAAAGTGGATAGATGCCATAGATAATAGTTACTCTTGTATAGAGGTACATATTTACAAAGTAGAAAGAAAGCTATTTTCAAATAAACTAGTCTCTCTATACTTAAAAAAATTTAAATCAAATGCTCCAGAATTTTATGACTATGTATTAGCTTCAAAAAATACAGTCCTAGAATATGAGGGATCAAGTGCATTTATTTTGAAAGAAAATGAAATTGTCAGTGAGAAGAAATTTAAGCAATGGGATGGAGTATGCTAAATAATAGAACGCTTTTATGAAAAGAGGGGATAAATATAAAAAGTTTAAGAGAATGTATAATAAAATTAATAGATAGACGGATTTCTGTTACAGAGGTAACTAAAAAAGTTGATTATCAGCATGTCATAAGCAATGCGAGTATCGAAGATATTAGAAGGGGTATAAACAAAGTATATAATCAAGTGAATGGAGCTAGAGATGAAAATGAGTCTAAATAATAAGTTACTTTTATGAAACGGAGTAAGGGTAACGGTATCTACATTTCACTTGGAGTTTGGAGGAGGACATATGAAACAAGATAATAGTTCATTTGAGAATTTAATGGGGCAAGTTAATAAAGTAGTAGATGATTCTAAAATGACGAAATGCTTTACTTGTAATACATTAACATACTCAGAAAATTATAGGTGTATAAAATGTAATAGATTTAAGTTGCACGATACAATATTTGTGATAGAAAAATAAATACTATGAAAGAAGAAATTTTAAAAAGGAGATGGAGATATGTTAAATTATGAAGTTTATGAATTGCAAAAAGTAAAGCAAGAAATGGATTTTGTAGGAGAAATAGTTACCGAGTTTAAAACTTTATTTAAGTTGTACGAAGACGGACAGTTGCAAAATGGATTCAATGAATTGTATATGGAAAGTCAACTAAGAGATATCAAACGATCATTAGTAAATGCTTGGCTAATTTTAAATTTGAATAAATACGGAGAAAAACATTGGAACTTAAATGATAACAATAAACTCAGAGTCGAAAATGATGAATTAAAATCTAGAGTTAATTATTTAGAGCAAGGTATTGATGAAGCAATTTTTGATTTAGCAAATGAAGATATTAGAGATACATGTGTAGTAGATGCAATTAGAGTTGAAAAGTTAGTACCATTGATCAGTGACAGTGTTAAATAATAATTTCATTTTATAAAATAAAATACATAAAGTAGGTGAAATGATGGGATTAAAAATTTACACAGTAAAAGAGGATTATGTTTTTGAAGGAAATGAAGCTGAAAGTGTAATGATCGAAATTACAAGGGCTGCATCAGGAAATGCTGAATAGACTGTACCAATAAATTTAAATAGTGGTAAAAGTATCATGTTTGTATTGTCTAACATTATTGCGATTGAATATGAATAAAGGAGAGGTGTAATGAATTACGAAGAAATTGTTAAGATAGGAAATGGCGTAGGATTACATGAAGGTCATTTTTGGGCTAGTTTTACTTGGTGGCAATATGTTTTATATATCGGACTGTTTCTTGTGCTGAGTATTTTTTGCTTATGGATAGGAGAAAATTTTGAATTCATTGGTACACTTGGACTTGCTGTATTATTTAGTATTATGGTTATATTTTTACCAGTAATTAATGCAGCATCAAAGTATTCTGTGGCTAATGAAAAGAACAATAAAGAAATTGCTGATTATAAAACTAAATATGGTGACCCTTATATTAGTACCTTACCAACGACTAAAGCTGAAATATTCTACATTAAGATTGATGCAGAAGTAGAAGTATCAGGAAGCCTTATCTTTGGTACAGGATCAATAAATAGCAGCTTACTAACTACTATGACGATTTCATATAAATTAAATGGTAATGGCATCACAGAGACAGTAAAAACAACTCCAAACTTTGATTTAGTCAAAGGTGATACGCCTTATATTACATATCAAGAATTAATAAAAGATTTACCTCATTACCAAAAGGGTAAATATAATTTTCAAATTCATTTACCAGAGAATTATAGTTTTACAGATATTAAATGATAATCGCATTTTATTAGAGATAGGGGTGTTTGGAATGAAGAATATTAAAAGAATTAATCTGGTTTCATTTAAAGAAAATGAACATGATGTAATAGGTCAGGTAGATTATATTGCAGAAAAAACTTATATTGAGTGCAAAGCATACATACCTTGTTCATGGAATACTGACGGAAGTGTAGCAAGTAGAGGCTTTTTTGCAATCGCTAGTGTTAAATGGGATGGATGTTCACACTTCTGGTTCAAAGGTGAAAGATATCCATATGAAGAGGATGGATATTATCATGTATGTGGAACAAATACATATTTGAATCATATGAGAATGATGCAATTTATACTTGAAATTGCAGTAATGGAAATTAGTGATAAATTCTTTGACTTAGAATTGAATGATTTATATAAGTTGCGTAAATTTGGATTGCTTAATGATTACAAAATGCAACACAGTGGTATTGAAAGTTGGGAGTTAGAAGATATAAACAACGAGTGGGAAGTTAAATAAAAGCCGTCTTTTACGAAGAAAAAAATGGAGGGATAATGATGATTATTGGTACAGCTACTTTATACAACGTGTTGCATTTATGATGTTGATAAAAATAAGACACTTCGAAAGCAGTTTTACGCAGGGTATATCGGTGGAGCAATAAAACAAGCAGAAGAATTTGGTAAAGTCGTTAAAGTTACAGAAGCACTTTGGGATAATGAAGGTCATCAATACTAAATAATTAATTACATAAAACAGATGTATTATTGGAGGGGAAATGTAATGAATGATTATATTGTAAAGGTATTTGACAGGCATCCAATGACACATAACGAATGGTTTCTTGTAAAGTCTAGTAATAAAAAAGAAGCTGTAAATAAAGTTCACTCTAGGCTAGGTGGTGAATATTTTAAAAAAGATTTAAAAGCATTTACTCTTCATGAGTTCTACGATAATGAAGACATTGTAGTTATACATTAATTTGAATTGATAAAGGAGAAGTGTAATCATGAAATCAACAGAAGAGACGATGACCGATCAAGCAGTTGAAATGAGGGAGTTAATACCTGAAGTAGTTGATGGGAAGTGTACGGAATCAATGGCTTGCTGCCCAACAGAAGTGTTTTATTTTGCTAATTTATACATTAAAGAGCTACAAGATAAGAATAAGAGATTAATGTCTGCATTATCATTAACTTGTAACTCATTGGGCGCAGATATCAGTGATTATTATGAAGAGTAGGGAGGAGTGGGGTTGAATTTTATTGAGAGGATATTATTTAAATTAATAGATAGAAGATATGAAAAAGGAAAAGTATTGTTTTTAGATGATGTAACAGACTTAACTGGTGAATTAAAAGATAATGATAAGCTATGGAGTATAATAAGTAAGCAAGAAAATGAAATTGACAGATTAAATAAAGAGATAATGAAATTACAATATGAAATTGATTCACCTATGGTAATGCTTAATGAGATTAGAAAAGAACGATTAGCAAGAGGATTGTAATTACATAAAAGAGATATATTAATGAAAAGAGGTATACAGTAATGCATAAGTTAATTGTACGTTTAAATGGTAGTCCGTCAAATCGTTGTTCTAAAAGAGAATTAGATAATTTGCTGTTTGCAATAAATGATTACATTGGATTAAAGGATCAATTGAATCAACTGGAGATGGTTCAGTGTTCAAATGGATAAGTGAATTTTCACACAGACGACAGTTAAGAGAAATTCAGCGTGAAAAGGAATTAAAGCAAGCTGAATGTGTTCATGAATGGACTTATTTAGGTAGGTTTTATAAAGAATACTATAATGGTTTTGATATTGATTTTATAAAACAATATAGAGTACGTTGCCCAAAGTGTGATAAAGAACATAATTACGAGTTTGAAAGTGAAGCATTAAATTACTGTAAATAGGAGTGAGTTTACGTATGTTTGGCAAAACAATGTCTTTTAAATCAATTGGAAATGGTGTCATAAAGAACAATAAAGCTAAAATTATCGATAGATATTATCATGATAAATTAGGAAAAGATGTGTATGTCGGTAAAACTGATTATGGGAACATAGTAAAACTAACAATTGATGAAATAGAAAGCATTTATTAATAATAACTAAATATTGTTAAATACATAAAAGGAGTATATCTAAGATGAATGTAATTGAATTAAATTTAACAGTTGATGAAATAAAGAAAATTAAAAAGGAATTTAAGTCTGGTAAGGTTCATACTGATGGATGTTTCTGTGGTGAAGCTATTGCTAATTTTAGAGATAATTTATATGTAGTGATTGATTTCTCCTGTAGAAAAAGTATGAGATGTAAAAATTCTTTATACTACGAAGTAAACGGTATCCAAGTGGTAGAGAAAGCTTTAGACAGTTATTCTCCAGAAGAGGTGAGAGATATATTTAACAGCATAATTAATGATGAGTCTGATAATGATACTTATAAAATTGACGGTAGAGAAGTAGTTGTTATAGACGATTATAACAGTACATCCAAGGTCGATGATATTTACTTATCTTGTGAAGGCTTGAAATTTAGCGACGATTCTTTGAAAGCGATTCAGAAAAAATTATTTAAGTACTATAAGAATACTTATGGATCATATTCAGAAGCAAAGTTTAAAGATGTAGGACAATTCACATATTAGATTATATAAAATTTAACTATTATAAAAAATACATAAAAGAGGAGTTTGTTAATTGAAATCTACTATTTTTATTCCTGAAAAAATTAATATAGGTTATCAAAAGCGAAGCAATACATATACTCAAAAGTTAGCATATATAATTTACTTTGACGAAAAAGGAGTATTACGCAAAGAAACAAGTTGGCAGAATTGGCGAGATAAAGAACTAGGTAATGACATTTTTGAAAATGTACCAACGGAAGGGTTCGTTCTTAACAAAAAAGTTGGAGACTATGTTTCTTGTTGGAATCATCGTCAGGCGTATGTAAGAGTATATGATCCTCGTGGATTTGAGTTTGAAGTAACAATTGAGAATCTATTATTTATTTTGGAGAATGCTACTTCTTCTAAAGGCAAGGGTTTAGAAGGAGAGTTTGTTTATGGTTGGTCTGGAAAAGATTTAGTTCTTCTGCCCGTCGAATCAGCAGATTATAAATCAATTTTAGAATACAGTGAAAAAATACATAGCAGATTTAAAATTGGTGCTCGTACTATTAAAGTCGGAGCAACTTATCTAACCAAAAACAATGAACAATGGATATACATGGGTCGTTATGACCACTATGAGTATAGTTGGAGTCTAAAAGTTAAACTACCAAATGGAGAAGATTATTATACTTATAACAAAGAAGACAAAAAGAAATTTTTCTTTGTTAGTAAAAAAGATGATGGAACGTATAGTTGTCATGTAGAAGGTGGTAACTGGCAGAAATTCATTGCAGAAATAGAAGATAATACTCATGATGAATATGCAGAAATGTATGCTTATCTAGAAAAACAAAGAGCATTTTCTCCTGTTAATATTTCAGCAACTCAATATATACCATTCACTTACGAGGAATTTGATGAGTATGTTCGAAAAGAATTAAATCTAGAAGATCATGACAACCGTCGATGGAGTAGTTGGAGAACGGCTGATGTTAATACAAATGTAACAGGATATCTCCATCAAATTGAAGTTAAGGTTACAAATGAAGAAAATCCTAAGCCATATATTAATTTTAAATATAAAAAACAAGAAGAGTACCGACCATCTTGGTCTTGGACTTCACAGGTACAATTAAGAGAAGTAGAGTACGAAGAGACTGTGAAGTTTGATAACTTCAGACATCTATTTGACGTATATAAACCGATGTATCAAGTCTTGTATTTAGAAAATGGACAAAAGTTCAAGGAGGATAAATAATTATGGTAAATAATGACGCTCGTATTGAAGCTTTAAAAAAGGTAATCGAAGAAAAGAAAAATATTATTGCAGAGAAAGACCATCCATCAAAGTTTATTACGAAGAAAATTCTAAACTTTGAAGGTGTAGTATATAACTTTAACGTTCTATCTAAAGCTGATATTGCAGTTCTAATTGGTAAACTTATGGGGATTGGTCGTGGATTGAATTCATATGATGAAGATTTATTTGAATATGCAATTATTGATGGACACCATATCTCTGAATGGGTAAGCGATTTAAATGCACAAATACAAAACATTATTGTTAAAGAAGAAAAGAAGACACTAAAAGCTTTAGAAACAAAGCTTGATACTTTCTTCTCTGAGGATAAAAAGGTTCAAATGGAATTGGATGAGATTGAATTAATGTTAAAAGGTTAAATAAAAGGAACATATTATAAAACACTGAGAGTCGATAAAACGAGGTCGGCTCTCAAGTAATAAATAATAAAATACATAATTCGCTTTACAATTAACAAAAATATGGATATACTATTATTAATAAGAAAATCGCAAAGGTGGTTGTAAGTTATGGTTGCTGCTCTTAATACAAATCAGAATGCTGTTCAAATGGTTACTTATATTGGAAATCATATAGATGATTTTTTAATTGAATACAAAAAGAAGTCTGAAAGTAGTTTTGTGAACTATAGAAGCAGTTTAAATAAAGTATTTAAGGAGCTAATTAGAAAAAATGAATACAGATACATTTCAAAAGAAGATATCGAAAATTTAAATGTATCTGTATTAAAAGACTACTTCAATGGACTATACGATGAATTAAATAAAGATGATGAACCTAAGTATAAGAATGCAACTATTAACAGACATATCTCAGTAATAAAAGAATTGATAAGGTATCTAAAAAATTGGGACATTATTACTTATGATTTAGATAAATTAAATTTGCTTAAGTCTTTACCTGATAAAAGAGAAGAAATAGAAATGATTCCTTTTGATTTAGCTATGCAGTATGTAAAATACTTTTCTAAAGATGAACAAGGACTTGAGAAATCATTAATAATAAAGTTAGCTATTGAAACAGGCTTACGAGCTAGTGAACTACTGAGAGTTGAATGGTCTAATTTTACTGAAGTTGAAGATGGAGTTATAATGAAATCTCATGGTTACAACAAAGGTAAAGGCAATAAGGAATGGATTGATAAAATAAGTAAGGATTTGTATAATGAGCTTCTACAACTCAAAACTATTGGAAATAACACTAAGCTATTCACTCTCACATATAAACAGTTAGTGGATATAATGGAGAGAGGCGATAAATTATGGAATCATACAGATATTAATTACACATTTCACTCATTTAAAAAATTAGCAGTAACTATGTGTTATTTGAACAATGGCAATTGTATAGATTCAGCAATGAAAAAAGCAAGGCATAGTAATGTTAATACAACTATGAGATATCTAAGATTAACTAATCTAAATGTCACAGGTATTATATCTGCCAAAATGAACACTTCTGAAGAATTATATAAAACAGTTTCACATAAATTATTGTTAGAATGCTTAGAAGAGATGCGTCCAGAGATGTTACTTTTACTAAATAATAAGATAAAAAATAAAGCTTCTACGAGTGATTACCTATGACAAGACAGAGAAAAAGTGGTAAAATTACTCTAGTGCGAAAGGGGCGTTAGTATATGCAAATTAATAAAACAAGAGAGCAATTAGAAACAGAAATTAAAAGTTTGATACATCTATTTGCTTCAACAGTTAAGAAAGAAGAAGTAGAACTTATAGTTGAACATTTAAATGGTAAACATGGAATTAAAAAAACTAGTATTTACTCACTATTTAACAATTCGAATAATGTAGGGAAGTTAACCGGGGAAGAGCTAGCGCTGTTTGGTCAACAACTAGTTATTAAGTTAGGTATTGATCAACACGAGTGGATGAATGATTGGTTTACAGAACGTGAGAAAAAAGAATTTGAAAGTTACCAATTTGTAGATGTTCAATCGATGGATGAAATAGATTTTCCAATGGTAAAGCAAAATGTTATTGATTTGGGTGATGGATATTATTTAACATCTTTTACAAAACAAGAAATCGGTAGACTTTTTAGATATGGTAAATTAGATTATAACCCAAATGTACAAAGAGGTATGCGTAAGGTTGCAAGATATGGATTAGTGACAGAAGTACCTATTGTGTTACAAAAGAAAGTAAATGAAATAAGAAATTTAACTTTAAAGAATAAACTAAGACCATCCACTGTGATTTTTAATGCCAAGCAATTTAGTTCTGAAGAAGAGTCAGAATTAATTTATGATAATGATAAGAATACATTAACTATAACAGAAGGAACTATATTAGACATAGTTGATGGTATGCATAGAACTTTGGGCACTTATAGTGCGTATATTAGAGATAAAGGTATTCAAGGGTCTTTTCCTGTAATTATATCCAACAAATCAGATGAGGAAATTAAGAGATATCAATTAGACTTAAATAAGCATACTCCTTTGACAAAAGGTAGAGCCAATGAGTTGAAAGAAGAAAATTACGCAAGCGATGTAATAAGCATTTTAAAGTCAAAAGGTGAACTTAAAGATAGGATTACAACTAGTACAGACATTAAGCATTCTCTAAAAGGTAATGAATTTATCCCTTATAACACTTTATATACTGCAATAAGCAACATTTTCAAAATCAATAGTAGATTAGAGGCTAGAAAAATTGCCGAGGAAATAAATGAATATTTAGTCTATTTATTCGGTATTTTTGGAAAGCACGAAAATGACGAATATAAAGTTCTTTTTGATGCTGATATTTTTGAAGGTCATTTAGCATTAATGAAGAAGATGAATGATAAAGAAATGAAGTTTGATGAATTAGAAAAAATTATAGATATTAATGAGTTCCACATTGAAAATACTCGTTGGAATGAATATAAATTATTAAATAAGAATATTGGTAAGCTGTCTAAAAAAGATAGAAGCAGTATTGTTAAATATTTCGAAAGCCTAATATAGGAGGAGTAATTTATGTATAATGCCGATTATAAGGAAGCCTTTTTAAAAGCTTCAGAACATGCTGAAGAAACTAAAAATCAATATAGATTATATTTTAAAAGAACAGAATCATTTGAGGCTCAAAAAGGTAAAGATTTATTTGACATGGACTTTGATATGTTAGAAGAATTGTTTTATTGGGTACAAAGAAAAACAGAACGTTCTGCTGTAAACTTCTTCAATACTATAAAAAATTATATTACATGGGCAAAAGATAATGGATATGGAGAGAGTTCACTTAATCCAATTATTGATACTATAAACACTGAGTTTGTTTCTAAATACTTGTATAGAGAAGGAATTAAATATTATACAAGAAATGATTTATTTAAGTACTTTGAAAACATTAACAATGTAAGAGATAAAGCTTTGGTTTTAGCCTTATTTGAGGGTATTAGCGGAAATAAATTTTCAGAAATAATTAATTTAAGAAGAGAAGATTTAACTGAGAGAGAAGATAAATACTACGCTTCTTTACTAAGTGATGAAGTTGATTTGACTAACAGACAGTTAGAAATATCAAAAGAACTATATGATATGCTTATTGAAACTTATCAGACACAAGAATATAAAAGTGTAAATGGCAGAACTAATCGTATTGTTGATGGAGAGTATGTATTCAGAAAAAGTAGAGTGGGCGGCAACGATGTACGTATTTCAATACCAATGTTACAGAACATTATTATAAACGTAGTTAAGGTTGCATTTGATGACGTACAAATAACTACAACTTCCATTGGTAACTCTGGTGTGATGTATTATGCTAATAAATTTATGGGTAGCGATAGAGTTCTAACTAAAGAAATAGCAACTAAAGTAGCTGAAAAATTTGATCTATATAGTTTGGAAATTAAAGGAAAAAAATATCCATCGTTCATGAGATTTAAAGAGATCATCGATATAGATTTTATGGAAGAAGAGTATGGAAATTTTAAATTAAACTTCTAAGAATATAAAAAGGACTGAATGTAAGACATTCGGTTTCCTTTATACATAAAATAAAAAAATACACAAAATTTATTTGGTATTTGCTAATAATATTTAAATAATGAAATCAATATAACTTAAATATTATTAAGAAGTATCGAACAAAAACGAGAACAAACGTTTGTATTTCGGTATTGACATAATTTTGGATGATTGGTAAAATTGGATTATAGCAATGGTGAATTTCACTGTACTTATAGTAAATACTTTTCAAAAGGGGGAATATAAGCATGATAATAGCAAAAATTGAGGCAGAATTAGCCATTTCTGACCAAACACCAGAGGAATTATTGACTCGATTTGACGGATTGATAGCTCCTGATGGACTTTCTGTAACAAGCATTAAAGGTAAAAAAATACTGAATGAGTGCCTAGATTTAAAATTTACTAAAATATTAGAGATTGATGATGAAGGTGAGGATATAGTATTTTTTAACAAAGAAGCAGAACTAAAATACTACCCTTCTAATAACAAGACATTTAAAGTGCACGATATGATAAGGATTAATTGTAAAGATGATTACAGTATTGTCTTAACACCAACGTTTGCGCTCTTATTCAACGGCGAATCTCAGACTACCATAGAGATGGAAAATGTAAAAAATATTAATGAGATGAAGTTGTATTTAGAGCAGAATTACCCTAATTACATAGTTCTTCGTAAAATTACCTGATTAATCATTGAAGTAGGTTAATATTAGGGTGTGGTATTGGCAATGTCTCTAATGTCGCACCTTGAAATTAAATATATTAAAAAATACATAAAGGTGGTATGTTATGATTAAGAAATATAGTAAAAAACGATATGAAGATTTTGGATTGTTCATTTCTCCTAATAGATGGGGAGATGGTTTTAAAATAATAAGAGATGAGGATGGGTGGATATTTGATAAGACATACAAAGATAAACAATCTGCACAAAACTGGATAGATGAAATGATCAATCTTATGGATAATTCTAAAGCCAAGTGGAAAGCAAATACATAAAATACATAATAGAGGTAATACATATGATTAAAATTTATACTGATAGTGGTTATAAGGATGGATCATCTACTCATCATTACTACGTCATGAAAGGAAACAAGAGAATTAAAAGAAGAACTTTTATTGGATTTGATGAATCTTCAACTAAAGCAGAAGCAACAACTATAGTCAAGGCTTTACAAATGGCATTAAAGAAAGGTTGGAAAGGAGTAACATTATATACAGATTCCTTAACTACTGTCTATGGAGTTAAACATGGTAAATTTAATAATGAAGATTTTCGATACATAGCACATTTACTTAAAGTAACAAAGTCAAACATAAGATGGAAATACAGAAGACATTATAAAATTAAAAAAGCAGATTCGGAATGTCATAAAATGATGCAAACAAAATTAAGACGAGTAGATTAAAATACATATACATAAAGGTGAGATACAAATGAATAAAGATATCAAGAATTTAAAGAATACTTTTGATTCAATTATTAACGAACATGATGAAGGTTCAATGTTTAATAATGATGACAACATGGTTTCGTGGACTGCAAGATGTGACTGGCTTATTAAGCAAATGGTAGACCTGAAAATAGGTGCAGGATTCAAATATTTAGAGTTAACAAAAGAGTATAATCCACTCCAAGAAAATAATAATGTTGGAGAAGGTGAAGATACTGAATAATTTAAAGGAGAATAATGTGATTGGTCAATGTGCAAATAAAGAATGTTTAAATGAACTAACCAGAGAGAATGAGTACCTAGTAGATGATTGTAACTTATACTGTGACTCAATTTGTTACACTAAATATATGCTGAAGACAGGAATAGTTAAAGAGATTAAATATTGAAATACATAATATATAGATTTTATTAAAATTATACATAAAAGAGGATATAAAGATGGAATTTAATAAATTTAACGGAAAGAAGATTCTTAAAGCAAGTAATGAGATTGAGCTGCATGAAAACATTGTAGAAAGTAATAAGAATGGATGGCAGGTAGGGAGTAATATGCGATACATTTCAAACGATTGTCGTCCATTCCAAATATTGATGAAGTACGTAGGATTTTAAAATACATATACATAATAAGGAGAATTGAATATGCGTAAAGATATAATGGTTGATATTGAAACACTAGGTACTGGAGAAAATGCGACTGTATTTCAAATTTCAGCAATGAGCTTCAACATTCAAACAGGGGACAAGCATGATTCTATTAATTTAATAGGTGATATTGATAAGTACAGCAACTTGAATGTTGATGGCTCAACTTTAAAATGGTGGTTAAATACAGATAAAGAATTGCTTACCGAATTGATTAATAAAGGTACATATGAAGAATATAATTTATTTGAAGCATTGCATAAGTGGTTAGAAGCGCAATCAACTACAGGAGACATGAAGGATGTTTACTTATGGGGTAATGGTATCCTATTCGATAATGCAAAATTACAGACTAATCTCAATGGGCGCAGTGGATTGAAGTATCCAATTTATTATAAGAATGATCGTGATGTACGTACAATTTTAGAATTGGCAAGTATGAAATCAGGATTAACTGAAGATGAGATTAAAGAGTCAGTAACAGATGAAAGCGAACGTAAGCATGATGCTTTTGATGATATTGCTTATCAAATTAGATTGGTAGTTAAGTGTTATGAAATTTTGATGGATAAATCGATCACTGTTGAGTTTTAATGAAACCACTCTTTTATTTAAACTATTGAAAAATTATATACAGGAGGTAATATGATGAACATTCTTTTTTGTTTATTGTTTGGACATAAGTATAAAGAGATAGATAACCGAAGTTATTTCCCTTACTTAGAATGTACAAAGTGCGGTAAGAAAAAGAGTAATATGTGTTGAGTGGTAATTACTAAGCACAACTTTGTAGTTGTTGACCACTTTTATAATAGTGGAATTTTATAAAAATATTTAGGAGTGATATTGATTATGAACTGGAACTGTAAAAAATGTATTAGATGTAAAGATGTTTATCCATCAGATGATATGACAACCGATGCTTTTGGAGACTCTGGAGTGCAGATGTGCAATCAATGTATACATGATTTAGAGAAAGATGATAGTAGATATCTATTAGTTGAAGTACCTGATATTTACGGTAAGACATTTGTATTTAAACAAGAATTAGAGGAATTGAAAAGATATATTGGTGATGAAGATGTGAAAGTAATAAATTTAAGGAGTAAGCCATGAAAGAATTTATAGTAAGAAATATCCTAATCACAAGCTGTAGCCTATTTTTCTGGTCTTGGTTTTGGTTCTTTGTAAACTATCATAGTATTAGTGCAGTAATAGGTACAAATTTAATAGGTGTTATTGGCGTCATTGTAGCTATTATCATCGATATCAGTAGTTTAGGTAATAATGAGAAGTTGAATACATAAGGAAATTAATTAATAAAATACATAAAAAATACTTGAAATTAATTGGTTGGTAGATTAAGATATATTTATCAAAGAAAACAAATAAATGAAAACTATAACATTCTCATTATAAATAAATAGTTGTTATGTAGCAAATGTCGGTGATTAATTAATAAAATACATAATAATGAAACGGAGATGTTGTTAATGTTTGAAGAGATAAAGCAAATAAGTAATGATTCCATAATAGATGACAAGTTAAGACAAGCTATGATCGAGCAAATGAAAATAGGTTATCAAGAAATGGGAGAATTAAATCTTCAAATATCTAATGAATGGCACAGTGTCGAGAACGAAGCTGAATCGATAAACAATAAAATAGTGGAAGGGGATTGGTGAAAATGATCGCAGAAGTTACTTTTAATTTGATAAGTGGACAAGACAAAGGGGTAGTGTACGGATTTAATACTGGCATTAAAAATCTAAAACGTGGAGATGTACTTATAGTTGATAGTCAAGGTAAACATCAACTTGCTAACTTTGTAGGCTACAATAAAACTACAAAGTATAAGCCTCTAAAGAGTGTTGTTCGAAGAGCAACACTTGAGGAAAGAAAGGTATATTGGAAAAAAGTTGAGGAACGTTTATTAAATAAACCACTTGAGATTTCCGAAGAAGCTTATCAGTACTACTGCAATACATTTTTAAAGAATGAAAATACTTCATTTGACGATACTAAGAAGAAGTTAACTCGAAATGTTATTCTATCAAGCAATTTTGGTAAAGGGAAACCAAAAGTATTCAGTAGAAGACATGTATTTAATTATGGTTCGATGGAAATACGTGTGATAGGTAATAAAATTGTACATATAAAGAAGAATGATCAAACAAAGAAATTCACTAAAAATAAAAGAAAATATCATTATTTAAATGATTATTTCGGATTGGTAGGTAAATAACTATGAGCAAAGAATTAAATTCATTGTTTAAAATTTTAGATGGAAATTTAAGTGAGCTTGCTCAGTCTAACTCTAGTATAGAATTCGCAGACCATGTCAGAAAACACTTTGACTCTTCGATAGATGCTTTAAATAGCATAAAGAAATTTCTACATATAGACAACCACTCTAAGGATTACTACTTTGATAGAGAAGATGAGGATGAAAGAGAATTATTTTAACTTTCGATAATAGGATGTTTTTATTCAAAAATACAAACAAAGAATCGAGGTGAGAAAATGGTTATTCATTTATAAGACGAAATGCGATCCAGTAGAAATACATCTTATCAATACATAATTACATATAAGGACAAAGAAACACTTGAAGAATTATCTAAGCTTGGTTCAATTACATATAAATCACCAGTAATAAACATATTATTTATCGATACAGATAAAAGTAAAAATGAATTACTGAAAGTTGATGGGGTATTGAGTATAACATTACCGAGAAAAGGTAGATTACTAAATAACAAAGTTTGATATTGATAACAAAGGAGTGAATGAGCGTTGATTAAAATATCAAAAGAGTTAATGGAATTACGTGATAAGGCATTTCAAGCTACAGCTAAAATTGAACAGAGTAGATATGTAACAGATGTGATAGTTAGTGCTATAGCTAAAGCTTACAGTGGAGTACACCCAAATGACATTTGTAATGAAGTAATTGATTTTATTACAGAGTTAGAAGATAAGTACAGAATAGCTTATGCAATCAATATAGCGTTAGGATTATGCGAGATAGGAGAGGATGACTTATGAGCAATATTACATTAAATCAATTTATAATTGACCAAATAAAGGAATTAAAAAATACATATAAAGTAGTAGAATTTCATAGTGCAAATGATGTAATGTTAACAAAAGGTGGATGTTCTGAACAATTCACATCAGAAGCAACAGACTCAAATATGTTAGGACGAGGTATCAGTATTCATGATGTTGAAAATACAGAACGCTACCCATTCAAAGAAAATGGCACAAAGGTATTATTTGATGTTAAACGACCACGTAAACGAAAATCAGAATTACATACTGAGTACTTTATTTGGAGTCAAGAAGGGTAAATGGTATTTGAATGGAAAAATTAACAAATGAAGAATTAGTAGAGTTATATAAAACCGACAATAATGAGTTAGCATTTGAAGTGCTTTACAAAAGAAATAAAGGACTTATACATAAGGTAATAAAGAAGTTTAATAATGTCATTGTCATCAGAAAAGAAGATATAGAAGATGCTTGTGTTTTAGGTTTTGTAAGAGCTGTAAAAGCTTATAGTGGAGAGAATAAGTGTAAATTTTCTTCTTATTGTTATATCGTGATGGTGAATGAAGTTAATGTTAGTCTCAATAATGCTAGTAGAAAGATGAGAAACGACTTAGATCAGTCATTCTGTTATTTAGACGAAAATGTAAATGACGGTGATGGAAGTAGGTTAATTGATATTATAAATATGTCTGAAAAAGATGTACTACATAAAGAAGATTATACATATTTACATAATGCAGTTGAATATGCGAAGGGATTTATTATGGATAAATACTACCCATATCTTATACCTTTAGCAATTAAAGAAATACCTGCAACAAAAGTAGCACCGTTAATCGGTGTAAGTCCAAAGACGGTTCATTACACAATGAAAGTTTTTAGAAAGCATATGCGAAATTACATACTCCACTATTTGAATGATAAAGTTGTTTCATAGTTTTAAATAGTAGAATGGATTTATTAAATGAAAAATAAAAAAAAGGATGATTTCATCCTTTAGGTTTAGTATCAGTATTCTTATTGACTTGTTCTAAAGCTTCTATATATTTTTTAGCAGTTTCAAGTTCATCATCGGAGATACTGTTTATAAGGTTTTTCAAAGCAATGTACTCATCTAAATTAACTACTTTGGGATTTTGACTTTCAGACATACATGATCAATCCTTTACAACTTATATAGTGTACATGTTAGCACTTTGCTTATTGATGTTTCAAATAAAATGATTGAGGATGGATGAGAATGATTAAACCGTATTACGAATCAATGGTGACTTCTAATTTAGTTGAAGTTGAGGAATTCGGAATTATTGATTTAAATGTATTACCAATTAGAGTACACCTAGATAAGAAAGGTGTCTATGAAATATGTTGGGTAGCGACTAGTATGGATGGTAAGAAAGAGTACGTATTATCTGAATGCGGTGGGGTTAGTTCATTTGATTTTGGTGGAAGAAACTTAGGTGTTATTAGAGAAATAAAATAATATAATAAATAAGTATTATTGAAAGGATGAAGTAAAAATTGAAAACAAGTAAAGCAGTACAATTAATTATCGACTTAATCAATGAGTATGATAATCACGGAGGCATTTTAACACAAGAATTAACGTTGAAATATACCAAAAAGATTAACGAAATAAATAATAAAGAAGATGACATAGATGGATAATAAAATACTAAATTTTGCAATCGGATTATTTATTGTCGTTAATATTGCATTGGCTACGAGCTACTTTCTTGAATGGAGTACGCCAACAAAAGATGGTGCTATTACAGATAGTTTATTGATTGCTATTCTAACATCATTTATATGGATTCATCTTAATAAGAAAAATAATTAATTTTTAAAGGAGAATGAAATGAATCAGATTCCACCAGAAGCACTTAACTTTTTAGAAGAAGCTAAGAGAGGCTTCAATAATATAGAAACAGTAACATACATTGATAAAAATAAAGAGTTCATAGCACTAAGAACAGGGTTTCGAGAGGATTGTTTGTCAGTTTATGAGTTAGGAAATGAAATCGGTAATTTTACAGATCAATTACCAAAACAGCACACTGTTATCATCGATTATGATGAATTGGACAGATATAAGAAGTTAGAAATCAAGTTATACAAACTACATGCTGATTTACTACAGATGAAGAAAGTCAATAATTGTACGTATGTAGATATTAATTACATGTTAAATGTTATAGAGAACGAGAAATAAATAATAGTTCACTTTGATAAAAAACGAAGAAATGAGGAGTTTTATGGGAGGATACTCAATATTATACCAATTAGGCGATATATTAAAAGAAGAAGTAAAGTCTTGTTTAAACACTGATATAAATCCTGATAGGATTGAATATTACGAGCTAGAAGGGAGAAAAAGACTAGCTATGGAACTGTCAATAAAAATTAGCGAATTGCTTAAAGAAGACTTTAAATAATAATTCACTTTTATGAAAAGGAGATGAGTTCATGTTATCACAAGAGAATATTGAAAAATTAAATTTGAATGCTATTTATAAATGTAAGCCTGATAAGAAGTATAGAAGTAAATTATTTGAGAATGATTTATATCATTGCTGTAATTGGACTTTCGAAGTTGTAAAAGTTGATCATGATTATTTTATGAGAGATACATATTGGAGTGGACAGGATAGCTTATACATACAAATCACCGATGAAAACTTTAGTATATTTACACTGGTTTTTGACAGAGATGAAATAATTTATATTAGTGAAAGTGCTAAAGAGGATTATGAAAAAGATGATGTAATCTCCATAGCTATTGATTCAGGAGGTTGGAAGTTTCCAAAACATCTTAAGACGAAAGATGCTAAGAAAAGTAAGGATAAATTGATTGATAAAATTGATAACGAAATATTAGAATATGAACGAAAAATTGGATCTTTAAAATATGACAGAAAATTTTTAATGGAACAAGAAGAAGTACCAAGTTGGTTTTAAATGATAGTACGATATTACCTTAAAAAATACATAAAGGTGGATTAACTTATGAATGAGGAAACATGGGTTAATAAAAATAAAGAGCTTTTTATAAACATGTTTAAACCTAGAACAAAAAAGGAAATTGAAACATTGTTTTTAAAGTTAGAAACTATTGAATTCGCTTGGTCAAATCAAGGTATTCAGATGTTAGATATAGTTGATTTATGGAATGAAACAGAGAACAAGAATCCAATAAGACAAGATCAATTGTTAGACTCTTATGCAATAGCTTCTCTTACTGCTAGTTCAGAGAAAATATCTTTAGAAGAAATGAATGGATTGATTGCAAAAGTTATTACATACACACAGAAAGACGGAGTTGAATTAGGTCTTTTTCTAAAATCAGCATTGCATCGTATAAGTACTGATAAAGTAAGATACTTCTTGTTAGAAAGCAATATTGAGGTTAAAGAGAATGACGCATTTATTAATGTATTAGAAAAGGTAAAAACTCACCTTCATACTTATGATAAAGAACGGAAAGCAAAGAAAACTGTTGAATTTGCAGATATTTTAGCAGGTAAAAGCAATAGAGTTAGTATGGTAGCATTATTAGAAAATTAATAAAATACACGTATTATCTAAAATTGATAATAAAAATACATAAAAAGGAGAATGATTTTTGATGCAATTCGATTTTACATTTGAAAAGAATAAACTGAAAGCATACTTAGGGGAAGACTTATACAACTCACTAAAGAGATCCAAAGCTATTATTGCAGGTGGAATGATCTCAAGTTTGTTCACTAATAAAGATATCAATGACGTAGATGTATATTTCCGTGATTATAATTCACTATATCTATTTGCAGACAGAACTTTATCTGGAAACCATGTAGTCTCACACACAAAGAAAGCTACACAATTTATTCAGAAATACTTAGAAAAACAAATTTTAGTACAGATTATTCACTATCGTACATATGAAAAAGTTGAAGATATTTTTAATACATATGATTTTACAGTTTGTATGGGTGCATATGATTTTGAGATTGAGGAATTCATTTTACATCCCGAGTTCTTAAAACATAATTCACAACGTATTTTACGATTTAATTCAAATACAAGCTATCCATTAATTTCAGCTATTCGTACACAAAAGTATGAAGATAAAGGATATAAAATCTCAAAAGCAGAATATTTCCGTGTTCTAATGACTTGTATGACATTGGATATTAAATCTTATGATGAGCTAAAAGAACAACTAGGTGGAATGTATGGTGAATCTTATGACCGACTATTTGATGATGTAAAAGATGAAGAGTTTGATTTACAAGTAGCTATTGATCGTATTGCAAACTTCTCTAAATCAGAAAACTTCTTCAAAGAGTATCGTCCTATCGATTATGATATTGATGAAATTCTAGATGATTTAGATAAAGGTGAAAGATTGGTTGTTAAACTAAAGGATGGCAATGAATACAGAGTTATTAATGGTGAAGTAATTGGAGAATATGCGTCAGAAAAAGAAGCAACTGAACTTGATGTTAATGAGTTATATAAAGATAAGAAATTCTATAAGTTTGTTGAAAAATCAGAAGAATCATTACAAAGCTTCTTCCGTTCCGCATTTAAATATGTAATTGGAGAAGAAGTGAAAGCCGAAAAAGAGTATCCGAATAGTTCATATGGTGCTCATGGTAAGTTATTCTTCAATCATAAATACGAATTAAAGAGTTCCACATATTTCAGCAACACTGATAAGGTTTTAATTGAAGTTGAGATTGACGGTGTAGATGTAATTGATGATAGTTTACATGAAATAACTGCAACTAAATGTAAGGTAATTAGAGAAGTTCCAGATACGGAATGGAAAGAGTGGCTTGGAATTAAAGATGAACCTAAAACTGAAGTATCAACAGAAATAAGTAGTTCCGATATGGAAGATTTATGGTAATTTAGTTAAATAATATTCTGCTTTTATAAAATTAATTAATAATATACATAAAACAAGGAGATGTTAATTATGCAATTTAAAAAATACCAACACTTAGAAAGATACGGAACAGATGATGTAACAGATATTGAATTTGGAGAAGTATTAATTTTCCCTAAATTAGATGGAACTAACGCTAGTGTTTGGGTAGATGACGAAGGAAATATTAAAGCAGGTAGTCGAAATCGTGAACTATCATTAGAAAAAGATAATGCAGGTTTTTATGAATATGTTTTAAACAATGTAAATATCAAAAATTATCTAGAAGCTCATCCAACACATCGTCTGTATGGAGAATGGTTAGTACCTCATTCATTAAAAACTTATCGAGAAGATGCTTGGCGCAAATTCTACGTGTTTGATATTACTCTTGATAAAGGTGAAGAAAGCGTAGAATACATACCATATGACATCTATAAGCCTTTATTAGAAGAACACAATTTAGATTTCATCATTCCAATTGCAAAAGTAGTAAATGGTAATTATGAGGCATTCTTGAAATCATTAGATAAGAATCAATTTTTGATTAAAGATGGAGCAGGAGTAGGTGAAGGAGTTGTAATTAAGAACTATAACTTCTATAACAAATATAAACGTCAAACATGGGCTAAGATCGTTACTACTGAATTTAAGGAAATACATAATAAAGCTATGGGTTACAATGAAATAAAAGCAGGAAAAATGATTGAAGAAGTTATTGTAGATGAGTATTGTACAGAAGCATTCATTGAAAAAGAATACTCTAAAATTGTAAATGAAAATGAAGGATGGACTAGTAAATACATTCCTATGTTATTAGGTCGAGTATTCTCAGAATTAATCAAAGAGGAAACTTGGAATATCATTAAGAAGCACAAACAACCTAAAATAGATTTTAAAACTTTAAACCATCTTATTACTCAGAAAGTCAAAATGACTAAACGTGAAATTTTTAGCTAAGGAGAATTGTCATGAATAGATTATATGAAAATTTAATTAAACAAAAGAAAGTCCTTGAATCTCAAGGTTATACAGTAGCATATATTTCAATTTATGGTTCTCAAAATTATAACTTAGACATCAACGATGAAGAATATCAGTCTGATATCGATATGAAAGCTGTCATTGTTCCTACGTTAGACGAGTTGATCTATAATAGTAAACCAATTTCAACAGTAATTGAGACTGAATGGGGACAGTGTGATTTAAAAGATATTCGAAGTTATTTCCAAACGTTAATCAAAGCAAATCCTGCTTATATCGAAACTTTGTTTACTGATTATTATATTGTAGATAATCGTTTTGAAAAGGAATTTGATGAAATTTTTAGCCTTAAAGATGAGTTAGTGGAAAAGTTATCAGCACAAATGATTAGAGCCATGTATGGAATGATGTGTGAAAAACAAAAAGCATTGTGTCATCCTTATCCAACAATTGCTCATAAGATTGAAAAATACGGATATGACGGCAAGCAACTCTCTCACGTTATCCGATTATATGTAATGATGCAAGATTACTATTTACATAAAAGATCAATGAAAGAATCGTTAATTCCTTCAAATTCAATAGAATTAATTTTGAGTACAAAAAAGAATGAGGTTATTTTAAGTGAAGCCAAGTTGTTAATGGAGGAAGTGACTAAACAAGCTAAATTATTTAAGGATGATGTTTTAAGCAAAATTGATGAAAGTACAATTGATTATTCAGTAAAGGATAAATTTATTAAACTATCACAAGACATTATCAAGAATAAAATTATTGAGGAGTGTCGCAACTATGAGTAAACTTCATGTTCTTATTGGTCTACCTGCTGTTGGTAAATCAACAATAGCTAAAGAAATGGCTAAATTATTGAATGCAATAGTCTTATCTTCAGACAGCTTGCGTGAGGAATTATTAGGAGATGTAAATGTTCAGTCTCAAAATGAAATGATTTTCAAAGAATTACATATTCGTATTAATAATCTATTAAGTGAAGGTCGAGATGTCATTTACGATGCTACAAACTTAAACCGTAAACGTAGAATTCATTTAATTAAAAACGAAATTAAAGCTGACGAGTTTTATGCTTATTATTTCAACTCATTGTTTGGCGAATGCTTACATAATGATTCCCAACGTGAACGGAAAGTTGGATTTGAAGTATTGAATAAGATGTATATGTCTGCTCAAATTCCTACAATTAATGAAGGGTGGAATGATGTTAAGTTAATTCACCCAGAGCTAAAGTTGGATAAGTTTTATAGTGAACGATTTGAATACTTATTATCTGATGAGTCGCCAAATCATGAAGATTTAATGGAAGAGTTGATGAAAATTATTGATTCCTTTGAAGATGTTTATGACAAACCACATGACTCCAAGTATCATTCATTTTCAATTAGTCGTCATATCTTCTATGTGTATGAATTTGTAATGAAAAACTATAAAGATAATCGTAAAAAGGAAATGTTGATCGCTTCACTATTTCATGATTTAGGTAAAGGTTGGTGTAAATCATTTATCAATTATAAAGGTGAAGAGAAACGATATGCATCATATATTGGTCATGAATTTGTAAGCGCACAGTTAGCTTGCTATTGGTTATCGGTATTAGGATACGAAGATAACTTCATTAAGTACATAGTTGATTTAGTTCAATTCCACATGACTCCTATGGATATGAGTGTAAAACAGGAGCGTAAATTACGTGAGTTACTGACAGTTGAACAGTATGAGGATTTAATGTTCTTACATTCAGCAGATTTAAATGCAAAATAATTAAATAATATTTCAGTTTTATTAAAAGAGGAGAGTAATGTATCTTGAATGATTTTGTAATAAATGTTTTATCAGTCAGTTCATACATATCAGCAGTCTTAATTATTATTTTAGGAAGTCTACTAGTAATTAGCTTACTTTTATATCCTATTTGGTACATATTCAACGTATGGCTATACCAACGCATTAAAGGTGTTACTTATTTTGTGAAATTTATTAGATATAAGAAACAATTTATCAAGTGGTATAAAGATACACGTCCAGATGTTTATAAACCTAAATTGAAAGAGGGAGAATAATATAATGAATAAGTTAAACAAAAAAGAAGTAATCAATGCATTAAATAGTCTAGAGGTTATTGAAGTCAGTGGAGGAGATTGTGCATATGTACTAGTTGAAAATAGTAAAGAAAATCATGAATTACTAAATGAAGTAGGTATTTCAAGTGATACGATCAATCAATATGGCGATGAAGAAACATTCTGTATCTTGTCCTTAGGTTTTAGTGAGGGATTAATTGATTTATATGATGGAAGCAAATGTATTTGTTTTGATGATGAAATTAAATTAAAAATCGATACTGGTAAAGAGGTAGTTCTATATAAAACAGATGATAGTGTTAACATTTCAATTCATGAGGACAGTGGTGATGTGTACATTAAAGAACTGTCTAAAGGGGAGATTAGAGACGTTTTGAATTTTTTATCTTAAATAATTCATATAAAAAAGGAGAAGGTAGTATGGGATATAGTACGACATTTAATTTAACAGTTTATAAAGGTGAACCAAGTATTAACGACATCTATCAAGAATGGGAAGAAGGTAAGTTTGATTTTGAAGGATTTGATTATGCAATTGATGATAATGGAGAAACATGTGATGGAGTAAATTGGTACGATCATGAAGAAGACATGAAAAAATTATCACTACACTATCCTGAAGTCGTGTTCTTGTTGAGTGGGGAAGGTGAAGAGAATGATGATATCTGGAAGAAATATTTTAAAAATGGAAAAATCCAAAGCTGCTATGCAAAAATTGCTTTTGATGAATTTGATGAAAGTATGTTGGTTTAAATAATAATCACATTTTATAAAAACTGGAGGAAGATAAATGCATAAATTTTATGATGATCTTAAGGATTTCATTTTAAATCAGGAAGTAAAAGAACGTCTTATTCCTTACTATGAAACTTTGATTCAATTAGAGAGCTATCCAGAAATGAAAGAGTTGCTAACTCAATACGAAGACAGTAGTTATAATATCGATTATAATGATCCAGATGAATTTGACGGTTATTCTAATGGATGGTTAGAGATCTATGAAGCAAATAATCCTATTACATATACAATTGAATTAGACATTGGTCAGATGCAGGGTGGTTATTGTCAGTGTAAACCTAAAGATGAAGGTTATAATTCTGACAAAGATTGCTGTGGAATAAGTTATGACGTGCATTTACCTAAAGTATCAATTGTTAAAGAAGTAAAGCTATTGAATCATGAATTCCAAGGGTATGAGCGAGATTTATGGTCGTTACAAGAGAAATGGTTAACAGAGTATGAAAAGGATCTATTAGAAAAGAAACAGTTAGAAAAGGTAAGTAATTTAGAGACACAAATTGCACAATTACAAAAAGAATTAGAAGTAGTAAAATCAGGACTTAAAAATTAAATAATAAAATACATAAAAATGCTTGAAATATAAAATTAGGATGTTATAATAAATATATAAGTTAAGAGAGGGAGTGATTACGATGGTCAGGAGATTGACTTATGACGAACAGGAGATTTTGAACGAATTAGATTATTTGAATGATCAAAAAGAATTTACTCGTGATAATGCTGTTTGGTGTAATAAGACAATCAAGAAACTGCTACTGGAGATACATTTTCTAAAAAGTGATAGTATTAGTAAGTAAAATACATAAAAGTAAGGTGATTAAATGGTAGAAACTTTAGTAGAAGAAAAGAATGCAGTACAATTAACTGAAGATTATCGAATTACAAGTGATCAACGTAACATCATCTTACAGAAACGCTATCAAAAGAGAGATGGGAAAGGCAGAAATGCCCCATTGATTAATGAGTTCGATTATAAAGACGTTGGATACTTCGGAAACTTAAAATCGTTATTAAATGGATTAGTGAATTATGAAATACCTATATCTGCTACAATGTCAGGAAAAATTGAAGATGCACATATGCGTATTGAAAAGCTAAGAGATGAGATTGTACAGCATGTTTTGGATAAGGTGACTATTCTTCAATACAATCCTAAGTTAAAAGAAAACGTAGATGGTGATGCTGATTGATCAAACGTTATGTTGGAATTGACCCATCATCAATGACAGGTTTTTTCATACAAGATGTAAAAGGTAATATTATAGTTGAAACCGATTTATTCTATACATACAGGAAAGATCCAGAAAGAATGATTTACATTGCTGAAGAAATAATTAAGAAATTAAACTTAGAAACAGATATCATCTGCATTGAAAACTTTAGTTATAACTCCGTTGGACAAGGGATTGATTATCAATTTGGAGTCGGATGGGTAATTAGAGAGAATCTATATAAAGCAGGATTTAAATACTATGATGTAAGTCCAGGTGGTTTAAAGAAGTTTGCAACTGGTAATGGAAGAGCTTCTAAGAAAATGATGGTAACTCCTATAGAAAAACGTTGGGGATACAAACATCCAAGTGATAATGTAATAGACGCATTCATCTTATCAGAAATAGCCAAAGCAATTGATAAAGGTTCTGACTATGAAGGATTGAAGTTACATGAAAAACAAGTAATTAAAGTTGTAAAAGATGGAATAATGAATAAAGAGCAATGGAAAGAAATTAAACCTCCACCTTGGACGAATCCGAGAAGTAAGTACTATTTCAAGCGTGAAGGTTTAGATGAAGAAATAAAAGCATAGTAAGTAAAGTTATACATAATTAAAAATAACTATCGAACCTTGAGTGATGTAAATAATTAAAATTTATACATATAAAGGTGAAATACTAAACAATCGCATGTTCTCAAGTAGTAAGTTCCGCCAAAGCTTATTACATATTCTCAAAATAAAATCTTAATATTATTTAAAATTTAGTTAGGTACATTGTGATAGGTTCGATAGTTAAATGATAAAATACATAATTGAAATGGAGAGATTTATTAATATGGCAAAAACTACTCATGGACTACCAGAAACAAAAGGATTCTTCCGTTTACGAGGTCTTGCAACAGGATTGAAAAAAGAGGATGCATTAAAGTCACATACGTTTACATCAGGATCAGAAAAAAATACTGCAAAATTCGGCGTAAAAGTTGACCAAGAATCGATTGTATTTATTAATGCAGAAGGCTTTAAAACAAAGGAAGCTCACTTGTTCAAACAGTCTGAAGTTAAAGGAGAAAAATCACAGAAAAAAGTCGTACCTTGGGATGATCGATACAATCATGAAGGGGAAGGATTTAAGGTTATTGGTACTCGCTTAGGATTAGAGAAAGATGAGAAAGGTAAAAATATCATCTCTACGTTTGCTCAATACGATGCACCTGAAGCTTTAATTAGCGGTCTAAGTGATGATACTTCCATTTATGTACAAGGTAAAATTGAGTATTCTTCATTTAAAAATCGTGATGGTGATGCTATTCGCAACAAAAAGTTGCTTGCTGATGCAGTATTCTTAAACTCTAAGGATATTGATTTTGACGAAGATGGGTTTGAATCACTATCAGACTTTAAGCAAACTATTGTATTCGTCGGAATTGAAAAAGCAGAAAGTGGAGATAAGTTCTTAGTTGAAGCAAAGATCATTACTCAAAATTCAATCGAAAATGCAGAGTTTGTAATTTATGAAAAGTCTCTAGCAAATATGATCAAGAAGAATTTAAAGCCATACACATCTATTGATGTTAGTGGAAAAATCATTAATAAGGCTGACGTAGAAGAAGTAAAAGAAACTGACTCTTGGGGTAAAACAAACTCATTTGATCGAGCAAATACATCTTACACTCGTGAGTATGTAATTGAAGGTGCTAACCCAGAAACGATTGACGTTGAAACGTATGCACAATCAATTGTAGATGAAGCATTAGAAAAACTGAATGCTGAAGGTCAACAAAAATCATCTGATAATTGGGGTAAACAAGATTCAAATAGTGAGAAAAAAGGAGTAGAAGTAGAAGAGGACGATTTGCCTTGGTAGTAGCTAATTAATACATAACATTGTACAAAATAAATAAAATGAAAAATACATAATTTAGAGGAGAGTAATTTATTCATGGCAAAAGCTAAACGTGGAAGTACAGTAAAAAAAGGTTTAAAATTCTTTAACTTTGGTGAGGCAGGAACTTGGAAGTCAACATTCGCATTAGACTTCATGAAGATGACAAGTGAAAGTGGTAAACCGTTACGTGTATTATATATCGACTGTGAAGCAGGTAGCGTAGACAACTACTTAGAATCATTAGAAGGACAAGGCATTAATTTAGATAACTTATTGTTAGTCTATACTACATCTTATTCAGAAGTTGAAGAATGGGCGCAAAAAGCAATGCAAGAAGAAACACTTTATATCGAAGATGATGAAGGGAATCTAGAGGAAGTATTTGATGCTGATGGAAATCCATTCGTTGCTGACGTAATTGTAGTAGATGGTATTACTGTAATTAGTGATAATGTAAAATTTGCGGCAATTAACGTATCTGAAAAACGCGCTAAGTTAAAAGCTAAATCTCAAGATAAGACAGCGACAGAGCAATTTGTAGCAGAATCTACAGCAGGATTAGAATTTAAAGATCACGATAAAATCAAAATGAAAGGTAAGAACTTATTACGAAGTCTTATTACTGGTACAGATAAATATGTGATAGTAACTTCTCGTGAGAAGACTAAAAAGCAAATGGTTGATGTAGATGGAAAAATGCAATTAGTTGAGGTTGGCAAAGTTCCTGATACATGGGATGGAGTTGAATATGAGTTCTTTACGGTATTACGTCATTTTGAAGATGATATGGGTCAAATCAAAGCGCAAGTGATGCGTAAAGACCGAACTCAAGTTTATGCTCAAAATGTTGTAATTGATGATCCATCGCCTCTACTATGGCAGGAGGTAATTGATAAAAACAAAGGTAAAAAATCAAATGTAGTAGGAAATAGTATGTCAGACTCAATTAAAAAAGATGAAGATCTGCTGTCTGAAACAATGACAAACCAAAAAGAAAAAGTTCAAGAAGAAGTAATCCAAGAAGTTACTGTTGATGGTTTACGTGATGAAATTGGAAAGTTAATTTCTGCCTTAACTCCACTGAAAAAGAAATCGTTAGGTGCAAAAATTAAGGCTTCTGGATTAGATACTGATTTTAATCAAATTGAAGCTATTCCAGACTTGGAGAAATTCTTGAAATTAGTTAAAGAATAGTACATATAACATCAGGGGATTGAATTTTTTCTTTCCCCTTATTTTATAAAATGAGGTGTAACTATTATGAAATACAAGTGTAATTCATGCGATACAAAAAAGTTAAAAGAGTTAAAGTTACAAGGGTTAGATAGAGACGGTGATGGAAAGCTGATAAGATTGCAGTCAATCGATACTGAAAAAGATTCATATTTAAAAATAAATAATAGGTATTACCATGAGGAGTGTTTTAAAAATGAATTAATTAGGAAAGGCAAGATGTCTGAGCAAGAAATAGAAAGAAAGATTATTAGCTATCAATTAGAGCAACATAAAGATAAACAATTAGCAGAATCTAAAAATAGATTTTATGAATGGATAAAAGAGCATTATCAAGTTACGTTGCCTAATTATTATTGTATGAGGATCGATAAGATTACACAGGGAAAAGATGAAAAGGTTTATGGATCTATTTCATACGATGAATTTCTAGAGATGTATTCCATGTTGGTTAATTATCTAGCTAAACAGACATTAAATAAAAAATTCAAAAACACTTCCCAGAGAATGAATTATGAGTTAGCTATTGTTATTAGTAAATATGAAGACTACAAGAACTACAAAGAAAGACTGGAAGAAAAGAACCATCAAGTAGTTGATATCAAGTCTAAAATTGAATCATCTAGTAAGTTTAATCAGGTAGTTGAAAAAGCTAGAAAAGATGCTGAAGATTTTAGAGTAGCAGACATTCATGATGAATTGATTTAGGAGGAAACAGATGGTTGAAAAAAGAAAAGATAATGACTATGCGTCAGAAGCATTACTAGTTGGTTCATTATATAAGAATGTAGATTTATACATAGAATATGCAGATTTAATTAAATCAAAATATGATTTTCATGATGAAGAGCTTAGATATCTATATGACATGTTTGAATTGTTTTATATGACATTTTCACAGGAAATGAACGAGTCGAAGTTTACAATTTTTATGAGTCAGGATAGTGAACGTTCTAAGAGATATAAAGATATAGGCGGTTGGCGAACAATAGAGTACCAAATGAGCCTAGCTGATGATAAAGATGTTGACAAGTATTTTGATACAGTAAAAAAGTATTCACTAATACGTGAATTTGCTAGAAAAAACTTCCCAACAGATAAAATGTTACAGCATCCTAAGTTTCCTCAAATGAAAGCAGAGGATATTATTAGCACTATGCGTTATGCAGTAGATAATATTAATACTGTTGTTGGCGGTGGTAAACAAGCAACTTTGTTGGGTAGTAAATTTAAAGATAAATTAGAGTCATGGAAGCAGACTCCAGATATCGGTCATCCGTTACCTTTCCCTAAGTGGGATGAATACTTTAGGGGGTTACGTAAAAAGAAAGTGCTCGTTGATGGTATGTTATCGAATGAAGGTAAAAGTAGACGTATGGCGAAGGTTGTTAATTTCATTGGTGTATTAAAGCGAGTTCCTGTCTTAGTTTTAGTTAATGAGCAAGACGAAGACGAATGGTATGCCATGCAAGCATCAACGATCTGTAATAATTATGAGTTTAACTTCTTAAATTCGAATACTGATAACAAGGAGTCACTAACTAACATCACTGAATCAGATATATTAAATGGTGTCTACGAATCAGAAGATCAATATCGCTTAATTACTGAGATTGTTGGAGAGTGGATCAAAGAAAATACAAGAGTTTACTTTTTGGAACTAAATAAATATTCAGACGAGGATCTACAACGTGAAATCAAAAAACACGTATTAGGGTTAGGGGTAGAAGTAATTTATTACGATACATTAAAAGGGTATAAGGGTGATCAGTGGGAAACAGTAAAGCAGACAACGACAATGATTAAGAATGTTTGTGGAGAAATGAATGTAGCAGGATACTGTACAATTCAATTAACCGATGAGACTCATAATATTGATATCTTTGATTTAAACTCTAATAATATAGCTAATGCCAAGCAGTTATACCATGTAGTTGACCACATGATTCTGGAGAAACGATTAAATCCTAATGATTATCATAAATATAGAATCACTAACGAATGGGGTACATACGAATTAGATAAAAACAAAACATACTATGGACAAAAAATAGCGAAAAACCGAGGTACAGGTAAGGGGACTGTATTGGTAACTGAGGTCAATTTAGATAGGAATACATGGTATGAAGTAGGATTTTTAACTAAGGTATTTAAACCGAAGAACGATAAGTAATTTTATATGTAATTGAGGTGAATACTTTGGACGCTTTAGATTTAAAAGAAAGGATTATAGATGATAATAAAGTTAGATTAATCCTAGAAGAATTGGGTATGCATTCAATTGAATCTAACAGTAGGTATTATTCTTGTGGTATGCCTGATGGTGACAATCAAAAATCCACTATTATATACAAGGATAATTTAAATGTTGATGCGTATACAAGAAACATAAAGGACGCTTACGGTAATAGCGATATTATATCTTTGGTATCATACGTTAATGAAACATATTTTTCAGACAGTCTAAAGTGGATATGTGACGTTTGTGGTTATGATTATTATGGAAAGCAAAAGCCAAAGTCAAAATTAGCAACATGGGCTAGGGATATGATGCGAATAAAAAATAGAGAAAAAGAATCTGTAGAAGAACATTTAGAGTCTATAGATGAAGAAGTTCTTAAATATTACGGTTTATATGTAACGGATTTATTTAAAAATGATGGAATAGGATATCACACACAAGAAGAATTTGAGTTGGGTTACGATATAGAGTCAAACATGATCACCATACCAATTCGAGATGAATTAGGAAATTTAGTAGGGGTTAAAGGACGATTGAACAGTGATGTTGTTCTACCTCACGAAAACAAATACATATACATCCATCCTTGCGCTAAGACTAAGATATTGTATGGTTTAGACAAGGCAAAACATAACATATTAAAACAAAAAGAAGTAATTGTGCTAGAGGCTGAAAAGAGTGTTCAACAGCTTTGGGATAAAGGAGTAAAGAATGCGGTTGCTATTGGTGGTCATAAATTATCAAAAACACAAGTGAAAAAATTGACTTTATTAGGTGTGAAAATTGTAATAGCATATGATAAAGGCGTGGAGATAGGTAGAGATGGACTGGTAGATAAAAGTTTCTATACTGATGAATTTGATAAGTTTATGAAGAATCAAGAGCTGTATTGTATCTATGACACGAAAGGCTTACTTAAGGATAAGGAAAGCCCTAGCGATAATTTTGATAACTGGAATAAACTTTATGAAGTGAAAAGAAAGGTGAGAGGTTGATTGTTTAAATACGAACTAATCGGAGACAATGATTACATATTTGATATTATTGGTACACTTTCACAAAACAGAGACGTATCAAACCTTTACGACTATCTTAATTTAGATAAATCAGTCACTCAGGATTGGAAAATATTAAAGAATATACATAAAGTTAAAAATACAATTGTTAAACATATTGATAATGGTTCAAAAATACATATAGTTGTAGACTCAGATGCTGATGGATATACCAGTGCATCGATATTGTATCAATATTTAAAATTACAAAATGAAGAATTAGATATCACTTATCACATTCATGATAAAAAAACACATGGTATTGCTGATGTAAATGATGACTTATATATTGATCTGTTGTTAATTCCAGATGCATCATCAAATGAAGAAGAAGATCATAAACGATTTTACGAAAAAGGCATAGATGTAGTGGTAATTGATCACCATGAAATTGATCGTGAAGAAAGTAAATATGCTACAATTGTTAACCCATACTTAAACAATGAAGGTAATTTGTCATTAAGTGGTGCAGGAATTGTTTATAAAGTATGTCAAGCATTAGACGATTATTACAATACTGAATTTGCAGACTACTTCTTAGATTTAGTGGCAGTAGGGAACGTTGCAGATATGATGTCTCTAAAAGAATTGGAGACTCGCTACTTAATTAATGAGGGTTTATTAAATATTAATAATTCATTTCTTCAAGCATTAATAAATAAGCAAGACTACTCAATGAAGAGTAAACTAAACCCAACCACAATAGGATTTTATATTGCGCCACTTATAAATGCCGTTACTCGCATTGGCACTATTAAGGAAAGAGAAGATATGTTTAAGGCTTTTATCGAACATAAAGAACTTGTTGAATATAAGCCAAGAGGAAAAGATAAAGTAGGACTAGTTCCTTTTATAAGTGATTTCGCAAGACAATGTGTAAACATAAAGTCTCGGCAAGATAGAGTAAAGAACAAAATGGTTGAAAGTATTATGAAAAACGCTAATGTTAATGAAAGCGATAAGATTATTTTGTTAAAAGACATGAATATCGATAACGGTTCGAAAGGTTTAATTGCCAATCAATTAGCAAGTAAATTTATGAAGCCCATCATTATTGTTGATTTTAACGAAAAAGAAGATTTATTCACTGGTAGTGGACGTAGTTATGGAGGCTTTGATGAATTAAGAGATATTTTAAATGATAGTAAACATATTGAATATGCTAAGGGGCATGGATCAGCATTTGGTATAGGAATTAGCAATAAGAATATAGAAGGAATCATATATCATTTAAATGAACTATTGTCGAAAGTTGATTTTAGCAAGAAGTATAAGGTTGATTTTTTAATACCTTTAAAGTCAATGAATTCATCTATTATTGAAGAGATTAGTGAGTTGTCGCCTGTATGGGGAAAAGACATCGTTGAGCCGAAAATAGTAATCAATGACTTTAAATTAAATGATGTAAACCTTGAAGTTATTGGATCTAAATTAGATACGATTCAAATGCAACGTGGAAATATTACATACATAATGTTTAAGCAGAATGAGGAAGTTATTTTAAAATTAAAAAATACAAAAGAGATTGAAATTGTAGGAACGTGCAATGTTAATACATATAAAGGAATCAAACAATATCAATTTATTATTGATGATATAAATATTATTAAATAATGGAGGTTATTACTTGGACAACTATACTATTTACCACCTTCATTCTATGCTTTCAAATTTAACGGCAGGTACTGGGGCAGACAGTATTACAAGGTTTGATGATTATTTAGACTTGGCACAGGAATACGGTATGTCAGCTATTGCATTTTCCGAGCATGGTAGTGTTATGAATTGGGTTAAAAAGAAACAAGAGACTGAAAAACGAGGATTAAAATATATCCATGCGAATGAAATTTACCTTACAAAAAATGTTAGTTATACTTATCCAAAGATTGATGAGGAATTTAGCTCTGTATCAGAAGTTGAAAACTTTATTAATGAATTTCATAGCGAATTAAAATATGATCGAGAAAAAGTTAAATTAGTCAGAGAACGAGATAATTATCACTTCATGACTATTGCAAAGAATGAGGATGGAGTAAAAGAATTAAACAAGCTTACATCAGCATCTTTTGATAAAACAGACGGACATAATTATTACAATCCACGTATGCTTTTTGATGAAATAAAAAATACATCAGATAATATTTTAATGACATCTGCATGTTTAGCTTCTCCGATATGGAGACTATATAATAATGCATACGAAAAGATAAATGGTATTCTACATATTAAAGATCAACGTCTACACGAAGAATATGAAGATTTGATGCAATTCTTCGTAAACAATAAACACAGAATGTTTTTTGAAGTTCAATATCACACTCATCCTGAACAAATAAAATTTAATCAAATGTTACACCAATTATCGAAAGAGACAGGGATTCCATTGATTGCAGGGACTGATACGCATTGTTTAAACAAACAACATGCAAAAGGTAGACAAATCCTATTAGATTCTAAAGGTGCTAGTTACGGAGATGAAGATAAGTTTGATTTAACAATGAAATCTTACAAAGAGCTTGTTGATATGTTTGAAATTCAAGGAGCATTAAGTCGAGAAGTTTATTTGGAAGCTATTCATAACACAAATGTCATGGCTGATATGGTAGAGGAGTTTGTTTTAGATTATTCTGCTAAGTATCCTGAGTTATATGACAACCCAGAGAGTCGTTTCAAAGAACGAATCAATGAAGGTTTCATAAATCGCAAACTTGTAAAATTACCAAAAGAAGAGAAAAAAGTGTACTTAAATCGAGTGCGAGAAGAGTACGATACTTATGAGAAATTAGACGCAATCAATTATATGTTATTGCAGGACAATATAATTCAATGGTGTCACAAAGAAGGAATTTATCAAGGTTATGGACGAGGATCTGTAAATGGTTCATTGATTGCCTATTTATTAGGTGTTACTGAGATGGATAGCATCAAACATAACCTCAACTTCTTCCGTTTCCTCAATCCAGAACGTATAAGCTTAGCTGATATCGATATAGACTTTCCACCATCTAGACGACAAGAAGTTATTGATTATGTAGCTTCTTTAGCAGAGCAATATAAAGGAAAGATATATTTTGCAGAAATCATTACTTTTAATACTATAGCAGAAAAAGGAACTATACGAGATGTTGGTAGAGCATTAAAAATGCCGAATGAGATTATTGACGAAATAGCCAAATCAGTAGATAACGGTGGAGCAGACCGATACAGAAATAAATACCATGAACTATTTGAGTACGTAGATTTGATCAAAGGAACTATTAAATCAATGGGGAGTCACCCATCAGGATTTATTGTTTCACCAACACCGTTAGAAGAAAACATTTCAACTATTTATACAGAGAAGAGTAAATATCCTGTTACTTCTATTAATATGAAGGAGTTAGATGGCTTAAATTATGTAAAATTAGATATCTTGGGTTTAGATAATATAGAGCTGATTAACGATGCTTGTGAAATGGCAGGGATCGAACGGTTAACTCCTGATAACGTGAAAGTTGACGATATAGAAGTGTGGAAATCGTTAACAGATTCAACTGTTGGCGTATTCCAGTTTGAATCCCCATCTGCTTTTGAGTATGTTAAAAAATTGTTTAGTGATAGTTCTTTAAATAGAATAAAGTCTAATGTTGGCAATATTGACTATATCAGTTTGCTGTCTATGGCTAACGGTGCTATCCGTCCAGCAGGAGATTCTTATCGTTCTCAATTGGCGAATGGATATGTGAATGATAATGGACACGAAGCATTGAATGAGTTTTTAAAATCTAATTTAGGATATTTGATTTTTCAGGAGGACATTATGCGTTTCCTCACAGACTTCTGTAATCATACAGGTTCAGAAAGTGACAGTGTTCGTCGTGGATTAGCAAAAAAAGAAGGAACAGAACAATTTTTACCTAAAATCAGAGATGGATTCTTGCAGTTAATGAAGGACAAGTATAATGAATCCGAAGAGTATTCAGAAAGAATCTTACAACAGTTTTTAGAAGTAATTAAATCAGCAAGTGATTATGGATTCTCTTTAAATCATAGTCAGCCTTACTCCTACATTGGTTACGTCGGGGCATATTTACGATATTATTATCCTAAAGAATTTATTGCAACGGCATTAAATGTATTTGAGGATGATAAAGATAAGAGTGCAAGCGTAATAAATTATGCCAAAAATAAAGGTATACACATTGAGCCAATAAAGTTTGGTAAATCAAAAACTAAGTATGTATACGATAAATCTGACGGTAAAATATATAAAGGATTAAAATCAATATCGTATATGAATGATAAGGTTGCAGATGAACTCTACAATTTATCAATCAATAATTGTTATTTGAATTTTATTGCATTGCTTGAAGACATTACGACTAATACTTCAGTAAATACAAATCAAACAAAAATTCTAATTAGATTAGGGTTCTTTAGTGAATTTGGTAATACTAAGCATCTTGAAATGTTGCTTGTTAAGTTTCACGAACGGTTTAAGAAGACACATAAATTAAAAACTAAACTCCAAAGGTTAACAGAGGTTGCTGAATATGACAAAACATTAATTAGTGTTGAGGATTATTCAATTAGCGAAAAAATCTTATATGAGTTGGATATATTAGGCTATGCACAAACTGTTGATAACACATTCCATAAATCTAATGTAATAATTACAGAAATCAACGCTAGATATTCACCAACATTAAAGTTGTATATAGTAAGTAGTGGTTTAGAGGTAGAATTAAAGCTTAATAAAGGTTTATTTTATGATGGTAGTGGCGACACGCTATTGAAAGTTGGCGATCTGATAAAGGTTATCAAAGTAGAAGCGAAGCCAAAAATGCAAAAGATTGATAATAAGTGGGTTACTTCAAATATCATGCAGAATTGGTTGTCTTCGTGGGAAATAATTCAGAAAGTTTAAATAAATAATTAATAAAATACATAAAGTTTTTAAATAAAAATTAAATATTATTGAAAGGGGAAGATGATTTAATGAATAACTCATTTTTAGTATTTAAAGAAATTCAATTACTTAAAGAAAAATACCCTGCAATGGATATCCCTAAATTAGAGTTTAAGTTTAGTAAAAAGGATATTGATGATAAAGAAATCAAGCGATTTAAATATACGATAGCTAGATATGGAAGAAAACTAGTTGAGCATGAAACAGAGAATGAATATTGGATAACTATGAGCACTAGTGAGATTAAATAATAGAAACCTACTATGAAAGGATGACAAGTTTGACGATTTTTATATCAGTTATTTCAGATGAACTAAGCAGAGCAAAAGAATTTGCTAAGAAGATAATGAATGTAGATAGTGGTAAAGTTAAGGTTGCTGATACAAGTGATGGAATGACTATATTTTCTGATAGCGTTAGATGCCGAGCGACTGTGATCATAGAAAATCATGAAGGAACGACAAGATATCATAAAATCTATGTAGATGAGTTATCTGAAAAATCCATAAAAATATTTAATGAATCTTATAGAGGTAAGATTATCCCTATCTATCTAGATAATACGTATGTCCGACTAGATGTTAACAATCAGATTGAAGTGTTAAATTTTGATGAGTTGTTAAAGGTTTAATACAGAAAATATATAAAACAAATGAAAAAGGAATGATGATTATAGGTATTAAAGTGCTGAGTTTATTTGATGGAATGTCATGTGGACATTTAGCTTTAGATAAAATAGGAATTGAAATTGATACATTTTTTGCAAGTGAAATAGAACAAAGTACGATTGAAGTTACTAGTCATAATTATCCAGATACCATTCATTTAGGTGACGTTACAAAGTGGAGAGATTGGGATTTACCAAAAATCGATTTAATAATCGGTGGTTCACCATGTCAGGGATTTAGTAGGCAAGGCGCAGGGTTAAACTTTGAGGATCCACGAAGCAAGTTGTTCTTCGAGTTTGTAGATATTGTTAATCATCACAAAGAAATTAATCAGGATGTTAAGTTCATGTTGGAAAATGTTAATATGAAACGTGAATGGCAAGACGTCATTACTGCTTATTTAGGAGTAGAACCTATTCATATTAATAGTGATGTTTTAGTTCCACACAACAGACCACGTACTTATTGGACAAACTTTGATATTGATGGCGTTGAACAAGTTGAATACAAACTATTGGACTTACTTGACGACATTATACTTGAAGATTACATAGAAGTTGGAACGATTAAGGTATGTCGAAGCTTTTCTGATAAATCGATTGAATTAATATCTTATGAGGAAGGTGAGGTTAGAATAAAGCAAGCTGTTAAGAAAGGATATATAGTTGCTAAATTAGGTGATGGTATTAATATTTCCTTTCCTACAAGCAAGACACGTAGAGGGCGTGTGACGTCAAATAAATCTAGTTGTCTTGATACGTCATGTGATATTGGTGTTTATGATCAACATGGTCAAATTAGAAGGTTTTCGATGAATGAATTAGAAAGATTGCAAGGTGTTCCAGTAGGATATACTAGTTTGATTGACGAAGGTTCAGCCAAGAAAGCACTGGGTAATGGTTGGACAGTAGATGTTATTGCTCATATTTTAAAAAGTATTAAATGATAAAATACATAAGATTTAAAACTGTTATAATGAAAATAAAAATAAAGGGGATATTCGTTATGAAAATAGCAAAAGGATATCGCTGTGAAAAATGTAACAGTGGAATTGTTAATTTAGATGGAAGAACTACCTTATTCCAACATCAAGACGTTGGATCATTCACTGCAATTGAAGGATTAGATAGGCAGAAGAGACAAGTGTATGAGGAGGCAAGACGTAGACTGAAAGAGGCTCATGAAGTGTTTAAGCGATTAAGTGAGAAACATGCAAATTTTAAGATTAAATAATAGGAATATATTATTGAAATCAAGGAGGAATACAGTATGGAATTAAATTTAATTGTTGCATTGAAAACATCAAATCAGTTTGGAGAAGACTCTAAGAACCTAGTGATATCAAGGCTTCCAGAGGATGATAGTAAACTTCTGATCAAATTTAACGAATTTAGCACTAAAATAGACAAAAAACAACTTTTAGACAGTATTAAGTTAATTTCAAGTTAAATAATATTCATCTATTATTAAAAATACATAAAGAAAATGGAGGATTTGAAATATGGAAAAAGAAATAAAGTCAATTGGGAAAGCTACTCAAACTAGTGCTAAAATCATTGGAGAATCTATGAAGTCTGTAAAGAAGAGTGCTGAAGAATTTTTAAAAAATCAAATTAAATTTTTAGAAACAGCTTTGAAATATACAAATAAGACTGTTTTAAAGAATCGTCACAAGAAGAAACTACTTTATCTAAACGCCTCACTAAATTATCTAAATTTTAATATTAAAGCAGATAATTATTTAGAATCAGTAAATGAATTTGTTAAAACAGGAGTTAAATAAAACACGCATTTTAATGAAATAAATACATAGAAAAAATGGAGGAATTGTAGTTATGAGTATTCAAATTATCGGACAAAATTTAGAATTAGCGTTTAAAGAATTAGATATTAAAGCTGTTAAACTATATGAATCAAAAGGTGAAGAAGTATTAGCAGAAATGCAAGTTTGGGAACTGACTAAAGAAGAGTACGATAAATTAAATTTAGTTAAAGGTGATGATTGGAAAGAGTGCTATGGATGGTGGCGCAATAATGGGTGTAACTGTGAAAACGATGAAAAGTTCCAATTCATTGTGAACAACAATGTGATGATTGGATTTAAAAATGAACATAGTTGGTATCATAACGAAGATGAGCTTGAAGAAGATCCTGATTTAAGTCCTCCTGAATATAAGAATTTCTCAAGTTGGTTCACTGAATATATTAGTTTAAGTAAATTGGATAATTACACTTACTTTGTACATAGTCTAGCTAAAATTAATGGATTCACAAAAGCAGAATTTCTTAAGAAGTTTGAAGGGTAATAAGATGGAAAAATGTATTTGGTGTGAAAGTGTATACAAATTAAAGGATTCAACTGCAAATGAAGAAGTAAAAAAGTCAGTTTGTTCAGTAGAGTGCGAAGTAGAGTTTAAAGAATGGTCAAATAAACCATTAGAGTTTGATTAGTGTTATTGTGTATCTAGATATAGTGTTATTTTAAATTAATTATACAGAATAAACACTATATCTAGATGTTACTTTCAATAAAATCACACTATTATAAAAGAATGGAGAAGATTGTTTATGAAAAAAAGTAAAATTAAAAACTATTGAAAAATTTATTAGTGGAGCAGGTATTGTAGCTGTACTATCAATCTTGTTGGCAATGTGGACAGGCTTTCAAGAGCCTAGTAAACTACTTATTTCTTTACTTGGTTTAACATTTATATTTAAATCATTAAATGATTTCATTCCAGAAATTGAAGATAATAAGTCTAAATAAAAGATTAGTATTATTAAATACATAAAAAAGGAGAATTCAAATGACAGAAATGAAATATTACGAATTCAATAAACATGAGTATTACGCATTAATTAAAGCAAAAACTGCCCAAAAATCAATGGAGATTTATGTTGAAAATGTAGCAGGTGATAGTGTAGAGCAAATCAGATCTGAAGGTACTCCAGACATCTTAAATAAGTATGATGCATTTGTTACATATGGATTAGCTCCAAAAGATGTTAATGAAAACTTTGAAGAATCCGTTAATTATTTTGAAGATGAAACAGAAAGCTTGTTATTAATTGATGGTTCGTTAATTTAAAAATACATAAATGGAGTTGAATTCTATGCAAGATGGGAAAACAGTAACCGAACAGAATGTATGGGAACATTATAAAAAGGTGGAAGCAGAAAACTTTCACCTCAAGAAACAACTCATTAATAAGAATAGACAAATTAAGCAGCTTAAACGTGTAATCAGTACATGGAAAACAAAGTTTGAAAAGCTTACTGAAAATCGTAGACCAAAGTATAAAAATACAATTAGAAGAAAGTAGGAGATTAATAGATGTTATTTTTCACAATCGCAATGATCATTTGGTGGGTATTAGCAATATTTAGTGGAGAAGTGGTGAGAGCTGCTAATACAAAAAAAGAACAAGGGAAAAATCAAAACTGAAGATACTGTAGTTGCAGGATGCCTGTATTTAATCATAGGTTTACCGTACATGCTTGGTGAATTAGTTTATTTATTGTATGCATTAAAAGTTGATCCTTATTTATATCCTACATACTTAATGATTGGTCTATATATTATTGAATTTATTGTAGCAATGCTATTGTTGTTATTTTCACGAGTTACAGGGAAAGAACGAAAAATGAAAGATAAAGCAGGTTTATACTCTTACTTTTCACGTTTCCTAACAATGATTTACTTTGGATATATGCTGTGGGCTGTAATTAATTAAAATGACAATATTATTTAAGGAAGGATTGATGACGTGTATTACTACAATATAACAAATGGAGAATATGATGATTATCATCAAGTAACATTAATGCATGAAAAGCATTTCTCAAACATCAAATTTGCAGCAATGCATAATAAAATAGTTGGTGAAGACAATGCTCTTATAGACAAAGCTGATATTATAAAAGGCATGATTGAGAAATTTGGATTTAAAAAGGTCGAAATAATTTCTGAGATAGTAACAGGATATGTGACTGGTGAACAAATCAATCTATTAGAAGTTGACAATGAGGATGATTGTATAATTGTTTAAATAATATTTTGATTTTATAAAATAAAATACATAGGAGTGGAATATTTGAATAAAAATCTAGATAAAGTATTGAAAATGTTCGGGTTAATGTGGGTACTAACTGGTTTAGGGATGCTCTTAGGTCAATTCATTCCAGTACAATACGTTCTACCAATTGCAATTATTACAATCTTATTAGTGATTGGTATGTGGTTTACAGCTAAAAGTAAAATGGCGAGTAGTATTTTAGCATATTTAGTTTCATTCATGGTTGGTATCACCTTGTACAGTTCAATAGGATTCTATGTAGGTGAATTAGGATTAGAGATTGTTGTATTAGTTATCGGTACTTGTACAATTACGTTTGCACTGCTAGGTTTATTTGGATACAAGTTACAAAAGGATCTAAAAGGATGGGGAATGATTTTATTTGTAGCTTTAATTGGATTAGTAATCTTCTCATTCATTGCAATATTTATTGGATTCAGTAATTTAATTATGGTGATTGTATCAGGACTAGGAGTATTGATCTTCTTAGGATTTACTATCTATGACTTCAATCAAATTGCTCAAAATGGTGTAAAGGATAATGAAGTACCTATAACTGCTTTAAATTTATATCTTGATTTAGTTAATCTGATTTTAGAAGCATTGAGACTAGTTTATTACTTAAAAAAGTTATTAGAAGACTAATTAATAGTTTACTCTTATAGAAAATACATGAAATTATAATGAAAAGAGGAATATTTATTATGAAAAAAATTACAGTATATGAAATGGATAAATTAGGGCTGAAAGCATTAGAGAATGAATTATTTAATTTACAAAATCAAAGAGATGTTTTAAATGCCACATATGGAGAGTCGACAAAGGATAAGTGTGAGTTCAAGAAAGTAATTACAGATATTAATCTAGTTAAATACAATATCGAAATGTTAAGTTTAAAAGAACTTCGCTCTAATGTGAAAGGGCGTGTAACTGAAACTTCCTACGATAGTGATTTAGGTTTTACAATTAAAATACAGTCAGACAATAAGATTCATATTTATAAAGGTATTTATGAGTTAGATTCAGCTCCATCTGATCAAGTCAATATCGGAGAACGCTTAGGTATGGTTAAAGAACAACTGTATTATGAAGTACAAGATGCCAAAAGTGATAATATTATAACAATTGTAATCGGTGCAAATGATGATAGTATTTTCACAGATAAAGTAGACGAGTTTGTAATGAAAGTAATCGAACGTATGTCGAAAAAATTAAAATAAATAATATTTCGCTTTTATAGAAAATACATAAATTATAGGTGACGGCTAATCGTCAAAGGAGAAATTAAAATGCAAAACGTAATTAAAAACATGGAGACAGTAATAGGGAAAATCAAAACGAATTTAGACGAACGTCATGTAAACGGAAATGTAATTAAAACTCTATCAAATACTTATCAGTCCTTACTGAACCACTTTAAGGTTATTCCTAACAATGAAAGAATCAAATTTAACTATCTTAAAGAACTACGAAAGCATAAGAATGAATTAACTAACATTAATGATAAATTGCTTTCAGAAACACTACAAAAATCATTTGAAAAAGACGAATTAAAACATGCAGATACTATTGCTACAGCTTGTGATAAGATCAACCGTTTAATTTATGACTTAAAATATATTTTAGACAGCAGTTATCATACAAATATTAAGGGAACTGTTTGGAGATTATTGAATAAGTCAATGAAAGAGAATCGATTAGTTGCTATGCCTAGTGACTTAAGAGGTGAAGGAAAGACACTTGCTTTAGCTTATAAATGTAGTGAATTAAATGCTACTCTAGTTGTACCTCATCAAAGACATGTTCAATACATTAAGGAAGAGTTAGGCTTTGATATTGGAGTATTTGTAGGTAAGGATGTTAATTTTGTAAAAGGGAAACGTATCGAAAATAAGAAGTTTTTAGTTGATGAAGGAGTACCGCAAGGAGTAATTGAAATGTTGATTTTTAGTGGGCATGAATTCCTTGGAGGCTTTAAACAGTAAATAACAACCATATATTATAAAAAATATACATAACGAAGGATGATTCTATGACAATAATGAACGTTTTAACAGCAGATGACATGTCTTATGTAAAAGTAGAGATCAAAAATGTTTCAGTAAAATACTATGAATACGATGAAAATGTAGTGAAGAATTTATATGAGCGTTTCAAATCTGATTCACCGACTAAAATTACTTTTGGTAGTGAAAATGCCTATACTCAAGAGTTTAAAGAGATGCTAAATATTAATGGATTTGAATTAAATGAAGATGGAACGGTATTAGTAATGAAAGATAATGCTATCTGTTACAATTCATTAGAACACATAGTTGAAAGTCTCGTTTCACAGCCAATTACCTTAACAGTTAAATCAGGATATGATGAAAATAAACTGATTGAAGTATTGTTAAACAATGGTTATGTAATTTCAACAGCTAATAAATCAGGTAAAACTGATGTGTTAATCTATGGAAATATAAATGATTGACAAATAACAATTTAGTAGATTATGATATTTAATATAATAAAATACATAAAATCAGAAAGTGAGGGAGTTTATTTCTGCAAGAGAAGCGCACAATATTATTGTCATTAAGAGCTTCAAATGAGACAAGTTTTGTAGAGAATAAGCGAATAAATGAACAAACCCAATAAATCTTTAAAAGTGCCAATGATTATTGCATGTACATTAGGATGGTCAGTTTTTATGTATCATGCTATTGAGGATAGTAATAAAGATAATACGAAAAATTCCTCAGAAGCTATTAAACATATGGATGAGATTAAAAAGAACTCAATTGTATATCAAATGGATTCATCATTCAACAATATTCAAAAGGAATATGAACGTTTGAAGGAAGAGGAAAGAAAAAGATTGGAGGAGTTGGAACGCCAACGCTTAGAGAAATTAGAACAAGTAAGACAGGCTAAACTTGAGCAGGAGATATTGGCTAGGATTGAAAGAGAAAGACAATTAGCTGAAGCAAAGAGAATAGAAGAAGCAAAAAAAGCTGAACAAGTTAGAATTGTACAAGCAAATGAAAAGAAAAAGCAGTCAGTACAAATTGTTAGCAATTCAAACAAACAAGTTAATACTGGTACTCAATCAGGGTGGACTAATGCTGAATTCACAGCGTATACTGCATATTGTCCAGAAGGCTGTACTGGAACGTCTGCTAGTGGCGTATTCTTAGGTAATTCAGAATATTATCAAGGATACCGAGTTGTTGCTTCTTATAAGGGATTGCCTTTATACACTCTATTAGAGTTAAAATACCCTAATGGCTCAACGGAAAAAGCAGTAATCTTGGACAGAGGCGGAGCAATATCTCACGCAGGAATTTTAGATGTACTAGTTTCTAGTGAATCTAAAGCAAAGCTATTTGGAAGAATCAATGGTCAATATAGAGTTGTTGGAAGTTTAAAATAAATACATAATAAATGAGTGGAGATCGATAATTTCTTTCTCTGCTCAATTTTAAAGATGAGTTCACTTACAATAATAAAACAGCAATTAGATATTACATGAATGCTAACACATTGAGAGATGAGTCCTTTAAATTTGAATTAGAGATGTATCACAAAATATATTGTAGTGTATTTGATATGAAATATTTAGAATGGCTATTCATGTATACAACAGAATACATATCTAGTAAAATTAAAAAGTATCCAGATTTACAGTTTATTTATGGTGAAGATGAGTATGGATTATACTTTGAAGTAAGATATATGGATGGGTATTAAAATTAATTAATAAAATACATAAAATATAATTGAAATTAAAACTTAAGGTGCTATAATAAGATTATAAACAAGTAAAGGAGATGAGATCAGTTGAATATCAGCGATTCAGCATTAGAGTATTACGGTTATAAATTTGTAAATAACAAAGTATTAGAAAATGAAGGAATTACTTTTGAACAATACCTTAAACGAGAGTTAGGTGATTGAATTGGAAGACATCAAACAATTTGAAAAAGACCTAACGTTTGTAAGGAACTTTTTAGAAAAGCTACCTAGAGAAGCAGCAAGTCTATCTAAAGTAATTAGTTGTAAGGACAGAGAGCAAGAAGATTTGTTGCATCATATCGAATTTGTTAAATTACCTGCAAATCAAGGATATACAGCATATCGAAGATTACACATCATTAGAAACGAACGTAGACAGGCTAAAAATTTATATGAAGTTGTAAAATTGGCAAATGATTTAACAAAAGATAAATTGTCAGTCTCAACACTAAGTACTGCTCTAGGCGAAGTAAGAAAGATAATTAACAACAGCTCAAATAAAAAGTATAAGCCTAGAGAATTAAGTGATTTAAATTATGGAAACAATAATACATATTAAAATACATAAAGATTGTGGTGATAATTATAAATTATGTTGTAATTGGAACAGATTGTAGTGGTAAGACAAGTTTAGTAAATATGCTTTCCGACATTACAGAATTTAAAGTTGTGAAAGGTAGTTCATTTGAGCACTCACAATGCACACAAGATGAGTTATTTGAGAAGTTTTTAGAGTTTACTAAGATGGACAGTGTAGTATTTGACAGATTCCATATCTGTAATGAAGTTTACGCTCCAATGTATGATGATTTTGCAATGTTATCAGATGAGCAACGTAGACTTATTGAGAAAGAAATGAAGAATAAAGCAACGATCATTTACTTATATGCAGATGACGAAGTATTAGAGCAACGATTTAATTCTCGTGGAGATGATTATGTTTCACTGGATAAGTTAAAGTACGCTAAATGTAGATATGAAGAAGCAATACAAAAGGTTGAACATTTAGAAGTAATTAAATTTGATACTGGTAAGATGACAACAAAGGAAATTGTTGAGCATATTCTACTAAATTATTAATATAATAAATACATAAATAATACATTTGAATAGAAAGAGGATGGTATTTTGAAAAGTAAGTTAACATTAATTAAACGTTCAACACCAATGTGTCCAGATTGCAATAAAATGCAAATTGTCTTAGAAGGAGAGGGCATTCCATTCGATACAATAGACATTGCTAAGGATGACGAAGCGATTGAGAAATATGATTTATCAAGTGTACCAGTGATACTAATAGACAGTGATGAAGGACAAGTAAAACTAAATGGAATTCAGCCAATTGAAGTTATCAAAGAACTCCTTGAATAGAAATAATTTCAATCAAATAAATTAAATCAGTTTAAAACAAGGAGGAATTGATTTGTCATTATCAAAGACTATTAAGAAGAGAGATAATTCTATCGTAGAATTTAAATTAGAAAAGGTTACTAATGCTATTAGTAAAGCAGGAAGAGAAACTGGAGAATTTAATGATGAAGCGTCAGCATCACTTGCTCAAGATGTACTAGTCGTGTTAAATGAATCAAATTGGAATGATCTGTGTGTTGAACAAGTGCAAGACGTTGTGGAAATGATTCTTCTTAACTCCAAGTACAAAGCAACTGCTAAGGCGTATATTCTTTATCGGGAAAAACGATCACAAGAAAGAAAACCTGATGTTTTTAAGAGTCGTGTAAACTTAAAGCCTTATGAGTATCCTCAATTAAATGAGTATAAAGAGGCTATTCAGCACTCTTATTGGTTACATACTGAGTTTAATTACACTTCAGACATTCATGATTATAAAGTTAATATTAGCGATAAGGAACGAAACGTAATTAAGAATGCAATGTTGGCAATTTCTCAAGTAGAAGTAGCAGTTAAGAATTTCTGGGGAGACTTACATAATCGGATGCCAAAACCAGAAGTTGGTGCAGTAGGTGCTACTTTTGGAGAGTCAGAAGTACGACATAGTGATGCATATTCTCACCTATTAGAAATTTTAGGTTTAAATGATGAGTTTGAAAAAATTCAAGAAATTCCAGCTCTATCTAAGAGAGTTAATAGTTTAACGAGTGCTGTGAAATATCTTAAAACTGAGAGTAATAAAGATTTTACATTATCACTTATTCTATTCTCGTTATTTATTGAACACGTATCCCTATTCTCTCAGTTCTTAATTATCATGTCATTCAATAAGTATAAGAATTTATTTAAAGGTATGTCTAATGCCATTGAAGCTACATCAAAAGAAGAACAATTACACGGAATGTTCGGTATTGAATTAGTTGATATTATTAGAAATGAAAATCCTGAATGGTTCGATGAAGAATTGAGTAATAAAGTTTATGAAGCTTGTAAGAATACGTTTGAATCAGAAGTGTCTGTAGTGGATTGGATATATGAAGATGGAGATTTAGATTTCTTACCTAAAGAAGTAGTTATAGAGTTTATTAAAAATAGATTAAATAATTCATTAAAGAGTACTGGATTTGAACCTATTTTTGAAATCAATGAAGAATTAGTAGAACAGACGGATTGGTTCACTGATGAATTAGAAAGTACGAAACATGTAGATTTCTTTGATAAACGTTCAGTTAATTATACTAAGCGAACTAAAAGTATCGGAGCAGATGATTTGTTTTAATTAATATTAGAACCTTGGTATGTTATAAAACTGCCAAATTATATTATTAAAAGGGAGTCTAATAAATTTATGACATTTGAATGGTTAAACGAAAATAGTAGAAACTTTTTAAAAGGTGGATATTTAAAAGAAGGAGTTAGTGCTGAACAACGATTAAAAGAAATATCTGACCATGCCGAGAAAATTTTAGGAATTGAAGGGTTTTCTGATAAATTTTATACATATCTAAGTAAAGGTTATTATTCATTATCTTCTCCTGTATGGTCTAATTTTGGGAATAAGAAGGGCTTAAGTATCTCATGTTTTGGATCATCAATTAATGATAATATGGCTAATATTTTATATACTCATGGAGAAGTTGGTATGATGAGTAAGTTTGGTGGAGGAACTTCTGGTTATTTCGGGAATTTACGTCATCGTGGAGCACCAATTTCTGATAATGGTAAATCTTCAGGTGCAGTTCATTTTATGAATATGTTTGAATCTCTTATTGATGTAGCTAGTCAAGGTAGTATGCGTAGAGGTGCTTTTTCTCCATACTTACCTATCGACCACCCAGACATTGAAGAATTCTTACAAATAGGAAGTGAAGGAAATCCTATTCAGAAAATGACTCATGGAGTAACTGTTACTGATAAATGGATGAAAGAGATGATTGCAGGAGATAGTAAAAAACGTTCTGTTTGGGCTAAAGTTATTCAAAGTCGTGTAGAAATTGGATACCCATATATTTTCTTCACTGATACAGTTAATAACAATACAGTAGATGTGTACAAAGAATTAGGCATGTTGATTAATCACAGCAATCTTTGCTCCGAAATAACTTTACCTAACAATGCAAAAGAATCGTTTGTATGTTGTTTATCTTCTATGAATCTTTTACATTTTGATGAATGGAAAGACACAGACGCTGTTGAAACAATGGTCTATTTCTTAGATGCTGTAATTTCTGAATTTATTGGTGATCTAGAAGCTATGCGAGACTCAGATGAAGAAGAAAAGCGAAATGCCTTCACTTATATGGAACGTGCTTATAATTTTGCTACTAATCATCGCGCATTAGGATTAGGAACACTCGGATACCACTCTCTTTTACAGTCAAAAATGATTCCATTTGAAAGCGTAGAAGCATCGCAATTAAATGTTCGCATTGCTAGACTTATGAAAAAGAAAGCTTATAAAGCATCCAAAGAACTAGCTGAATTACTAGGAGAGCCTGAACTACTTAAAGGCTATGGTAGACGTAATAGTACATTATTAGCGGTGGCTCCAACTACAAGTTCTGCATTTATCTTAGGTCAAGTTTCCCAATCAATTGAGCCAATTTGGTCTAATATTTATGTAAAAGATGTAGCCAAAGCAAAGGTGACTATTCGTAATCCATATCTTAAAAAAGTATTAGAATCTCATGGTAAAGACGATAAAGAAACTTGGAATAGTATCAGAATTAACGATGGTTCTGTTCAGCATTTAGATTTCTTAACTGAACATCAAAAAGAAGTATTTAAAACTTTTGCAGAAATTGACCAATATGTAGTATTAGAACAAGCGTCAATGCGACAACAATTTATTGACCAAAGTCAGTCATTGAATATTACGGTTAATCCAAAAATGTCAGCTAAAGAAATTAATGACTTGCACATTTTCGCATGGAAAAATAAGATTAAAACTCTTTATTACCAACATAGTACAAATGCGGCTCAACAATTCAGTAAAGATAAACTATGCAGTAGTTGTGAAGCATAGTTTGATAATATATTACATAAACAAATAACTCACAGAATAAAAGGGGAAATATATAATTATGACAAAAACAATTGACAAGATGGATGAAATCATTCTAGTAACTGAACGTAAATCATTATTTACTAATAAAGAGTTATTATTTCAAGGAGTATTAAATGCTAAAGAAAATCCTGAAACAGTTAACTCAATTGTAAATAATCTAGGTAGCAATATCAGTACTATGCGTCGCGGAGATGCTGAAGAAGATGTTACATATAAACAACCAATTCCATATGCAGTAATCAAAAAAGGTGATAATTACTTTGGTTATACTCGTTTATCTGGCGGTGGAGAGACACGTTTGCACGGTAGTATTTCATTAGGTGTAGGCGGACATATGAATGTAATTGAAGGATTAGACAATTTTAATGAACTTCTAATGGAAAATTTAAATCGAGAGCTTAATGAAGAATTAGAGATTGATTCAGAGAAATTAGAAATCAAAGTTGTAGGATTAATTAATGATGATGAAAATGAGGTTGGTAGAGTTCATATTGGTTTACTTGCTACTATTGAGATATCAGAAGACGCTACTGTAGAAGTTGCTGAAACTGATCAATTAGAAGGTAAATGGTACTCAGTTGATGAATTGAAGGCTAATTACGAAAGTCTAGAGAGTTGGTCTAAGTTTGTTGTAGATGCATTATAATTCCGTGACAAATAATTGATATATATCACTATTTTTTAATAAATCATGGATATTATTTAAAAATATAAGAAGGAGATAAGTTTATGTTGAAATTTATTGATACTTCAATTGTCTCAGAAGGAAAAGGTATAACAGTAATGTTTTTCTCCGACAACATAAAGAGAACGTTAAAATATATGGATGAATTAAGTGTTGGTGAAACTGTAGTGAGGAAGCATCGATGTAATAATGAATATGAGATTGAAATTTTGAAAAATGGACATAAAGTCACTCTACAATATCATCGATTGTCTACGCAGGCTAGAGGTCATCGTTCACATTATTCATTTATTGATGTAGACATTATTAATCATCAGAACGGACATGAAATATTTAACACAAGTATTTACTCTAAAACAATTAATTATAATGTGAAAGACAAGTATAGATATAATGATGAAGAAATTAGATTGTTTCTATTTTGATATTACTAAAAATAAGTAAAATGAAATGAAAGCTGTCTTAAAGTAAATGATAAAATACATAACCATGAAAATAAAAAGGAACTGTGCAGTAAAGTGGTAGCTACCCTCCTGACGAGGAGGAAATGAAAGTGTGTAATACATATGAAAGACCTATATTTGATACAACAATTGAGTTGAAAGACAATGCAATGTTAAAAGTCAGACCAGAACTATTTGAAGAATGGGATTTTGAAAAGAATAATGAATTAGGTTTGGATATATACAAGGTTACTAAGGCTAGTATAAAAGTGAAGCCTTGGTGGATTTGTAGAAAGTGTAAAAGTAGTTATGATACAAACATTCATAATAGAGTAAAAGGTACAAAGTGCCCATATTGTTCAGGTCAAAAAGTTAATGATACTAATTCTCTTGCATCAATAAGTCCAGAACTAGCATCAGAATGGCATCCAACGAAAAACGGAAAGCTGACTCCTTATGATGTAACTTGTGGGAGAAACATAAAAGTCTGGTGGTTAGGTGATTGTGGTCATGAATGGGAAGCAACTATCGCAAGTAGAAATAACATTAAATGTGGATGTCCTTACTGCTCCAATAAAAAAGTTAGTATTGACAACTGTATGTGGACTACTAATCCAAAGCTTGCATCTATGTTGGCTAATTCAGATGATGGATATAAATATACCCAATCTAGTGGAATGAAGGTAGATTGGAGATGTCCTGATTGCGGTGAAGTTATTAAAAATAAAGTAATATCCAATGTAAGTCATCGAGGAGTACCATGTCCAAGATGTTCTGACGGAGTAAGTTATCCTGAGAAATTTATTAAGAACATGATTTATCAATTAAATATAGAAAATATTCATCAAAAGCTTTTTGAATGGTCAAATGATAAAGTTTACGACTTCTACTTGCCATTTTATAACATGATTATTGAAGTACATGGTTTACAACACTACAATGGAGGTTTTGAGGCTTTTGGAGGTCGAACGCTTGTAGAAGAACAAGAAAATGATAGATTAAAAGAGAAACTAGCCAAAGACAATGGCATTGAACATTATATTATTATTGACGCTAGATACAGTGATATTGACTACATGATAACTAGTATACACAAGAGCGGATTATTTAGTATTTTTGATATAAAGAAAGTTGATTGGAGCAAGTGTCATTTATATGCTTCTACGTCATTAATGAAATTAGCATGTGAATATTTTAATAGTGGAAAATACAACAGTGTATTTAAGATAGCTCATAAAATGAATATAAGTAATGATACTGTAAGAAAATATTTGAAGCAAAGTACAAAAATAGGATTATGTTCTTATGATCCTAAAAAAGCTGCGCAAATTGCTCGTCATAATACCAGTCAAACAAAAAGTAAAAGAGTAGTTCAATTAAGTATGAATGGTTGTTTTATTAAAGAGTGGGCTAGTGGTAGAGAAGCTTGTAGGGGAATTGGTATTTACCATAGTCATTCTTCTATATCAGCATGTTGTACTGGTAAACAGAAATATGCTTACGGTTATATTTGGATGTTTAAAGAAGATTATGAGAGATATATAGTACAAGGGAATAAAATAAAAGTCATAAATATTAAAAAAGTAGTTATGCTTTCAAGAGACGGACATTTTATAAATATTTATAACAATACAGTAGAAGCAGGAAAAGACAATAATATAAAATCAAATTCGCATATAAGTGCTTGTTGTAGAGGTAAGAGAAAAACAGCAGGTGGTTATAAATGGATGTACAAAGAAGATTACGAGAAATACATAGAAGAACAAAAACAATTAGCGTAATACATAACATAAGATGAATAATTACATAAAATTAAAATATTATTAAAATACATAATCAAAGGAGAATGATTTTATGATGAAATCTCGTAAAGAACGTAAATTAGAAGCAAAACAAAACGGAGTATCATTTGTACCTCAATATAATGGTAATAGTGTAATTTCTGCTGAAGATTTCTATGGTTCAGGAAATGAACGATTCAATAATAAGTTTGTACAGTTTGATAAGAAAGTTGAAGAAGTTGTAAGTGCAGATGTTGCATTAAATGTGGAAGAAGAGAAGATTGAAATGGTTGAAGATGAATTTGTAAAAGAAACTCCTAAAAAGAAGGGAAAGAAAGGTAAGCTTAAAAAAGCACTTAAGAAGTTTTTTAATAAATATAATACATAACTTTATATGAGAGTGGATTGATTTCTACTCTCATTAATTTTTATACATAGAGGAGAGTTTAGGTTGACAGAATTAAATAAAGCAGAAAAGTATCTGATTGAAAACTTAACTAGATTGGCTAATGAAGGATGTATGGACGATAATCCTAGACCTAAATGGAAAGACGGAACTCCTGCATATAGCGCATTTATCAGTCCAGTATTTGAAACGTATGATATTTCAAAAGGTGAGACTCCTATTACAGAATTACGCCCAATTGCAATTAAAAGTGCCATTAGAGAAATTGAATGGATTTATAAGGATCAAAGTAACGATTTGAAGCTACTACGTGACAATTACAATATTAACTGGTGGAATGAATTTGATATCGGAGACGGTTCAATAGGCATTAGATATGGTGCAACTGTAAAGAAATATGACTTAATGAATAATTTATTAGACGGTTTAATGAATAACAAGTTTGGTCGTAGACATATCTTATCCATGTGGCAGAATGAGGATTTTAAGGAATCAGATGGTTTGAACCCATGTTGCTACAGTACTATGTTTACAGTAAGAAAAGTAAAAGAGGATCTCTTTTTAGATATGACATTAACATCACGTAGCAGTGATTACCTAACAGCAGGACACATAAATCGGATGCAATATTTAGCGTTTCAAATGATGATAGCTAAACACATTTCAATGAAAGTTGGTAAGTTTAATATGCTAACTCAAAACCTCCATGTCTACGATAAGCACTCTGATAACGCTATAGAAATGTTGAAGCGAGTAGAAGAATTAAAATCTAGAGAAGTTCAATCTCAACCTAAGTTAATTCTAAATGTCCCAGACGGTACTAATTTTTACGACATTTCAGAAAAGGATTTTGAGTTGATTGATTATAATCCAATTTTGCCACAACTTAAATTTGATTTAGCTGTGTGATCATACAAAAAGGAAGTATTATTAATTGATAATTAATGAATGGACAGTTAATCCTTACTTATGGACAGTTGTAGTAGCAGTTTTATTACTAATGATAATAATACCAATTAGCATTTATTTTAAAGGTCGTTCAATTTCAATAATAAATATATGTATAGGCTTAGGAATATTAGTTTTTGCAGTATTAGTATCTTCATTGTCAACAAAAGAAAAGCATATCTACTACAATTACAAAACCTACAGTGAGGTAGAACAATTGGAATCTGATGGATGGGAAGTAGTTAGAGTATATGATAACAAGAAAATCATTCATGCCAAGAGGGAGAGATAAAAAAAGAGCGAACGTCAATAAGACACTCGCTCATACGTGACTTAGAAGTGAATCAGGAAAATTCGGTTTAGTCACATCTTGATTTTACTATCAAGTCACGTATGAGTCAATTATGAGTAGGAGGAGTATATGAGTATCAACATGATAGTTGCTATTAATGAAACACATTCTATAGGCAAGAATGGGCATTTACTGTATAGAATTAAGAAGGATCTTCAACGTTTTAAGCAACTTACTCAAAATAACAATGGTCATCCTAATATATGTTTAATGGGTAAGCGTACATTTGAAGAATTATCAAAGCCACTTGATAAGCGTTTAAATGTAGTTTTGACTTCTAATAAGAACTATAAAGCTCCTAAAGGAGTAATTGTTGAAAATTCATTCGACAAAGTGTTAAATCATTATCTGGAGTCTGGTAGCCAAGACAAAGATCTATGGATTTGCGGTGGAAATTCATTATATGAACAAGCGTTACCATATGCTGATAAAGTTTATATTACATATATACATGATAATAAAAAGGGAGATACATTCTTTCCTTACGAACAATTAAAACAACAATTTAAGATAATACATAAAGAAGAACATGAAGAGAACGGATTGAAATTTGAATTTATTGATTATGTGAGAAAGGGTGAATTTGATGGGGAAGAAGAATTTAGTTAAATTACATAGCGTAGAAGTAGTATGTTCTCCAGAAGAGGTAAAAAAGAATCAAGAAGAATTTAAAAACTATATTGCTGAAATGTTCTATGAATTTTTAAAGGAAACTAAAAAAATATAAGTATAAGAATAAAAGGAGTTAGTTCATAAGAGCTTGCTCCTTTTCATGATGTTATATAAAATATAAGTAATGTTATAAAAAATATAAGTAGTAGGTGAAGTTGTATGAACGATTTATTCTCCTTAGAAAATAAATATAGAAAAAACGCAAATGCTAATATAATAACTGATGAATTTGGTAATAAGAAAATATCAGTAGGTGTATTAGACAGGGTATCAACTGATACACAAGCAATTGAAGGTGACTCATTAGAAATGCAACGTGAGTTAGCGCAGGACTATGCAAAAAGTATTAATGGTGAAATTTATAAATTTTACACAGAAGAAGGTATTTCTGCTTCTAAAACTAGAATAGAAAAACGTCCAAAAATACAAGAACTAATTCAAGATATACAAAATGGTAATGTAAACTATGTAGTTGCTTATAAACGTGACAGGATATTCCGTAATGCACAAGAGTATATGTGGTTCATTCAATTTTTAGTTGATCATAATTGTGAAATTTACCTAACTGCACGAGATGAACAACAAATTGACTTATCAGCATTTAAAATTGCAGGGGCATCTAAATTAATGGAAGTCATGATGGCTATGATTTCTGAAATGGAATCAGAAACTACATCTTCACGAGTATCGGATACAATGATTAATCTAGCTAAGAAGGGCGAATATACAGGGGGAAGCACTCCTATTGGGTACAGAAGAGAGAATGGAAAGTTTGTTCCCATCGAAGGGGTTAAGGAGTTATTTCATAAGATAGAGAATTTATATTTACGTGGTTATGGGAAGTTTTCTATTGCTAGATGGTTAAATGGAGGAGTAGTAAAAGGTTTGCAAACTCTTGATGATCCTATACCTAAACCCATCGAACATAAATCTTCTGAAACATGGAATCACCGCAATATTGAAACTATCCTTTTTAATCCTATCTACACTGGTCACTTTTCGTATCAAAGTAAAAAGAATATTGATTTAGATAGAATGATAAGTAAAAGTGAATTAATTGAACCTATTAGGACGGAAGAAAGACAACGTGAAATTAGCTTATTCAAAATACAAAAAACGAGTAATTCTAAACCACCTAGAGCGTATAATACTCCATTCCTGTTATCTGGGTTACTATATTGTTCTGAATGTGGGGAGAAGATGATAACTTCTACAACTCAACCAAAGGGTTCAAAAAAAACTCACTCATATTATCGATGTGCAAGTAAAGCTAAACAATATCTGAAAGGTAAATGTAGTAGTAATAACTACAGTAAAGAAACCATTGAAGCTATGGCAATTAAATTGGCGATAATTCAAATTAGACGTTTCTTAGAAAGCGATACATTGTCAAATATTAAATTAAAACAAGAAGTAGATAAGTCACTGTATGCTGAAAAAGCTGATACTATTCAAAATAAGATTAAATCATGTGAAAAGAAAATGAACAGATATGACTCTTTAATTGAGAAGTTAGACGATTCAAATGATGAGGGCGATATTGAATTACAGAGACATTACATGAAGAAACAGAAGGAGTTACTTATTATAATAAACGACTTGAAAATAGAACATGAGGAGATTTCCATTAAGAGTGAAGAGGATAAAATTGACAAGTTTAATATAGATGATTTAGCTAAGTTAGCAAATGAATTTATAAATCACGTTGAAAATAAGCCAGTAGGCGAACAAAAAAGGATGCTCGAAAGATTGTTTTCTAAATTCTACGTTGATAAAAATGGAAACATCAAGTTGATGATTAAGGTAGGACTTACTGATGACTTGTTGAAAGAAGTTGAATCAAATGAGGATGACACGGATGTTATATCTTTTAGCCCTAGCGGCTCTCCTATGATTATAAAAGATATAAAATATGTCATTAACGCAATGGTTATTGAGTTCAATTACTACCAATATGTAGATAAATTAGCTAATTT